TCATGCCTCCCGTCGGGAGAGCACATCCAGCACTCCGAGGAGGCTCTGTGCCCCGCGGCGGGCCTCCAGCAGGCTCTCCGGAGTGGCCTGCTTGCGGTAGTCGTCCAGAGCCTTCGCCAGGCCGCTGCCGACACTGTCCGCCCAGTCGAGCACGTCCCCGGTCGGCAGCCGGTCCAGCCGCTTGGCGACCTTCCCACGGACCGGGTCGACCTTCTCCTCGGCCGCGCCGTCGGCGCCCTGCCAGAGTCCCTTCACAAAAGTCCAAGCGCGCACAGGACCTCGTACTCCTCTTCCATGTCGTCTGTCTTGCCGGCCACGACCCGGCGGGCCGCTTCCTTCTCTTCCGCGGTGTTCTCAGGTGAGGAGGGCATCGTCGACCTCGTCGAATCTGTGGGCGTGGTCGCGGATGTCGTCCGTGGAGAGGGCGTTCCCGTATCCCTGGAGGGCGGTGTAAAGGGCGTCGCTCTCATTGCGCCAGGTGTGGCGCCAGCGGCCGAGGACGATTCCTTTTCCCGGCCAGAACTTGATGATGACGGAATTGGATCGCCGGTAGGGCGGCTCGATCTCGTCGGTGGGCGCCCGGTGAATGAGGGGCGCCTCCGGTGTGAGGTTTACGGTGTGGGCGAAGAAAGGCCCCATGTCACGGGTTTCAGGCATGACATGGAGCCTATTCTCCGGCCGGCCGGAAATGGTAAATCAGTAGTTGCCTGTGGGCTCGTCGAGATCGTGCTCGGGAGCATAGGGGAAGTTGTTCAGGACGCGGTTGATTCCGCGGCCGGGAGACTTCCATCGGCGGAAGTTTCGCCAGACGTTCGGCGGGACGTTGTAGTAGCCGTATACCTGGCCGTTCCTGAATCGCACCCGTAGCGTCTGAGAATCCTTGTCGTAACCGGCGGCAAGAGTTCTCGGGCGCGGCGGATTGATGGAGGGGGTCGGCTGGTACGGGAGCAATTCGGAGTCGTCGCCATCCTTGGCCAGTTGGATGGCGTCGGACAGTTCCTCGGACATGACCCGGCGGGATCCGGGCTGCGGGGTTGGCGTAGGGCGGCGCGGCTGGGGGGTCTCTGCCTTGGGGACCTCGAACATGGATATCTGCTCGTAGTCGTTCAGGCGGGGGTTTCTGCTCGCGCGCCGTGGTCTGGGTGGCACTGTGTCTCCTTACAAAAACAGCCCCTGCCCCGGTGAGGGGAAGCAGGGGCTGTCGGTCCGGGTGATCAACCCCGGAGGGGTCAGGCCGGGACGTTGGCGACCGTGGAGACGGTGGCAGGGGCCGCAGAGCCCGCGCCAGGCGCCGTGGCGGTGCCCGCGTTGATGGTGCCCTCGTAGACGGCGGTGCCGGCGAGGCGGTCGTCGGCCTCCGGGCCGCCGGGGTGCTTGGCGGCCTCCTCCTGGCTCAGAACGACCAGGCCGGCGTTGGCCGTGGCCGGGTCGATGCCGGCGGCAACCTGGGCGGCCGGGTCGGGCAACTGGGCCTGGACGAAGACCTGGCCGGGGACGGCGTCGGTGTTCTCGAACTTCACGCCGGACTGGACGGTCCAGCCAAGGTTGGGGGCGTCCCAGTCGGACGAGCGGCCCGGGACCGGGGCGGGGACAGTGACCTGGTCGGCAGCGGCAGACTTAGCTGGCACGGTGTTCCTCTTTCGTACAGGGTCGGATTACCGGTTTTGCTGGACGGTCCAGCCCGGTTCCTGTACCGGCCCTTCTTCGTCCTCTACTTGATTATGAGGGCAGTCAGGTCCTGGATAGACATGCTGGCCGTCTACAAAAATGCAGCTCGATACATACACGCGGGGTCTCCTACAGGAACTGACTGCCTCGGTATTCGAGCCTAGCGGTATTTGCTCTCAAGGCTGTATTCAGGTGCTTTCCTGGCGGGCCTGGGCGAAGCCGGTGCGCAGGCGTACGAGCCGTACGCGGGTGGTGCGCAGGCGGTGCATGTGCTCGGGCGTTGAGCCGACCACCTTGGCGACCTCGGCGACGCAGCGGTCCACCAGGTCCTCCAGGTCGGCTATGTCGTCACGTCCGCGTGTCTGGGGCAGCAGGGGCATCACGGCCTCCTCCGGCGGGGCCGGGGGCCTCCGTCGCTCTGAAACAGGTCCAGTACGTCTTCCAGGACGTCGGTGACGGTGGCCTGTGTGGCGACACTGTCCCGGGTGGCCTGGACGAGGTCCTTGGCGGCGGAGACCATCTGCTCGGCGAGGGGGACGACCTTCTCGGTCAGGGCGCGGAGCCGCTTGTTCTCTTCGACCTCACGCCGGTATGCCTTGCCTGAGACGACGACTTCCGTGACGAACACGGCGAATATGAATGCCGCGATCGGGCCGAGGACCAGGGGGTTATCGACGGACAGCCCGCCCCCTCCTGATCCCGAAGCGAGAAAAAGAAACATCCCGGGTACCGTCCGTCGCTTTGGGGGTTGCGACTTTTAATGGTACCCGGGATGTTTCTCGCCCTATTAGGGCCGGGTATTAAGGCCCTTCTTGGCGAGGCGGCTCTTCAGCTTGACGAAAGCTACGTTGGCGGGGGTGAGCCCGCTGATTTCGGGGATCTGCCGTACCTTGTCCTCCTCGGTCCAGTTCTTCCGGGGCTTGTCCAGTGGGGGCGGGGTCCACTTGAGGTGGTTGCCCCCGGTGACCTCGACGGTCCAGCCTTGGCCGCGGGCGAGGTCGGCCAGCTTCTGGGTCTCCTTGTTGGTCCCCAGCTTGTTCCGGCCTCCACTTCCAGCAACTGCCTTGCCTCTGCTGGCCATTGAGTTCCTCCGATGCTGAGTAGTACTTGCTGACGTAGTAACTGTAAGGGCGTCAGGAACACCTTTTCAAGCGGATCCTACAAACCACTTTCGTGACCTAGGCCACATAGGGCGATCTGGCACTTGACGCACGCGCGCCTGACACTCTGTAAACGGGACACTGTACCGCTTAGCTGCTCGGGACAGCACGAAGCCCCGCCTGCCAGTCTGGCAAACGGGGCTCAATGTGTCAGCGGCCGGCCTCATGTCGCGGAAAACCCCGGCCACTGCCTCGGGGGAAAGCAGGTGGCCGGGGTTCCTTCACCCCTCGCCGCGTCAGGGGAGGCACGGCCAACTCATGAGGGGTGCTTCGGGACCGCCTACACGGGCGGATCGGCGCCCCGAAGTGGGAGCCCGTCCCGGCGGAGTGACGTGGGGGTTGGCACCGCCGGGACGGACAACTGTGAGGCGACGTCCTGGTCATGCCGGACGACCAGCCAGTAGTTCGTCGTGGTCTGCCGGAAGCCGCGGTGACCCGTGGCTCCCGCGTGTTTCAGGGCCGCTTCCTGGATCTGGTCGAAGGTCAGGCCCTCTCCTCCGCCGTTGGCCGTCCAGTCGCAGCCGGTGCACTCCATGTCCTCCATATCCCGCTCGGCCTGCGGGTCCAGCCCGATGGAGTGCTCGATGTAGCGCCATAACCGGAACGCTCCCATCACAGCCCCCAGCTTCCGGAGTTGCAGGCGCTGTCGTGGTTGCGCTTGGCCAGCTTCGGCCGCAGCTCCTCGGACGGGGTCGCCGGCCGGATGTCGGTCTTCTCCACCCACCGCTCGATACCCCCCGCGGGCGGCCGGAGCGCGACCCGGGAGGGTCCGACCTCCATGACCTCGAACACGTCGTCCCGGGTCTTGTCCCAGACGAGGGTGTGCTCCTTGGGCTCGAAGATCTCAGTCACTGACGACCCCCTTCCGGATCGCGTACGCCAGCTCCTCCGCGACGTCGGGACGGATCCGGCCGAGTTCGATCAGGGGGTTGCCGTGGATCACACTGACGTGGTCGAGGCCCAGGGACGGCAGGGTGACGTTCACCATCGCCAGCGCGTCCCGCAGCTTGACGAGCGCCGTGCGCGCCTCGCCCTCTGACCAGCTCGTAGGCGCGGGGGGCTTTGTCGTCTTCGTCGTCTCCGTCGTGTCACCCATCTGCCACTCCTCCGCTCGACGTTCACACGCTGTCCCCCCGAACAGGCGCCCCAAGACGTGCAGTTGCAGAACGCAGTGACGGGGCCACCACGCTCTGCTAGTAGCATCCTCTTGATCCGTCCGTCATGCAAGTGCATGAACCGAGCACGTGCACGGAAGAGTGATGGGTGTCCCGTAACCAAAGGGGGTGGCAGACTGTGCAGCAGTACCCGCAACCTGGGAGGTCACGTTGGCAGCCAGTCCGACCGTGCTGAGGCGCCGGCTCGGTGGAGAGCTGCGCAACTTGCGCCGGGCGAAGAACCTCTCCGCTGCGCAGGTTGCCAAGCAGCTCGGGTGGTCCGAGTCCAAGGTCAGCCGGATCGAAGGGGGCAAGTCCCCGCTGTCTGACCAGGATGCCAAACTTCTGCTGGCCGAGTACGGAGTTGACGATCCCGAGGAAGTCCGGCAGTTCATCGGACTGACCCGGCAGAGCCGGCAGAACGGCTGGTGGCACTCCTACGGGGACGCCCTGCCGGAGTGGTTCAAGCCGTACCTCGGCTTCGAGTCGGACGCCGCGTCGATCCTGGCGTGCCAGACCGAGCTGGTGCCCGGCCTGCTGCAAACCGAGCGTTACGCGCAGGCTGTGATCCGGGCCTTGGAGCCCGAACTTTCAGTCGACGAGGTGGAGGCTCGTGCAAGTGCACGGATCAAGCGCCAGGACGTCCTGACGTCGGGGCACCCGCCCCGGCTGTGGGCCATCCTCAACGAGGCAGTGGTCCGCCGGATCGTGGGCTCACCGGACGTCATGCGTGAGCAGCTTGTGTCGCTGGCGGATCGTGCTGAGACACTTCCGAACGTCACTGTTCAGGTACTCCCCTTCGACGCCGGGGCACACCAGTCGATGGGATACAGCTTCCTTGTCCTGTCCTTCGAGGACATCCCAGGATCCATCGTCTATTCGGAGGGGCCCACCAGCGCTACGTACCTGGACAAGGAATCGGACCTTCGCCGTCACGAAGACATTTTCCAGCGGCTGGTCGCTGCCTCGGAGCGGCCGGAGAAGTCCATCGCCATGATCAGATCCATCGCAGAGGAATACAGCCATGCAGGGTAACGACGACAAGCTGGTCTGGAAGAAGAGCAGCTTCAGCAACGGTGCCGGCGAGTGCGTCGAGGTCGCCGACACCGACGGCGCCCGCTATGTACGGGACTCCAAGGACACGGCGGGCCCGATCCTGGGCTTCCCCACGTCCGCCTGGGGTGCCTTCGTCGAGGGCGTCAAGGACGGTCAGTACAGCGCCTGAGCAAGCCGGAAGCCCCCGCCTCCACTGCTACTGGAGTCGGGGGCTTCCTTGTGTCTACATCCAGGTGAACGGGGACGCTAGAGCGTCCAGGACCGCGAGCCCGAGGCGGGCCAGGCCTTCGAGGAACGCGCCGTAGTCGCGGCGCTTGCGCTTCACAGCCATTCCCCGGTGATGGCGCCGTGGACGTCGGCCTCGCGGTAGGTGTCGGGCTTGAGGATCTTGCCGTCCTCGCGCCGGATCACCTCGCCGGCCGGCCCGACCTTGCTCATGTTCGAGCGATGGACCTCGGCGAAGACGGCCTCCAGGGGAATCTCCAGGAGGTCCGCGGTGCCGTAGACGACGTACAGCAGGTCCGCCAACTCCTTGGCCAGGGCCTCGTACCGGCGCGGCGCCTCGACGACGTGCAGGCCGGTGATGGTGGCCTCCGGGTGGGCCTCGAAGTGGTCGTCCATGATCTTCGTCTTGGCGTAGTTCAGCAGGGCCTCCAGGACCTCCTGCGCCTCCTCGGTGATCAGGGCGAACCGCAGGGCGATCAGTTCGTCCCTGCCGGCCGCGTCCCGCTCGATGAACTTCTTCTCCCCCACCGCCTGGTGCCACTGTCTCAGGGCTGCCATCGGGTGGTGGGGGCGGGTATTAAGCCACGTCTTCGCTGTCACTGTCTGGTGCTCCTCGCGTGAGGGGGTGGTGGTCAGAAGGTTTCCCGGAGGTCCCCGGGGTCCACGGCGAGCGGCAGGCGGCCGTCGTCGAAGAGGTGGATGCCGTTCAGGCTGTAGGCCAGGTCGCACAACTGGGCGCACTGGAGACGGTCCTGCCGGGCGATCCGGCCGGCGATCCAGTTGGACCAGACGCCGAAGAAGCGCAGGCCGAGGGCGGCGTCGTCGAGCCAGTTGTAGCCGATGCCCTTGCCGTTGTTGGCCTGGGCGAAGCCGAGGGCGGTCTCCCAGATAGCCAGCCGGGTCTCGTCGGGGATGACCTTGTCGCTGTTGTAGACGGCCTTCGGGTACATGGAGATGTGGCCGATGCGGGCGCCGCCCGGCTGCGCTTCGACGAGGAGTCCGCCGGGGCCGACGATGAAGGCGTGGTTGTACCGGGAGAAGGTCAGCAGCCGGATGCCCCAGCCGATGATGCCTCCGGTGGCGACGACGCCGATGGATCCGACAGGGGGCACGGGGCCGCTAGCCATGGTCTTCCTCCAGGGTGTACTTGCCGATGAAGTCGATCTGGAACAGGTCGGGTGCGCCCGCGGCCTTCTCCCGCCACTCCGTCACGTGGTACTCGCGGGAGTAGAAGTAGGTCTTGGGCTTCCAGCCGGTCCGGGCCCGCATCAGGACCCGGACCTTCCAGACCGCGTTGTCGCGGGCTGTCCTCACTCGGCGCCCCCGGAGGGGTAGGTATTAAGCAGGCTGAGGACGGGTGCCTCGGTCTCGATCTGCATGAAGGGCTCGGCCAACTGGACGGCGACCTGGGTGAAGGCGTCGCCGATCTGCTCGTAGACGCCGCCCATGCCCTCCAACTTGTCGGAGAAGGACAGCAGGCTGCTGACGACGTCCTTGATGGAGACGTAGTAGTCGCCGTCGTCATCGGTGAGGTAGCGGTAGGTGGCCTCGTGCTCGGAGGTGACCTCGGTGACGATGCTCAAGGGGTTCTCCAGGGTCGTGGTGGTGGGCTCAGAGCCAGATGCGGTGCTCACTGGTGACGCGTCCCTTCTCGGGGTGGATGAAGTGCAGGCGCTGGGAGGGGTCTCCCGTGGCCGCGACGAACTCGTGGGCGTAGATGTTGTCGCTCTCCGGGCTGCCGGTCATGAAGACGGAGCCGCCGTTGGCCAACTGCAACTGCATGGACTGGTGGTAGTGGCCGATGTACAGGTCCTTGAAGGCCGGCAGGACGCCGGAGGCCCACTGGTTGGCCTTCCGCAAAATTCCGTATGCCGGAATGTTGCCCCCGAAGGACTTGATCTCGTCGCCGTGGATGGCCATCGCCCTGTAGTTGCCGATGGTGAAGTGCTGGTACCAGTCCCCGCTCGTCTGGAACTTCGTCAGGCGCTCCTCGTCGGCCAGGCGCTCGCGGACGATGTTGTAGACCATGCGGTCGACGTTGTCGGAGGCCTTGATGCCGTCGGACTTCTTGCCCAGGCGGCCGTGGTTGCCGTACTCGGCGACGACCTCGACCTCCTCGTAGATCTGGAGGGCCTGCCGGATCGTCCAGAGCATCAGGTCGGAGACGTCGAACATCTGCTCATAGAGCGTGCCGTCGAGTTCCCAGACCTGGCCCGGGAAGATGGAGACACCCTCGACCATGTCTCCGGTGAAGAGCAAGACGCCCTTACGGACGGGGTGGTCGGCGCGCTGGATGTCGGTGATCTCGTGGGCCTTCTCCACGTACCGCATCACGCGGGTGCGCATGATGGTGCGGTCGTAGGTGAGGGTCTTCTTGCCGCCCTGCCAGTCGGTGAGGTGCCACAGGGCGACCTCGGCGGCCTTGGTGCGGCGGTCGGCCTTCGGCGGGGCCACGGGGGTCTGTCCTACGAACTGGGCGGCGTCCCGGGCGGCCTGGTAGACGGCCTGGATGTATTCGTCGCCGCGGGCCTTCGCCTTGCTGTAGTTCTGGAACAGGCGCCGGTTGTCGGCCGTGAGGGCGTCCACGCGTTCCCTCAGCGCCTCGTTCTCGGCCACTGCCTCGGCCGTGCCCTCCTCGGGCAGGGTATTAAGCCGCTTCGGCTCCTTGCCCGGCTCGACCAGGATGGCCTTCTTGTAGCCGTTGGCCTTGCGCCAGCGCCGTACAGCCGTCTCGGAGGTGTCGATCCCGTTGAAGATGAGGTCGTCCGCGGCGGCCTGGTGACCGACCTCGGGGTCCATGAGGATGTCGCGGACCCAGTCGATCTCGACGTGCTCGGTAAGGGCGCTCAAGGGGGTTCCTCTCGCAGGGGGTTGGTGGTTCCGGGCCTGTCGACCCGGCGTCCGCTTACGCTATATCCATTACGTCTTTCATGTCAACGTTCACTCCAGGAGTGAACGGGTTTCACTCTAGCAGTGAGCGCTCCTCCGGTGGTGGCCAGAGTGCAAGTTAGCAGGTCAGAGCAGGCCGAGGCCTATCCTGAAGTGCTTTGAAACGCGTAATGAAGAATGGGGGTGCGCTGTGATCTGGTACTGCGACCGCTGCAACGACTGGGGCATGTCCGACACCGAGGTGGACGCGGCCGTCGACAAGCAGCGGCACCTGAGTGCCCACCGCCGCGGCGGGCCGGCTCCCTCCCCGGCCGACGACGAGGCGCCGGAGCAGGTCACTGTCTGGACGGTCAAGCACGTGGCGTGGGGTATCACGGCCGGCCTGGGGCTACTGTCCGCCCACTGGCCGGCCCTGCTGGGGGTAACGACCGTGTGTGGTCTGCTCACGTTCGTCGTGACCGGCATCGGAGACGACTAAGCCCCGGCGACCATTCGGTTCACCGGGGCTCAGCCCTTTAACTACACCCATCCCAAGGTGTTGCTCCCCCACCTGGACTCGAACCAGGAACCTGACGGTTAACAGCCGTCTGCTCTGCCAATTGAGCTATGGAGGAACGGGGAAGTCTCGACCGCTCGCCACCCACCCGGAATTTACCGGCCTAAGCCTCGTCCGTCGGCCTTCCCTGCGTACCCAAGGTGGGACTCGAACCCACACGCCTTCCGGCACCGCTTTTGAGGCGGTTGACTGTGCCATTCGTCTACTCGGGCGGGGGCCGGAGGAACCTCGAAATTCCCTCCGGCCTTTCCTGCAATGGACCCTACTACACCGCGATCCGTCCGTAGTAAACGGACTTCGACCACGGGTGGTAGTAGTTGACACCCGCACCCGGGTGCTCCGACTCCAGCCACGTCGTGGAATTCACGTAGATGGCGACGTGGTAGACGCTGCCGGATCCGTCGTGGACGAAGACCAGGTCACCCTTCTGGGGCGAGCTGACCTTCTTGCTGGCGTGGTACTGGCTGGACGCGACCCGCGGGAGGGACTTCCCCAGAGCCTTGAACGTGGCGTACGTCAGGCCCGAGCAGTCCATTCCCTTGGTCGAGGAGCCGCCCCATACGTACGGGGTGCCGATGTACTTGGCGGCCTGGTTGACGATTCGCGTGCCCGACGAGGTCGAGCTGGTGGGCTTGGGCTTGGGCTTGGCCGGCGCGGGCGCTGAGCCGGCGGTCAGGTAGATCCTCTCGCCGGGGTAGATACGACTGGGGTTGGATATGTGATTGATGGACGCGAGGTGCTGATACGTCGTCCTGTGGGCCGATGCGATCCCGCTCAGGGTCTGTCCGCTCTTCACGGTCACGTAACTGGATTCCGCGTCCGCTACCGAAGCCGCGAGAGGGGAAAGGGCCAGTGCGCCCGCGAGAACGAGTCCAGCGATCCTCTTATTCATGATTGCACTCCGTACGCCTACGAGATTAGGTGACGGACTCGGGATAAGTGCTGCTCCCTACCACACAGGTTCTGCGGATTCGCCCCAGTAATGCGTTTCGGTCTCCCGCCCCTGTTCAGGGTTGATTGCAGTTTTTGTCCAGGAACAGGGCTCGGCGTCTGGACAAAGTGGCCCCCCTTGGAATCGCACCAAGATCTCCCGCTTTTCAGGCGGGCGCATTAACTTCCTCTGCCAAAGGGCCTTGAGTCTGGATGGCAGGATTCGAACCTGCGACCCCCTGCATCCAAAGCAGGCGCGCTACCGGGCTGCGCTACATCCAGAAGAAGACGTTCCGTAGAACACCTTTGAAGAACGTTGTACAACTTACCGTATCAGCACTATGGCTTGTCAAGCACATCGAGCAACTAACTGGACAACGTTGGGAAGGGTTCCCCGCTGGGTCTTACGCTGCAACTGGCGGTGAGGTACCAGGAGCTGCCCTAGCGGGCGGGGAACGCGCCGCGGCCCAGGCAGAATGCCTCGTGGACCGGGAGGACGAGCATGGGCAGGCTGGCGGAGGGGAGGTGGTTCCCCTGGGCCGGCTGTCGCTCGCTCATCTGCATGAGTCTTTTCTACACGATCACGATTACGTGTTTGTAATCGCAGGCCACTGCCCCCTCTCCTCGCGCGAGGCGGGGGGTAGGACACTGTTCTCGGGCGCGAAAAAGGGCCGGGGGACCTGTGGTCCTCCGACCCTCGCTGAGGCGGATGAAAGCTACTGGTGGGCCGCCTCGAACTCCTCGATCCAGGCCTTGGTCAGCCGGCCGGTGTCCGGCACGTCGTAGCCGCGCTCCTCGCGCAGCCACTGGCGGACGTCCTGAGCTGTGAATGCCTGGCCGCCCTTACCCTGGATGGCCTTGCGCACCTGTGTACCGACGCGCTTGCGGGCCGTGTGGGCGATGGACGTGTAGGGCTCCATGGCCTCCAGCATCTCGTCCTGGTGCTCCTGGCACAGGTCCGCCTCGTACCGGGTGGTACCGATCTGGAAGACCGTGGACTCGTCGTTGGGCACGTCCTGGCCACAGACCTCGGCCTTCCTGCCCCGCTTCACCTTGCGGTCGCAGAACTTTCTGACGCGCTCGCCCATGACTCCCTCAATCTCTCGACGACCCCGCACCGGAAGCAGCACGAGGCATGCCGACATACTGCTTCCGGATTACGCGTTCTGTCAAGCGTTTCGCAGGCAGTTCTTGACAACGACTACCTGAGAAGCGACTCGACGGGGCTCAGAACGTTGTGCACAACCTCCTGAACAGGGTTTTCGCGCTTCGGCCGGGCCCCGCCGGCCGGCATCTCCGGGGCAGCCCCGATCGGGCTGGGAGAGGGGAGTGTGCGCTTCTTCGCAGGGGCCGGTGACGGCGTCTTCGCCGTCGTCGAGTCGGTCCTCTTGGCGTCGGGCCTCTTGGCGTCGGTCTTCTTGGGCACGGACGCCCCCGAGAGTTTGCGGTGCCTGCCGACGTAGCTACTGGCCATGTGCGTGGCCGTCGCAGCGGTCGGCCGGGCATGTCGGGCGTAGTTGTCCCCGTCGGGCCGGGCCTCGAAGGGCTCGGTGACGATGTCGGCTGCTATGGAGGCCGACGTGGGGGCCGACGTGGGCTCTTCTGCCCAGCCTCCCGCCAGGTCAGGGTGGTCCAGTCCGGGCCGGCGGTTTTGCGCGTGCTCGTCCAGGGAGGCTTCGGCGACCATGCCCAGGAGCAGCGGCGCCACGGTGGCTGCCACGGTCAGTACGGCACGACGGAAGCCCTTGGGGCGGAAGGTCTTGCGGCGGCGTGCGGTAGGAGTGGGTTCAGGTGCCAGGTCCTCCCACACTTCTTCCTCGTCCGCGGGGAACCAGTAGGTGAACGCCTGCTGCTCGGCGTCCCAGCCCATGCACAGTTCCCCGGCGTCCACCATGGCGGACAGCTCGTCCTTGACCTCTTGGATGGTCGGGAACTCCGCGTCGTCGAGGCCGTAGAAGTCGGGGAGCGCTTCCTCGTGCGGTACGTCTTCCTTGTCACGCACGTACGGGACGTTGTCGACGCCGGGTGTGTGCGTGCTCCCCGCATGAAGGCGACGCAGCTCCCGGACGTCCTGCTCTCCCGTGTCCTGGCCGTCGCGCCTGGTTGTGTTCATGGCCCTGGTTAACCCCTCCAACAACGCGCTCCCTGATGTGAGGGTGGAGCGCGTGAAGACACATGGTGCTGGCCAAATCCCCTTCACGGAGCCGAGTTTCAAGTCCTTGCCTGACGCAAAGAGCGCGGGGATCGACTGTGAAGAACTAATGGATGGCCTGTGCACGGAACTTAGCATCGGAAGATGAACGCGAACAGCCCCGACGGTCCTTACGCAACAGCGTTTCTTTGCTCTTCCTTGACTTTCAGGTACTTAAAAGTTCATCTACGCGCGCTGATCTTTACCGTTACTTGAGGTAACTGCCCGAAATGGGCACTTCAACGCTGTGTTGAAGTGACGGGGATCACAGGTTTACTTACGGAGTCGTAGGGCGTGAATTGTCAAGCTACTAGCGGGTACTACTTGCCCCCGCCTCAAAATCTGAGACGGGGGCGTAGTTATTGAGAGCAAACTCAGAAGTTTCCGGGCGCCACCTGGAGGACACGCAAGCCGAGATTGCGCCACATGTCGACGACCTGGTCGCGGTCGTCCAGGACCAGCCACACGTTGTAGCGTCCCAGGATCTCCTGTCGGTAGATCTCCTCCTTCACGATCGAGTCCTTGCGCATGTCGTACTCGGAGCGCATCAGCAGCGGGGACAGGCTCGTCCAGTCACCCACGTGCTGCGTCAGCCAGGACCGGGTCCGCTTGTAGGCCCGAGCGTCACGGCCGGAGACGAAGACGATCTCGGCGCCCGCGTCCCGCAGGGTGTTCACCAGGTCGACGACGTCCTGGTGCGCGTCGTCCTCGTCCACGCGGTCCCAGTCGAAGGGGCTGCGGTCGGCCATCTTGGCCAGCGTGCCGTCGAGGTCCACCAGGACGGCGTGCGGCCGGCCGTGGAGGTACTCCGGAGGGTCGGCAGGCTTGGGGGCCAGGTACTTCTCGTACATGTCCCTGATGACCTTCTCGCCGACGCTCTTCTCCCGCTTCAGGTCGCGGCGGACGCAGGTATTAAGCGAGACGTCGGTGAAGTCCTTGACGAAGAACCGCGCCCCCTTGCCCTCCGCGATGCGGGCCAGCCGCTCCTCGTGGGCCGGGTTGAGGTTGGTGTCCGCGACGATCACGGAGACCCCCTGGAGCAGGAACATCTCCACCATCGTGTCGCGGGCCTTGACGATCTGCCGCTCGTGCTTGCCGTGGAAGCGGTCGGCGTGCAGCATCGCCCGCAGGTCGTCCTTGCAGACGATGACGACCGAGCCCGGGATGGCCTTGAGCACCTGCTCCCGGGCCCAGGTGGTCTTCCCCGAGCCCGGCAGGCCCTTGGTCATGGTCAGGGTGGTCACAGGCTTCTCCTTCGTGGTGGGACGGCAGCACAGGCACTTCACGGTCACTGGCAGCACCCGTCGCAGCCGTGGACCTCGGCGACCAGGTACTCCCACCTGCCGACGTAGATCCGCTTGTATTCGAGGTCGTCTGGGTCGGGGTGACCGAACCCGTGGGGACAGATCCGCTCGGTGAGCGTCTTGTCCGGCCGGAAGTTCTGCGGCCACTCGCGCATGTGGTGCTCGGAGGGGTTGTGGATGCAGCAGTGCCGGCCCAGGCAGTCCTTACGGGGGTGGGCGAGCAGCTTCTGCCCGCCCACCAGCTCCGCTTCCTCGAACCACCCGCCGAAGTCGTCGGGCTCCATCAGGCGGCGTCCTCCGACGGCGTCCAGAACGGCTTCTCGAACTCCGGGCGCACCCGCTTCCAGACGTCCGCGGTGATGTCGTGGCCGTCGTAGAGACGGAACAGCAGGCCCGGGTACGGCGTCGTCTGGGCCTGGAGCGCGAACTCCTTGCGCCGCTTCTTGCCGTCCGTCTCCGGCCGGCGCAGGCGCCTGACGATGTACTCGTAGTCGTCGAGGACGGCCGCATGCTCGCGGTCGAAGTCGGCCTCCAGCCGGTGCACCTGCTGGTGGACCCAGGAGTAGAACTCGTCCGGCACGTGGTCGATGAACTCCCCGATGCCCTGGCCCGCGGCCAGCGCTTCCCACACCGACAGCGTGGAGACGTTCGTCAGGATCCGGTGCAGGCGCTTGTACTCGTCGTACTTGAACTTCACCCGCAGGTCGTTGTGCGGGAAGCGCACGACGAAGCCTTCGGCGTTCTTATCCGGCCAGTTCTCTACCTTCGCCAGGACCTCTCCCAGCGACTTGTAGTGCACCGGCTGGTTGACCGGGCCGGGCCAGTCGTAGTCGCCGTGGGCCAGCGTGAGGCCGGTCGCGGTGTTGATCACCGCGAGCAGGACCAGGTCGTCCAGGTCCTTGTAGTCGACGACGACGCGGTTGGCCGGGTAGACGATCTCGAAGAGGTACGTCAGGCCCAGGATCGGCTCGAAGGTCGGGTACCGCTCGGTGAGGATCCGGTTGGCGTGCTCGGCCTGCGGGGAGGTGAAGGAGCCCCGCGTCGCGATGCGGAACTCCCCGGTATTAAGCGTGTAGCCGACTCCCAGCGAGCCGTCCCACTTCTTGAAGGTCTCCACCTCGTGGTGCATCAGGTCGGCCTGGTCGGCGTGGTTCAACTGCTCGTAGTTGAAGAACTTCTGGAACGGCCGGGAGACGATCTTCTCCGTCTTGGAGTCGATGATCAGTCCGCGGGTCTGCTTGGTGACCTCGTTCCAGGCGCCCTCGTACTGGGTCTGGTTCGTGTAGTTGAAGATGACGCGGCTGCCGTCCGGGCTGGTCTGCGTCCGGACGTACCCCTTACCGAGGTTGTCGAGCAGGTCCTTGGGCTTGAACAGGTCGTACAGGTGCGCCATGTGCGCTCTCCTCGGTGTGTGGTTGTGGGGTGTGTCAGAGACGCTGGTCGAGGGCCGTGACGATGCGCTCGGCGAACTGCTCGTAGAAGGAGTCCGGGAGGGCGTGCACGGCCCACCACTTCTTGGACTCCGCGGCGACGATCTCTACGGCCGCGCGGCGCTTCTCTCCCTGGCGCCGGAGCCAGTCCTGGCTCGCACTCTCGTGGGGGATGGCCAGGTGGCCGAGGTTCATGGTGGGGCGGTCGTCCTGCTTCGCGGTCATGTTCAGCCCTTCTTCGCGGCCTTCTTGGCCTTGCGCTTGTGCTTGTTCTTCTTCGCGGCCCGCCGGTCGCGCTTGTTGAGGTCCTGCTCGACGTCGCTCAGCGCCTCGTCCAGCTTCTGGACGAAGAGGAGGACGGCGCCCTTGAGCCGGTCGGCCTTGGCGCGGGCGTTCTCCAGGTCCTTGCGGAGCTGGTCGCGATCGTCCTGCGAGGTAGTCCCGCCGTAGACACCGAAGTCGAGCGTCACGCTGCGGGAGCAGTCCTGGATCTGGAGGGAGGCCCCGAAGTCCAGGTAGGTGTCGCTCTCGTCCCCGTCGGTGATCTCCGCCAGCACCGCGCCGAGCCCGTGGTGGCCCTGGTTGTTCAGGAACTCGCGGATGTAGAGGCGGCGCTGCTCGTCGGTGATGGCGGTCATTCGGTGCTCCTCGTTGCTGCGGTTCTCGGTGGTCCTGGAGTGGCCCCGACACAGAGAAACCTATAACGAGAAACGCGTAATGGAAAGGCGTAATCAGAAACGCGTTCAACGGAACCTGTATGGCCTGCGTCACACTCTCGTGGGGTTGTGCGGGCATGCGAAGACCCCCCGCCGCAGCAGGGGGTCTTCGCAGGTCAGGTCAGTGTCCAGACGCCACCAGAAGGGCGTGCCCGACGTAGACGGCCGCCGCTGCGTCCACCAGCAGGGCCGCGATCCAGACGCCGTCAGGGACGTCCCGAAGCCACTTCACTCAAATCCTCCGCACGTAGTTGATGAAGTCCTGGAGGCGGTCGGTCCTCGGCTGCGCCGGCAGGATGCCGAGCCGGTCGTTGAAGGTGTCGAACGCCTTCCAGAACTCCTTCTCGATCTGGTCGGCCGACATCTCGTCGAACGCCCAGTAGAAGTCGGGGTCCGGCACGCGGACCGTGAGCGTGCCGTACTCCAGCAGTTGCTGGCCCTGGCGCAGCAGCCGGAAGCAGTGCCGGGCGTGCTTGGCCACCCGCTTCTGCCTGGCCTCGTTGGCCAGCTCCTGCTTGATCCGCTTGATCTGCCCCATGGCGTACCCGCCGTACGCCGAGCGCACATAGGGCTCAGAGAGGAAGTCCTCGCGGATGTCGACCAGCCACTCCCCCTCCCACGACTGCTCCTCGTAGGACTCCAGGTAGAGCAGGTCCATGATCGTCGGGTTGCACTTCAGCGCGAGGTTCACGTACTTGCCGACCTCGTGCAGCGTGACGTCCGGATCCTTCGAGACCAGCGAGTCCTTGTGGACGGCGCCGATGCGGAAGAACTCCGGAGTCGGACGGACGAAGATGCCCAGCCGGTCGATGTCCGAGCCGGGCCGAGCAAGGCCGAAGGCAGTGCTGCCCACGACCCCGCTCAGCAGGATGTTCGGCGTCGCCATCAGAACCAGTAGGCCAGCGACGGGTCGTCGTAGCCGTCTTCCTCGTAGGCCTGCGCACGCCCCTCGTACGTCGCCAGCGCCTCCTCGACGGCCCGCCCCCACGGCATGCCGGCGTCCTGCTCGGACTGCGCGATCTCCAGCAGCGCCTGGGTGTCGTTGTCGACCTTCACCACGCCCTGGTCGTTCAGGGCCTCGATGTTGGCGTAGGTGTTGACCTCCTGGCCCGCCAGGTCGTCGTAGGTGACGCCCTTGTAGGCCAGCACCTGGCCGACGATGCAGGACGGCGCCTTCGTCTTCGGGTCGAAGTACGCACACAGGGACTGCTCGTCGATCGTGAGCATCTGGTACGTGTAGCCGGCGCCACGCTCCTCGACCGCACGGGCCAGGAGGGACTTCGCCTCGTCCAGGGTGATCTCGACGGCCGCCGGGGCCGTCACGGTATTAAGCGACATGGTGGGTGCTCCTCGGGTCAGTGGGTGAAGGAGAACAGGATCAGGTAGACGACGGCAAAGCCGACGGCCCACGCAGCGCCCTCGATCAGCGTGCGTACCGCGGACTCGCGCAGCACCTGCTTGAAGGGCTTCTCCGGCTCCGCGGCGTGCTTGGGCTCGTTCAGGTCGGTCATGGTGTTCCTCTCAGGAGCAGTCGAACTCGGGGCCCTCGAAGGACTCCAGGTCGTTGATCTCGTCGATGATGATGAGGTCGGTGTCGATCCCCATGTAGGCCAGCAGCGATTCCAGGCTCACAGGCCCAGCACCTCCTTCAGGCGCTCGCCGAACTCCTTGACGGTCCGCTCGCGCAGCTCGTCCAGGGACAGGTAGTGGCCCCAGTCGTCCGGCTCGTTGTCGTCGCCGGTCCGGCGAACCAGTTCCACGTCGCCGATGGAGATGACGACCTCGAACTCGTTGTAGCCGCCGTACCCACGGACGGCACCGCTCTTCCAGTGCTCGCTCGCGACGACCTGGATCAGCGGGGTCGGGATCTCGATCTCCCAGGTGTGAGACACAGTTCCTCCAGGGTTGAGACGGGGCCCGACTCATGCCGAGCCCCGTCGGGATGTCACAGAGACGCCGGGTCGAAGAGGTTGCCCAGCTTGGGATCCTTCACGACCGGCGTGAGCTGCCCACGGTCGACGCGGGTGCCGACCGTGCTCCGGCTGATGCCCAGCCGGTCCGCCACCTCCGCCGTGGTGAGCAGCTTCCTCGGCTCCTCCGGCTCCCGTGTCTCAACGCTGTCTCGTCGCTGTCCCAGCACTCCCGCCAGCCGGTGGAAGGTGAGTGCGGCCAGGTGCGTGCCGAGGGCGATACAGACGGTCGGCGCGGCCGACGCGAGGATCACGTGTCCCCACGTCGTGGCGTCCGACTGCCCGGTCACACCCGCGTACGCGGAGCCGTGAGCAACGTTGAGCACGAGTGAGATAGCGGTGAGCCCGACCACCGTGCCGATCGCCCACCGGTATCCCGGGGAGCCGACCAGCGCGAGGGAGGCCACCACCGCCAGACCGTCCAGCCCGTCGATGACCAGGGGGTAGAACTCCCTGACCTCGTGCAGGCCGATGCCGTCCGCGGTGTCTCGGAGGGGCACCCAGCTCACCCGCATACCGACCAGCGCCACGAACGCCAGCGCCACCAGGATCGTGGAGAACCCGATGACCAGACCGGTCGCGTGCAGGCCGCCCAGCGGGCGAGAAGGGGGTGAGACAGGCTCTGTCTCAGGCTTGCTCGCGCGTCTTGCGCGCCAGCTCTGGATAGGGTTGAGGAGTCCCATCGGAGAGTTGCACCTCTCGGTGGTGGGACAGGTGCCCGGTGGGACGCCGCCCGCCGGGCACCCGAATACCCGGACTAGGTATTAAGGCGTCTCACGCCAATCTCCAGGTGGTAGGACCGGCCCGGCCCGCCGACTCCTTCGCTGTCGACGGACCGGACCGGAGACTGAGCTAGCCCTTGTCGGCGCACTTGGCGCCGTTGGGGCACTCCTCGCGGGGGAAGCCGTCTCCGCACAGGCTCGGGTCGATACCGATGCCGGCACCCAGCTCACCCAGTTCGAGCGGGCCTTCCTGGTGCGCCCAGGCATCCGTGGGGTTCTCGTGCATCACTTGCCCTCCGCCGCCAGCTCGTCCCAGATGTTCGCCCAGGCCGTCCGGTTCACCTGCTGGAGGTGCTGCTGCCGGATGAAGTACTCCGGGTTCAGCGAGCGGTTCTCCAGCAGGCCGTCCTGCGTGCGGATGTCCCCGCGCCAGCTCCCGGAGTTGGTCCGCTCGATCGCGACCACGACGGCCGGCACCAGGCTGTACCCGTCCGGCATGTAGGCGATGCGCGCTCCGACCGGGAGCGGTGCCTTCTGCTGCTGGCTCACACGAACCCCTCACGCTTCCTGTTACGGCTTCGTACTTACGTCTTCCGAAGCAGTAAGAGGAATCTATCCGAGCAACTAGGTACCGTCAAGCGGTTTCGACAGACCACTTTAAAACGCGTAACACAAAGGGCCCCCACCCGGTCTCCCAGGCAGGGGCCCTCCGCGGGCGTACGTCAGTGGTTCCAATAGATCAGGTACCCGACCATGAGCAGGAAGACCACGGTGCCCAGCGGCCCGGTCCCCTTCCTCCTACGCCTCCGCCGAGTACTGAACCCCACACCGACCGGCCCGATTCGCGTACCGATACGCATCTCAGACCTCTTCCCTGTCGTCGATCAGGCGCTTACGAAGGTCCATCGCCAGCACGTTCGCAGCCGTGCGCAGCGTCTCCTCCATGCGCTTGTAGTCCTTCTCCTGCGTGCTCTCGTAGGACCGCTGCGCCGCGGCGGCGCTGGCACGCAGCTCCTGGATCGCCCAGGCCGCACCTTCCGCGTACTTCTGGCGGAGCATCCCCCTGACGGTGGCGTTGACGCGCTCCATACCGACCGGAGTGTTGTCGGAGATGGCGTCGAACTCCTCCTTCAGCATCCGGACCGTGGCGTTCTCGGCCGGCTCCTCGACCTTCGACTCCTCCGGCTTGCTCTCGCCCCGCCCCTTGTCGGTCAGGTAGAACTCCCCGTCGGCCGCCAGCTCCGCCAGCCCCAGCATCTCCATCGCCTGAAGCACCCGTCGGTGCACGTTGACGAACATGCCGGCCGGGTGCTTCTTCGCCCGCTCGATCGCCTCGGCCCGGTTCGTCGTCATCTCTTCAGCCATCATCAAATCCTCCCCGCCGTAGTTAAATGCTCGAAATTGGGCCGGTGGGCCTACTCGGCGCTCCGCGCCTGCCCCAAAGCCTCGCGACCCTTGTCCGTCAGGTCCATGAGCTGACCGCGGAGCCCGACCAGCTCCTGCTCGACCAGCCACGCCAGCAGCGTCATGCTCCGCTTGTGCGTGGCCGTCAGCGGCGCCGGCCCGGTCGTCTCCAGCAGCGTCAGCGTCTTGTACGCACCCTCACCCAGGTGTACGGCGCTCCGCGCCTGCCCCGAATCCGTCACTTCGCCTGTCCCTTCTCGATCAACAGCTCGACCAGGTCGGCCAGCGTCTTCTTGCCGTCCTCGCGCGGCACCGTACGCAGCGGCGGGGGCGTCACCACCATCCGGCCGGTCACCGACACGTCCAACGTCCGCGGCGGGAACCGCCGGGCCTCCGCCCCGACCGCGCCGTAGTAGTCGCGGAACGTGCGCGCCTTCCACGCCCGGCGCAGCACCTTGTCCTCGATCTCGCGGTAGTCGACCTGCTCGCTCACTTTCCCCCCTCGATCTTGCTGCCCATGACCGGCGTCCAGCTCCTGACGTACTTCGTCCTGGGGGCGACCTCGACCGCCTTGCGGTTCGCCTCCTGCAAGTCGCCGGCCTCGACCTCGACCCGCGCGCTGGCGTGACCGTGCAGGAACACCACGTACTTCGCCACAACTCCTCCTACGCCGTTCTCAATTACGCGTTAACACTACGGGTTCGTACCCCTGTTGTCTAGCGATTCACGCGAACCGCTTTCGTTGCCCGGAACCACCGGCTCCGCTTACTGTACGAACCATGCGCAACCTGTCCGACGCTTTGTTGTGGCGTGGCACCAAGGCCGACGCCGTCCGCGAGTCCCGTAAGTACGTGGCGACCGCCCGCCGCATGGGCTACGACGTCGTCGTGCACGGCACGCTCCGCAGGTACGGCAAGTCCATATACGAGGAGCGTCCCTACGGCGTCTTCCTCGAACCCCGCACGTAGCCCCCGAACTACCGCAGCCGGCTGTCCATGTGCTTGCAGCGCCCGCGCCCCTGCCGCAGGGTGTCGATGCTCGGCCGGCGCTCCGACCCGCACTCGACGCACCGCGAGCGCCACGGCTTACGGACCATCCCCGGGAACGGGTCCAGCGGCTCATAGCCGGCCGCGCGCAGCTCCGCCTCCGCCTGCTTGCGCTTCTCCACACACGAGCAGGGGCCCCGGCCCTTCACGTTCGCCAGCCGGACACGTCGCGGCTTCTTGCACTCGACGCAGCGCATCAGCCACGGCGTATCACGCCTGCCCGGGTACTCCTCCAAAGGCTCGAAACCCAGGGCCAGCAGCTCCTCGACGGCAGCCTTCGGCGTCGTCCGCACGTGGTTGCAACGCTGCCCCGTCCGCACCTTGTTCAGGTTGAGCGTCCACTCGTACCCGCAGGTCGAGCAGCGCACCTTCCACAACTCCCGGACGTGCATCGGGTACGGCTCCAGCGGCTCGTACCCCGCAGCGCGCAGGTCTGCCTCCGCCTCTTCGGCTGTAATCTGCGGTCCCACCACCATCGACGGCCCCCTCTCATTGGATCACCGACGTTATCGGTAGTCACTCAGTTGCACAACCTCCCTGGTCAGCTCGCCGGCCTCGACCTCGGCGACCTAGCGCTACCACCCAATCCACGGACTGGTGCACCGCTCCGCAGACCACTTCAGCCCGTCGACCAGCTCGACCATCCGAGGGTCGTCCAGTTCTGCATCTCCGACCAGTCGCTCGACTGCATCAGCGATGCGCGCCAGCCGGTCCCGGCCGGCCGACCACTCCGCGTACTCCTCGTCATCCGGGTCAGCCGGCCACAGCAGTTCAGGAACCAGGAAGTTCCCGTCCGCTCGCTCACCCAATTCCCCGTCTCGCTCCAGCCACGACGCCAGGTGTTCGAGGTCCCTGTCCCCCGTCTCCCGCAACCTGGGCGCGAGCGACCGCCGGAACCAGTACGTCCCCCAGATGCTGTCTGGTGCGCCGGCCTCTTCCCCGAAGTGCACTGCCTTCGACACGCCCTCACCTGCTCCCGCTCGCGGACCAGCCAGCGTAGTCTTCAGTGACAGCCGCTTGATAACCCCCAAATCCCCGAGTTCCCGCCACTGTGTCACTGTCCCCATCTGCAACTCGTCGCGCTGCGCGGCTGTCTAGGCCCTTTGCTTTCGCAAATGTTTGCTTAAGGGTAGGGGGGGCAAATTCTGCAAATTCCTTGGATCATATTGACAGCCGGCTTGTCAACCCCCTGAGCCGACGAATTCCAAGCCTCGCGCTTCCGTGCGGTATCTGCACCCTTCCCCAGGGCGTGAGCTGCGCCACACATGGCCGCTAAGCACGTCGTCGCCGGCCTGTCAACCCCCGAGCGCTGCAAATATCAGCCCCCTAAATCGACAAAATGCAAACAGGCCACTGCCGAGATTCGGGGAATTGCAAAGCTGCAAATAGGCCCCGAGATACCAGGGTGAGCAAACACGCTGTAGCAACTCAGCAAATGGCGAGTTACGCGGCTTTGACTGGCGACCGCATGGCCGTGTGTGTGGTGGTGCTGTGTCCCTGGGAGTGGTCAGCAGTGGGGGAGCCTTCCCCTGGCCCCGGATTGCGTGGACGTCGTCGGCGACCTGGACCACGGGCGGCCGTACGTTAAGCCGTTGACGTACTGGCGTGGGGGATGACGTACGCCTCTTGTGCGGCCGCGGTGGTGCGCTCCCCCTGGCCCCGAATTGGCGGCCCTGGACGAGGGGGCGCAGGGTGGCCGTATGGGGCTCGCGATGTCGTGGGGGTCGGACTGGGCCGGGCTGGCTTACAGCAGTGACCTAGGGGATGTGGACGGGGCTCTAGGCGCGCTGCGCTCCTCCTGCCGCCGCTCCCTGGCCCACCTGTCGCCAGCGTGGCGGGGGGCGGTGCTCAAGCGGTCGTGTGGGGAGCTAGACGCGCGCATGACCACGGAGGGACGGGCGGCCGTGGAGGCGGGGCGGCCCTGGGAAGCCACCAGCGGGCCTCTCTGGGTCCGTCTTACCCCTCACTGAACCAGGACAGCAGAAAGCCCCCCACCGGCCCGGAGAAGGGCGGCGAGGGGCGTTCGTGGGGCTGCTGTGTCTAGCGGCCGGACGTCCGGAGGAACGCGGCGCCAGCGCGGCCGGTGCTGACGCGCGCCGGGTCGGCGAAGCGGGCGCGCTGGGCGCGGTAGGCGCGGACGGTGGCGCGGGCGGTGCGGATCATGGTCTGTGTCTCCTGTCGTTGGGTGGGGGTCGGTCAGGCGTCGCGGTCGTCGGTCTGGTGGGCGTAGCGCTCCACCACCGGGCGCCGCTTCACTCCGGCGAGAGACTCAGTCCAGACAACCCACGTCGTGGCCTGGACGACGGACGGCAGCACCTCCAGCCGGGCGGCTGCGTTGCGGTAGGCGAGCGACAGAACGGCGTAACGGCCCTTGCTGCCCAGTCCCCGGTCACGGTCACCCCAGGGGCTGCCCACGGCGACATCGTGCGCGTGGCGGTCGATGCAGACGGCTTCGGCGTCGGACGGGTCGAGAATGCAGCGGTAAAAATTCCCGGTCTTGGCATCCATCGGCAGGACCTCCGCCGGGTCGGTGCCGGACAGGATCTTTGCGACCTTGGCCAGGTTGTCCCCGGTGTGGCCGTGGGGGTTACCGGCGAATGCGTCGCGGGCAAGGCGCTGGTTTATGTCCCATGCCTTATTGGCGCTCAGTGCGGCGATCACTCCCGCTCCCGCGCGCGTGTTTCCCTCGGAGAGGAATTCGGCGAGTTCGTGAGCGGTGACATACCAATTGGCGCCGCGCTGCTTTTGGTCATCGGTGGCGCGGTTGAACACGGAAACGATGTTGGCGACGTAGCGGCGACGGGTGGAGTCGGAAGGCTTGCAGGGGATCATGAACGGGGCTCCCTGGCGTGGGGCGGTTGGTTGGGTGGTGTAGGGCCCGGGGGTCGCTCCCCCGGGCCCGTGGGGGGTGTGTCTGACGGCGTCTCAGCCGGCGAGGCCCTGGGAGGCGTGCATCTTGGCGGCCTGCTTCAGGGCGGCGCGGTAGTCGGCCATGGACGCCGGGCGGACCGCTTCGAAGTCGCGCGCCCACTTCGGCAGGATGGCGACCTTCTGCGCCTGGAATTCACCGCCGTTGGCGATCATCGCGTGATTCTGTCCACGGGTTTCGGTGGCCAGCGCCTTACGGGCGAGGGGCGAGAACATAAGCGCGTGCTTGCGGTACGCGGCCTCTTCCCCGTGGCGGTCGACACCGCGCCCGGTGCCGCAGTGGCCGAAGATGTCGTGCACCGCGCGGAAGGCGTCGTTTTCGTCGTCACTGAAGAAGAAGTGCGAGCCGGTGACGGCGGTGGACAGAACGCGCATGCGGCCGTTGGCGACGTCATCGAAGAAAGCGCGGGTGCCGCCCGGCTGGGTGACGTCGTACGGGTCGGCGTCCTCAACGCTCACCGTGATGCCGAGACCGCCGCGCGACGCGGGGGCGGTGACGAACTCAAGCTGTCGCATCACCTCTTCGCGCATGGCCTTCCAGGCGGCCGGGGCGCCGTTGTCGATGAACGGCAGTTCCATGTAAGCCGCGCCGATCTTGGCGACGGCGTCCGGGGTCACCACTACGCGGGAGTAGTCCCAGTGGTCACGGGTCGGCAGGCCGTTACGGGCGGCGAACCGACGGGCCCCCTCGACGACGGAGGCGACCGGCGAGACGGACAGGGCGGGGATGTTGGCAGTACGCATTTCGAAACTCCCTGGTTTGGGGGTGGGTTGGTGGTGGTGTGGGGTGTGGTGCTGAGGGGTGGCTAGGCGATGGGGCGGCGGCCCTGGGTGGCGTAGCTGTGGAAGCTGCACAGGCGCTCAGGGCGGCCGTACGCGGTCCCGATGAAGCGGGGGCGCTCCTCGCACTCGACGCGCTCACAGCGGCTCACCTGGTCCGTGCTGGCGTCCCGGTAAGTGGGCACGGCGCGGGCAGCGTCCAGGAAGTGAGCGACGCGGGAGGGGTCACCGTTGGGGACGTGCGCGTATTCGATGCGCTCGGCGTCCGCGGTGGTGACGTAGACCGAGACGGGCGCGGGGGCGGCCTCGGCGCGAATGCGCGCGTTGCGAATGACCTCGTCGGCGTAGTCGTGCGCTGCGGCGTAGTCCTTACCGAGGGCACGGCCCTTTTCAAAGGCGGCGTTCCACGCGGCCTCGGCCGGGGCGCCAGCCACGTGCACGACGGTGCGCGTGTCGGTCCAGTTGCGGCCGGTCGTCTCGAAGTGCTCCGGGCGGCGGTCAATGCGGATCACTTCACCGGCGCCGGTCGTGTCGACGATGCCCCGGCAGTACCGTTCGGCGGAACCGTCGGTGTGGGCAAACTCGGCATCGGCGTACGGGCCCCAGACGCGCCCGGCGTGGTCACGGTAGCTCCACAGGGTGCGGTATTCGCGGGCCAGGGCCCAACCCTCCGCGTACTGACGCACGAACGGGATCACGTCGCCGGAGGTCTTGACGAAGGCGGGCATGTCGCCGTCGTAGATGATCTCTCCGCCCACGTAGACGTAAAGGTCCTGGCCGCCGTTCTCCACCACGGCGGAGACGCGGCGCCCGTCGCGGTACATCGGGCAGGCCGCGCGCCAGGTCTTGGCGCCTTCCTCGGCCGGGTAGTAGGTGCCATCCTCCGGGCGGTGCTTTTCCTGCTCAGCAGCCAACGCGGCTTCCTCAGCTTCGGCGGCGACCATGGCGGCGATCAGGTCAAGGCGCGGGAGGTAGTCCAGCTCCGTGATGGCCCGGACGTTCTCCCCGGCGCGGGTGAGTACGTGCTGACCCTCGATCTCCTCGGCCAGGCCCAGGCGGACCAGGGCGGCGCAGGTGTTGGGGCGGGCGTCCACGACGCGCAGGCCGCGCAGTGCGTCCACGGGGCGCAGCAGCTCTTCCGGCAGCTCGTCCGCGTTGCGCAGGGCCAGGGCCTGGGGGCGGGTGATCGTCTTGGCGCTCATGTCGTGCGTTCCTTCCGTGTGCTCGGCGCCGTGTGCGTCGAGCGGAAGGCCGACTATCCAGGGCGCATTACGTGTTGTCAAGCGTACTCAGGAAATCGCTTTTCAACCCTTGAAAACCGCAGGTAGAAGGCGTTTCATGGAACACGTAAGGCCCCCACCGGCCAGCAGGACGCGGTGGGGGCCTTTTTTCATGCCCGCGGACCCGGCGAAGGCCCAGGTCAGCGGGGGTGTGGCAGCCGGCGGAGCCGGTGAACGGCGCGGCGAGCGCTGAGCCCGACGGCCAGCGAGGCCGGCGACGGCCAGCGGAGCCGGCGAGGGGCTGGCCAGCGTCCGCGGCCGGCGGGCCCGGGAGGGGCGCGGCGGGGGCGCGGGCGGGGAGCGAGGGCGCGGGCGGGGGCGCCCCCGCGAGGGGCGAAAATCCGATCCAGGAACCAGGAGATATCTACGCGCGAAATCCGATCGTGCGCGCGAAGAAAATCCGATTTGGTCCGTCGCGGATTTCCGATTCGGTCCGCCGAGTATTTCCGATCTGGATGCGGCGGGATGTCCGATCCTGCCAGGTCAGAACTGCAACTTGCCGTGCTTGTTGATCCAGTTGAGGACCTTCACGGTCCCCCGGATCGGGTTCCAGCACGTGAAGCAGAGCGCTTCCTGCGCGCCGTCGTCATGCCGGACGAGCTGGCCGGGGTGATCGTTGCCGCAGCGGTCGCAGTGCGTGAACATGGGGCGTGCCTCCTGGTTCGGGCGGTTGGTGGTCTGGTCAGATGAGGGAGCCGCGGGCCTCGCGGATCTCGTCGAGCAGCGCGTCGTGGTCGTCGAAGTCGACCTTGCCGAGGTGGAGGGCGTCCGAGACGTCCTCGGAGAGGTCGAGCAGCGCGACCTCGTCCGCCAGCGCCGGCCCGACGGCCATGATCTCGGCCAGCTTCGCGCGGATGTGGGAGGGGAACTCGGCGTCGATGTTGAGCGGCTGCGCGTCCAGGCTCACGGCTTCCTCCTGATGCGGGGGCGGCTTGTTGACGAGGACGACGTTACGCGTTTGAAGAATGCGTTGTCAATCGGTTCTCATGAACCGCTTTATAGCGTTCCCTGGACATGCGAAAGCCCCCGCCGGCCGGCTGGGCGCGGTGGGGGCTTCTTGGGGACCAGGGACTACTCGGCCTGCTTGGCTTTCTCGCGCCACCGGTCGATCGTGGGCAGGTTGTCGTTGCCCACATTGCACACCGTGTGCACAGCCATCTCCAGGTTGTAGCCGCCCCGGATAGCGTGGTCGAGCATGTCGACGGTCTTACGCGCGGTGTCCTGATCGCGGTAGCGCCAGCCCAGGACAGCGAACTCGTGGTCGTGGTCGGGGTCCACCACGGAGGCGCCCCAGCACGTCACGTTGATGGTCTTGCCGTCCACCACGGTCTGCTCGTTGTCGTACCGCTTGATGTTCACGCGCACGCCACCGGCAATCGTCACCGTGTCGACGGTCTCCCCTGGCTTCGCGTCCCAGAACGGCAACTCCTCCGGGCTGCTGTACCCGAAGATCTCGTAGAATGGCGGCAGCTCCTCCAGCAGACCGCGGCGCCACCGTGCGCGCCGAAGGTCTCCCATGGAGTGCCAGAGCGACAGCTCGCCCAGCAGCTCGTCGGTGAGATCGTAGTGGCCCACCCTGGTGACCTTGTTGTCGATGACCTTGCCCTTGCGCTTGGAGGTGAGCGCAGCGCGGCCGTCCTGGCCGTTGTCGGTGCGGAAGACGGCGGACTTATCGGTGATCTTGACGACGATCTTCCGGCGGAACCAGTGAGGGAAGCGCTCCTCGACGATGTCGCCGACCACCAGGTCCTTGACGTACACCTCCCCCGGCGCGAGGACGACCTCGCCCTTGGGCTGCGCGGCAGCGGTCTTCCCCTGCTCCCACACGGCGTGCAGCAGCTCGTCCGCACGACCGCGGGAGATACCAGCCTCCAGCATGGCGTCCAGAGCCTCGTCGTAGGCGGTGCGGTGGCTCATGCGTGACTCCTCGTGGTGTGCTTGCGCTGGACGACGCGGCCGGCGCGGGGCTGCTCGACGTCCTCCGGCTCGACCACCTGGCCGGGCTTGAAGGGGCCGACGACCGTGCCGCCCATCTGCTTGGCGGCCGTCTCCGCCGCGCTCCGGCTGTAGCTGACGCCAGTCACCCGCCGCTCACCGTCGGCGGTGTACAGGACCTTGAAGTTCTCCACGGGGGTGCTCCTGATCAAACTCGGGTGGTGGCGTTGGGGACGCGGGGGCAACCCTCGGAAATGTAGTCCTGCCAACTGACAATGTTGTTCCGCGTCGCCTGGATCCTGGTCAGCAGCAGGCGCTGACGTGTGATCTTTCGCTCCTGGCGCCAGCGGCGCTCCAGGACCTTCAGCTCCTTCTCGCGGAGCCGGATCAGGGCCTCGGCCGCCTCCTGGCGCTCAGCCGGGAGGAACGACCGGAAGGGGCTCGATGCCATGTCAGGCCGCCGGCTGCACGGTGCCCAGGACCTGCCAGGCCTCGATCTGCACGAGGGTGTCTCCCGCCTCCTCGACCCACTCGATCAGGCCGCCCATGACGCGGGTGTCCCCGGCGAAGGTGACGCGGGTGTTGTCCTCGGTGGTGCCGGTGATAGCGATGACCGAGCCGTGGTTCTCGATGGTGTCCAGGTCCTCGACGGCGACGGTGACCAGCATGGTGACCTCCTGGTTGGGAGCGGTTGTTGTGATGGAAACGCTAATGGGGACCGCTCGACATTGTCAAGCGATCCCCACAAACTGCTTTACGCGATACTGCGGTCCTCGTCCCACGACTCCCCACAGAATGTCGGGTCGAAGCCGCGCGGCGGTACGTCGGAGGCCGGCGCGTACCGGTTGCGGATCTCCTTCTGCTTCTTCAGCCGTGCCGCCCAGTGGGCGTCGCAGCGAGGGAAGGACCGGCCGGTGCCGGACAGCGGGGCGCGGTACTTCACGGCGCCGCTGCACTCGCCCGTGCGGTTCTCCAAGCACTTCAGCTCTTCGGCCTGCTCGGTCATGGTCTACTCCTGATCTCGTAGCGCTGCGCGCTTGACTGACTGCCGGGTCCTGGCCCGGCGCGGTCGGGAGTCGTGCTTGCCGGCCGCGGCGCTGCGCCTACGCTCGACGACAGCGCGCACGTGCTCGGGGTCTTGCTTCTGGGCGTGCATGGGTGCCTCCGGGGCCGTAGGGAAGATTCCCAGGTTACGGGTTCTTCCCTACGGCTTCCGAGTTACGGCTTACCGACGTGCGGCCCGCTTCTTGGCCTCGGCCAGGACGGTCTCGACGTCCTTGCCCTCCTTGTGGGCGACGGCCTTGGCGACGTCGTCCAGGGACTCCTTGCGGAACGAGGGGTGCGCGCCGCCCTTGTTCCAGTAGTAGAAGTCCGTGAGCCAGCCACGGGCCGCGTGCAGGGTCTCCAGCGTCTTGTAGGCGTCGTGGGCCGGGTGGACCTTGACGACCTTGCCGTTGCGGACGACCTGGCGCTCGGGGTAGTGGCCCTTGAAGACCTTCAGCGGGGTGCCGTCGGGGTTGGCGATGGCCTTGGCGGCCTTCTTGGCCTCCCGCTCGGCCTTCTTGGCCTCACGCTCCAGGCGGGCCTTCTTGCGCTCCGGCGCCTCCAGCTTCGACTTGCGCTTGAGGGTGTCGACCGGCGCCCAGGGGAAGCACACCGTGCAGGCCATCTCGCCGGCCAGCTCGACCAGCTCCTCGGCGCTCAGGCCGGACTGCTCGACGAGCCACGCGTACTTCGTGTCGAAGAAGCAGGTGGTGCAGCTCGTGTCCTTGTGGACGTGGCCGTTGGTGTTGTCCACCAGGTAGTAGCGGTTCCAGCGGCCCCGGCGGATCCACTCCTCCTCGCGGGGGTTGATCTCCTTGGCCTGGAGGGTGTCCGCCTTGGCGGCGAGGTCCAGGAGTTCGCGGTAGAGAGCGCGCTTACGCTCCGGGGAGCGCTCCGGCAGGTGGGACTCGTAGGAGCCGGGCTCGGTCTCTTCGATCTGCTTCCAGAGCCGGTGGACACGGAACCGGGCGGTGTTGATGTCGGCCAGCTTGCCGTACAGGTCGGCCAGCGCGGTGTCGATCTCGACCGGGGACTGGGTGGTGAGGTACATCAGGGTCCCTCCTGGTTGGAGTGGTTGGTTGCCGATGTGAGGACCCTATGCGGCGTGATTACGCGTTGTCAAGCGGTTTCGATGAACTGCTTTCAGTCCAGGGGCTTGCCGTCCGCACCGACGTACTGCTCGACGTGGTCGTAACCCATGTCGAGAGAGGTTCGGCGTCGCTTGCCGATGGACACGACGCGCAGCTCCAGGCGCTTGCTCCAGTCGGCGACGTCAGCCGGCGAGACCGGGCCGATGTCGCACTGGCGAAGCCAGAGCACGGGGTCGTAGCGGTCGGCGGTACCGGTGAGGGCGTCGGCGATGTCGAAGGCGACGGTGCGCCGGCCGGGGAGGTCTGCCTCGGATTCGGCGATGGCTGCGGAGATCGTCTCGTAGTCGGCGCGGCTCATCTGTCGGTTCGTGGCCATGGTGGGCCCCTCCTGGTTCGAGGTGGTTGCTGTCCGGTGGGAACGGTACGGGCCGCCCGGCTCAGGTGTCGAGTCGGACGGCCCGTACGCAGGGGGTGCGTAGGAATCACGCGGTGGGAGCCTCGGCGGGGCGCGTCAGCTCGTACCAGCGGTTGGAGTGGATGCGGATGAAGTACTTGGTGGCGTCGGAGGACTCCACGAGCCGCGCCTTGTCGCGGGTGAAGAGTTCCTGCCACGCGCGGTCGGCGTCAGCCGGGATCATCTCGCCGGAGCTGGCGTCGTAGACCTTAATCTCGGTGAACTCGGCCTTGACGGCCAGCATCTTCTTCGTGCCTCGGGCGATGGTGCGCATGAGTGCATGTCTCCTTGGGTGATCAGGCCGCGATGGACGTGCGCTGGCCACCGATGGCCTTGGCGCTGCCCAGGCGGGCGGACTGGCCGGCCTCGTCGCCGGCTCGGCGGGCGGTGGTGCTGGTGTGCGCGGTGCTGCCGGCGCCCTTCCAGGAGCCCTTCGCGGTGGAGGCTTTCTCGTAGTAGTCCTTCACCTCGTCGGACTTCTCCTTGAGGACCAGCGCGGCCGACACCTCGACCTCGTACTCGACGCCGTTCTCCCCCGTGGTGGGCAGGGTGTAGACGTTCTTCTTGACCTTCTCCAGGGCCTCCTGGCGGGCCTCCCACAGGCGCGAGGAGATGCGGTTGGTGAACGCCTCGTAAAAGTTGGCGCGGGCGGTGCGGCCGTCCATGGGCCGCTCGACGAGGTCCTTGTACGGGCCCCAGGCGTCGCGCTTGGTGACCCTGCGCAGGACGGTCTCCTTCTTGTACTCGCCCAGCTTCAGCCAGGCATTGGCGGCCTCGGTCATCTGGTACAGCAGGGAGGCGTACAGGGCCTCGACGACCTCGATGTCCGAGGGCATGCCGAACGCGATCACGAACGTGGAGTTCATCGCGATGTTGACCTTGACGTCGTTCTGGTCGGCGATGGCGATGAACAGGTTGACCAGGCGCGCGTTGTTGTTCTTGCGGGGCTGGCCGATGGTGATCGTCTTGTGGGTCGGCTGCTCGCGCTGCTCGCGCTTGGCGGTGTGCTGCCGCGCCACGGCGAGGTCGATGCTCGTGAGGGTGGCCAGGGCCTGCGCCTTCTTCATGAAGGTGGCGGCCTCTTCGGGGGTGGAGGCGTTCTCGGCCTGGTTGAGGATCTTGGCCAGCTTGTCCAGCATCTTGTCGCTCATGGATTCCTCCTGGTCGGAGCGGTTGGTGACGAGTGAGACGTTACGGGTTTGTAGAACGCGTTGTCAAGCGACTTCTAGGAACTGCTTTCAGTCTCGGATGCGGAGCCGGTCGACGGCGTCGCGGGCCTCGTTCAGGGCGCTGTTGCGGACGACCTTGACGATCTCCCACACGAACAGGTCGTCGGCGCTCACCGGGTCGTCGTCGCTCACGGGCGCCTGACGCAGGCCGGCGTTGATCAGGCGGGCGACGGCGTTGCGCAGGCGGGCCTCGCGCTGCTTGTCCATGCGGGACATGGGGTTCCTCTCAGCCGCGGTAGCGGTGCTCGGGCCGGTAGACGGTGACCTGATCGGGGATGTGGTGCTGCCAGGACCGGCGGCCCTCCCGGGCGCGCTTGACGGTCATGACGGCGTCGGTCTCGCTGATGGCGCCGCTGGTGTACAACTGCCAGGCGAAGTAGCGCAGGACGTCGCGGCGCACGCCGTGCACGATGGGGATGCTGCGGTCCCAGTCCTCGCGCATGTCCATCCACTTCACGGGGTCGACGTCGAGCCGGAAGTGCAGGTTGAGAATGATGCGGCCGTCCTTCACGCGGGCCGGCCCGGTGTGCAGCAGGTAGGCCCACGCCTCGGCGTCCTCCCAGCCGGGCAGGTCGTCGGAGGCGGCCGACAGGTAGTAGCCCAGCTCGCGCGGGGCCTGCTCGATGTCGCACCCGTAGGAGGCGGCCCAGGACTCCAGGCCGACCTCCCACTTCGTGTAGAGCAGCGCGATCACCGCGGCAGCTCCGTGATGTCGATGCGGTAGGTGCGCAGCTCCCCCAGGTTGTCCACCGAGACCATCAGGGACCACGACCCGGTGCTCTCGGGATTGAGGTGGGTGACGCTGAGGATGTCGTGCAGCTCGGGCACCTTGGTCCGGCCGGTGAGCAGCTTGTACAGCATGTACCGGAAGGCGAGCAGGTTCATGGTGTCCTCTCAGACGGTGGCGAGGACGCCGAAGGCGACGCCGTGGCGGGTGAAGGAGTCGGTGAGCAGCAGGCCGACCTCCGGCCCCATCACCTCGCGCACCAGGTGCAGGAAGGTGGAGGCGAACACGGGCCCGTGGTGCTCCGCGGACATGTCCAGGTGGTGCGCCAGCTCGTGCAGGATGACGATCTCGCGCATAGCCCAGCCGCGGCTGTTGGTGTGGTCGGGGACGGCGAGGGTGCGCGTCAGCGGCTCGTAGTGCGCGTGCACCTTCCCCTTGCGCTTGCGTACCCGCACGGGCAGGACGGTGCGCTCGGGCCATGTGTCGCGGACCCAGTTGAGTGCGAGGACGGCGTCGATGTAGCGCTGGATGCTCTCCAGGTCTCCGAACTTCCGCTCCAGCGGGACGAGCAGGCTGGAGCCGTAGAAGTCGAAGGTGGGCACGTCGGCCTGAGCGAGGGAGTCGAGGACATCGCGGACCATGTTCTCGGCGTCGTACAGGCGCTGGCGCTGGTTGTCTCGGGTGGTCATGTCTCAGGCCTCCTCGCGGACCGCGTCGGCGGTCCAGCCGTTGCCCTGCCGGATGTTCGACTGCTCGACGCCGTCGGCCGCCATGTTCAGGCGGCGGGCCAGGACGCGGGCCTCGTTCGGGGTGAGCACGGTGTCAAGCGGGCGGCCGTCCTCGGTCTCGGTCTGGAGGACCACGAACCGCGCCCAGGGGGTGTCCCAGGGCATGCCCTCGGTGGACTTACGGGTGTCGCGGTGGAGGCAGTACCAGGCGACGGGGTAGGAGCTGCGGAGTCGGGTGTACCAGGTGCGCTTGCGGCTGCCGCGGGCCATGGTGTCCTCCTGGTCGGAGCGGTTGGTTGCTGACGCGGAGAACGTTACGCCTTCCGAACCGGTTCCCGTCAAGCCGTAATCGTGAATGCGTAATGGCAAAGGGCCGTGAGCTGCATCACACGCTGCTCACGGCCCTTATCGGTTGCCCGCGGTCGGGTTACTTGGTAGACGTTGGTGTTTCCGTCTCTGTCTTCACGGGGCACGGAATCTTGACCTGCACAGAATGCGTATGCGCCAGCCCTGCCACAGGTGCGTATGGCGTGGCCGAGGACGTGGGCGCCGGCACCGCGGGCGACGGGCCGATTACGAGCGACACCTTGCACGTGCCCGAATTCGGATGCGCCGGCACCTCCGCGTATCGGGTTACCGTGGCGACCGGTTGCGGATTCGAATCCCCTTCGGTCTTGGAAGAATCCTCCTGGGAAATTCCGGTATTAAGTCGGGGAGAAGTCTGATTCGGGATTGCGGAGATTCCTGCTACCGGGACGGCGAGAATTCCGATTACGAGGAGGGCGCTCTTCAGGCTGAGGTTTCTGTTCATACCAGCACCGTACCGTTACCCTCGCACGGGACACAGTCCGCCCCGTCCCGGTCCTCTCCGGTGCCGTAACACCGCTTGCACACGACCTCGCCGGGCCCGTCCACATCCGGAGCGCCGAAAGACTCATCCTGCTTGTAGATGGTCATGAGAAGTACTAACTAGCCTTCCTGGTTGTAGAAAGTTGGTACATCGACGATCTCGGCGTCGATGAATCCGCTGCCCTGCTCGATCATCCGGTCCGCAGGGATGGGTCGCTCCAGGGCGGTCATCTGCTCACCGGCGTCCTTTCCGAACAGTCGGCTGATCATGCCGGCCTGGGCGCCGTTCCCCTTGGCCTCCAGTTTCACGGAGAAGGAGTCCTGCTCCAGTTCCGTCTTCACCTTCACCAGTTTCTGGAGACGGTCGATCTCGCCGGAGAGGTTCGGATCCGCGTAACCACCGGTCATGTCCTCCACCATCTTCATGAAGAGGACCCGCTGCGCCTGCATCTCGATGAGGGAATCCTGGAGCGAGCGCATCTGCTGCTTACTCTTCACCTCGACCGGAATGTCGTACGCACAGTTCGCGTCCTTGTCGAAGGCCGGGCACTTCTGAGCCAGGAAGCACGACGAGCAGATCCGCATGGACTGGGAGCGGACAGTCACCAGCGGGACGTCCCGCTCCTTGTTCACGCCGTCTTCGGGGTCGGTGTAGACCTCCTTCTCCTGCACCAGGCCGATGACCGGCAAGTTGGTACGCGGCCGGTCCCTGCGAGGGGTGGGAGTTGCTACGCCGTTGACCATTTCTCCAGTGGCCGTATCAACTGTGCCCCCGGGTGTTTGAGCGAAAGCGGCCAGTAGCCCTGAAGGGGAAGTAGTAACTGGTTCGGCCTCGGGCGCCCGGTGCTGCTCGATGGACGCCGCGAGTTGCTGCCAGGACCAGATGGTGAATCGCAGGATCTCGTCGTTGTCTCCGTCCTCGATCTTGTCGGGGTCGAAGCCGGCTTCCTGGAAAAGGGTGCGGTGCCTCTTACGGGCCTGGTCCTTGTATTTCTTCGGGTACCGCTTCAATTCGCGGCCGGTCCACACGATGGTGTCGCCGTACTGCGAGGGGGATATCCAGGAGGTGGACGCGACGGAATCCCAGTTCACGGCCGCCATTTCCGCGGGCTTCGTCATTGCGACGCCGTGGAGGAGCGTTCCGTATTTCCTGGTGATCTCGTTGAGGACCGGGGCGAGATTCCGTCCGTCCAAATCCGTCTGGGTTACTCCGACACGCTTATAGCGCTGGGCGAGGCGGTCGAGTTCTTCGACGCCCCATTCCGCGTGCCAGATGGGAAGGAACTTGTCTTCGGGGATGTCCTCCCAGAAATCCTCGCGCCGGGCCTCTATCCATTCCCGTCCGAGAACGACCGCGTCGAACTCGGACACCATATTAAGCGAGTCGATGTTCTGCTGGACGAATGCCTCGTAATGCGCGGCGATCTCCTTGAGTTCCGCCGTCGTGTATTTGTCGTCGTCGGCCTTGTTCACGGTGTAGGCACCGGAGTCCAGGAAGACCTTCTGGCCTTCCAGGTAGTGGTCGGCGATGAGCCAGGGGCGCACGAACTTGGTCCGGCGCCGCAGGCCCATGTAAGACAGGCTGACGGTCTCGACGCCTTCCTCGGCCAGCATCTTGCGCCAGCCGGGGATCTCGCTACCGCCGAAGTACAGTTCCACGGGTTGTTTCTCCGAATCTCGTTGGGTTACTTCTTGCCGATCCCGTAGAACCGGGACTGGTTCGGGTCGTCCGGGCCGTCGCCCATGAACGGCTTCAGGTGCTCGGGCACCTCGGTCGTGTACCGGACCTTCGCGGGCTTCGCCTTGGCTGCCGTGGTGAACGGGTCGACGTGGTTGTATCCGGCGGCCTTCCGCTTCGCCTGGGCCAGTTCCGACTTGCGGGAGGCGATGGTCGACTTGTTGGCGCCGATCGCGGTGGCAGAGTCCAGGCTGCGCTGCGCTGCCGTCACCTCGGGTTCGTGCGCCTTCGCCAGAGCCGCCTTCACGGCCCGGGTGTGCTTGGCCTCCAACTGCGCCGTGGATCCGTTGTGGACGGTGCGGATGACCTGCTCCTTACCGCCTATCTTCAGCCGCGTCTCGCGCACCCCGGCCTTGGCCAAAGCGGCAGGCTGCTCGGCGGGAGCAGCCGGGGCCTTGGACTCGTTGACGACGTCGTTCAGCATGCTGTTGAACTCGTCGCTCGACGGGAACTGCTGGGGGTTCTTCACCGGAGCCGGGACGGTCGCCTTCGGCTTGGGGTGCACCTGCACGGGCGGGGGCGTCGGCTTCTCCTGTCGCAGGCCTCCCCACTTCGAGGTCTGCGGGCGCTTGGAGGCCGCCATCTTCACGCCCTCCACCTTCTTCGGGGGCTTACCGGCAGGCTCGTCCCCGAAGGCCATCTGTCCCTCTCCCGCCTCGAACCGGGTGTGCTCCGGGGTCTCCTCGGCGCGGGGAGCGGCGGGCTTGCCCTTGGCGAAACGTTCCTTCCGAGGCAGGTCCGGGATCAGCGCCTCGCGGCCCTTGATGGCGCTGGAGGAGTGCTCCGGGGCGTTGCCGCGCATCTTCATGAGGGAGTAGGTGCCACCGGCGTGGTGGACCCTGATGGACTCCGCGTTGGGGTAGGCCTTCTCGACCTCCTTCCACGTCTGGGCGTCGTCCCGGGTGTGCTCCGGCGTGGTCACCTGGACCTTCACCTTCGTACCGCCGTAATCCGAGGAGTACAGGCGCTCCGGGACGGCAGGTGCCTTGACCGTCGGAGTGGCCTTCTGGGCAGGCTTCGGCTTGGCGGGTGCGGCCGGCATGCCTCCGGCTGGCGCCTCGGGCTGCGGAGGGGTGTACTTCCGGGTCGGACGCGGAGCGGCCGTGGCGGCCGGGGCGTAGTTCTTCTGGTCGAACTGCTGGTCGCTGTTCACCGGGGAGGTTGGAACCTGCTTGGGCTTCGCCGCTCCGCGGCCAGGGGCCGGCGCCGGAGCCGGGGAGGGCTTCTGCGACCCCTGGACGGGAGCCGCAGCAACCTTCTTCGGTGCCGGGGACGGCTGCGCGGGAGAAGCCGGCTGAGGGGTTGGGGTCGGCTGCGCTGTGCGGGACACGTGGCTGCGGAAGATCTCCGTCTTGACAGCGTCGAAGTGGGAGTTGAGGTCGGCCCTGGCGCCTGCCACGTTCGCGCGGTCCTGGGCGACGAGGGTGCCGTAGTCCCTTCCGCGGGCGCGGTCGGCGTCACGCATGATGGACTTGCCCTCGGGGGACTTGGCCTTCGTCCGGTCCGTTCGGTGGAGCAGATCGGCCGAGCGGGCCATCGCCTGCTGGAAGTGGAAGTCTCCTGCGGTGACCGTGGGCGTCGGGGCGTTGGGGCGAGGGCGCGTGCCGGCGGACGGTGCCGGGGCCGGGGTGTTGGCGCGGGAGCGGCCGGCGGGGGCCGGGGCTGCGGCTGGGGCGCTGGTGTTGGCTCGGGCGCGGCCAGGGCCGGCGGTGGCCTGTCCAGGGTTGGATGCCGGTGCGGCGGTCTTCTGGGGGGCGTTCTGACCGCCTGTGCTGCGCTGTGCGGCGGGGCGGGGGTTGTTCGGGAACTGGAGCCGGTTCAGTCTCGATGTGAACCCGTTGGCGATGGCGCTGATGTTTCCGACGTTCATGGTCTGGTGTCCCTCCGGACGAAGTAGAGGTAGCGGTGCGCGGCGAGGAGGCTGATGAGGAAGCCGACGTTGATCCAGGACCGTCCGGAGGTCGGCGAGGTCCAGAACAAGGCGCTGAAGACGCACACGTTGGCGCTGTAGATGAACAGGGCGGCGGCCAGCCACTTCTCCGCGGCGCCGAGCTGGCGCCAGACGGGGAGGGTGGCCCGCAGGAGCAGGGCCGAGAAGGCCGCTCCGACGAGGGCGTTGAGCGTGCGGGCGATCTCGATCACCAGGGGGACGGTCACAGGATCTCCATGTGTTGTCTCGGGTCTTCTTCGCGTAGTGCTCGCTGCCGCTCCACCTCGCCGACCAGCTCGGACCAGGGGGTGACGGTGTCCTGGTAGTCGGGGCGGAACCGGGGGTTGCTGTAGTTGGGGTGCAGGTAGTTGAGGACCCCGATGCCGTGGGCCATGAGGTAGGCGGCGATCTGCGGGTTGGGCTCGATGACCAGCTCGACGTTGCAGCCGGCCTGTCGCAGGCGGGAGATCTGCTTGAGCCTTCGCTGGCCCTCGTCCTCGGGGTCCTTGAGGTGTGCCGGGATGAGGTAGGGGTGCTTGTTGAAGCCGTTTACCTTCAGCCAGTGCTGGACCGGCTCGACGTCGGTGTCATCGGTGATCAGGGCGACCTTGTAGGACTCCATCAGGCCCCAGTACAGGCGCTGGCCCTGGGTGATGACGGCGTCTCCGACTTCCCGCATCAGCACGCCTTCGATGACGATGGCTACGGTTGCTGTCATGTCGGGTCACCCGTGATCGTGCTCGTGCAGGCCCTGGCGGTGCGCGTCTGCGTGGATGTGGAAGGCGTCGGCCCGGCCGAGGAAGCGCGGGCTGTAGCCGTGGTCCTTCACCAGGTGGTCGCTGATGTCCTCGGTGGGGGTCCGCTTGGTGATGAACGGGCCCTGTTCGGGCTTGAACTGGTCCAGGTTGAGGACGTGGGCGCCTACGTGGGTGTCTCCTCGGCCGCGGGCTTCCGCGAGGCGGTGGTGTGCGTCGGCGACGTACGGGGTGCCTCCCTGGATGACCACCTTGACGTGTGGGTGGTCGGGGGCGAGCGGGCCGGTGATGTAGGAGTGGGAGCCGGTCTCGTAGGCGGTCTGGCCGGTGTGCAGCACCGAGCTGGTGCTGATGGACTGGAACTTGGCGTGCTTGTTCCAGAACGTCTCGTTGCCCGGGGACATCTGCGGTCCGTGCTTGGCGAACCAGCGGTCGCCGATCTTGGGGTCGACGACGTTGCCGTGGCCGTCCAGGTGTCCGAACTGCTGCGGGTTGTGTGGCGGGCCCATGACCATCTGGCCCTCGGCTTGCGGGTACTTGTCGCGTTCCTCGTCGTGGATGAGGTCGGTGTCCCGCGGGGAGCCGATGGTGGTGACCTTGGTCTGCATCCCGCCCGGGTGGGGTGCGGGATGCGAGATATTAAGCGCGCCGGGCTTGTAGTGCGTCTGAAGGTGCAGCGGTATGTCTCGGGTCAGGTGGTACTTGGCGCGCAGCGCGGTCTGCTGCTTGGCCTCGTGGGACGTGCGGGTGTCGCGCAGTACCGGCAGGGCGGTCTGCTCGAACTGTGGGCCGGCGAAGGGGCTGCGGGTTGGGTTGGCCATTACGACCTCCGGTAGGGGGTGTTCCACAGAGCCGCCTTGGCCAGGGCCGTGGCGGCGTCGTCGAGTGGAGCCCCGTACTGTTCGGTCTCCGCTGCCTTGCGGGCCTCGACGTCCGCGGTGGCCAGCGTGGACAGGGCGTTGACGACGCCGCTCTCCTTGTGTGCCTGCCAGCGGAAGTTTGCGTAGTCGCCGTAGCCCTGTCCCCCGGCACCGAAGGCGGCCTTCCTGCCGAGGTGGATGTCGTCGAAGAGGGTCTTGGCCTGCTCGACGACGAGGCGCTGGGAGGTGATCAGGTTCTTGAAGGTCGGCGAGTTGGGGTGGGTGCTGGCCAGCATCGAGCGCAGCTTGGTGTAGCGGTCGACGAGGACGTGGGCGTGGGCCTGCTCGGCGTCGATGTGCTTCCACCACTCGGCCGGGTACAGGTCCCGGGGGTTGGACGGCAGGGACGGCGGCCGGATGTCCCAGCGGCCGTGGGTGAGGTTGTAGGCGGCGTAGGGGTGAATTGCCGCGATGGAGTCCCGGGTGGTGCCGGGGTTGAGGTAGTAGGTGACCTCGTACGTCTGGCCGTGGAAATTGGTGGACGCGGTGGCGGGCCACAGGGTCTTCTTCAGGTCGGTATTAAGGAGGTCGGCGAATTCGTCCTCGGGCATTCCCTGGAAGGCCGGGTTAGACTGGCAGAACTCTGGATAGTCGATGCCGAAGAGCACGTCCAGGTCGCCGTTTCCGCGGTCGCCGGCCCACTGGTAGGAGATGCCGGATCCGGCGAGCCACACGCCCAGCCACCTGGTACGACCGGTGTACCGGAGGTCCAGGAAGTGGTAGAAGACGCCGAGGATGTGGTCCCGGACGTCCGCCTTGATGTGGTCCCCGTCGAAAATGTGCGGGTCGAGTCCGCTCTGGGGCGCGCTGAAATACCCGGAGGCTCCGGCGTGAAAATCCGGCTGGGCGCCCTGGGTCGTTGCTCGATTGAGGTAGAACTCGTATCCGGCCATGGTTTCGATTCTAGCTGGAATAGGGAAAGCCCCCAGAATCCGCTCCGCTATGGAATGGAATCTGAGGGCTTTCCAGTTGGTATTTCCGCTCAGATCTTGAGGGAAGCGCGCAGCCGCTGCTCTTCGGCCTGTCGCTGCATGGCCTGGCCCATCATCATCATGGCCTGCTGCGTGCGCTGGGCCGTCTCCATGGACTGGAGGTCCTTGAGGACGACGGAGGCCGCGCCGTAGATGTCGTCGGGGGTGGCGCCGCGGCGGGGCACGTACTTCTCGGTGAGGTCGGCGGTGGCGATGACCGCTCCGTCCAGGCCGACGGCGACGATGAACGCCGTGGTGACGGGGGTGCCGATCTCGTCCTCGGCCGGCGGGTTCTCCTCGGCCATCTTGGCCAGGACCTCACGCTGCTCGGGCGTGAGGTCGCCGGTATTAAGCGGGGCGGAGGTCTGGCCGAGGATCGGGACGTCAGGCATGTTGTGCTCCAAGTGTGGTTCGGGTGGGGTTACTTGTAGAGTCCGGCCTTCTCGCGGGCCGCCTGGACCACGAGGGAGTGCACGGGGCAGAACTCGCACAGGTAGCGGTCCTGGGCGCTGCGGTACTTCGGGAGGCCTGCGGCCTTGCGTTCGGCGGCCGTGTCCGGGGTGAGGCGCTTGGACGCGGTCTTGTAGTCGTTGCAGCCGGGGTTGCGCAGGTGCTTCTGCCAGCAGGAGTGTGCGTCCTCCTGGAAGGTGTTCTTGGCGTTGTAGAACGCGGGGTCGAGGCCGGTGTGGCCGGTCTTCTCGCGGATCTGGGCGATGATCGCGTCCTTGGTGGACGGGGAGTCCCAGTGCTTCTTCTCCACCCGCATCATCGGGTGTGCGATGTGGTCGGGGTGGCGCTTGACCAGGGCGTCGAGGAGGTAGTCGTTCCTGGGGTCGCCCTCGTAGTCCGGCAGTTCCTCCAGGGAGCCGCAGGTCTTGCAGAGCAGCAGCCGTACGTGCTCGCTCACGTGTGTCCTTCCTCAAGGGGTTGTTGACCGTCAAAACAATAGCATCCCGGTTATGCCTTCGGAAGGCGTAACCGGGATGCCGTTTGCAGAACGTGTTACTTGCCGGTGGCCAGGTAGCGGCCGAGCAGGACGTAGGAGTCGCCGGCCGTGGCGCCCTGGACGGCGATCTGCTTGCCGGAGACGGCGACGGTGCCGGCCTTGGCGTGCTTGAAGCCGATCGCGGTGTTGGCCGGGCCGCCGACCGCGATGACCTGGTCACCCGCCTTCAGTGCAGCCTGGGCGACGTCCAGGCGGGCTGTGGCGACCGCACCCTTGGGCTGGAACGACTCGCAAGCCGCGGCGGCCGTCATCGCGTCACTGCCGATACCGAAGATGACCATGGTGTACGCCTTCACAGGGGTTGGAGCAGGAGCAGGGGCCGGAGCAGGGGTCGGCTTGGGAGCCGGAGCAGGGGCCGGAGCAGGCTTGGGCGCCGGAGCCGGGATGGCCAGGGCCTTCCAGGTATTAAGGTCGCCGTTCAGCATGTTCTGGTCGATGTTGCTGACGATCCCGTACTGGTGGATCGTCCACACACCCCAGCCCTCGATAGCCGGGTGACCGGCAGGGTTGTTCGGGTCAGCCGCCCACAGCGGGTAGGCCTTCAACTCCTTGGCCTGCTCGGCCGTCGCCACCGACAGCAGGCCGGTGATGTACGAGGTGTACGTGTAGAACAGCGGAGACGCCTTCGTCTGCGCCTTCACGTACGCCAGGAACTTCAGCGCGTAGTCGAGACGCTGGTGCCAGGTGCCCTCGGAGGCCTCCAGGTCGAGCGCCAGGACCTCGCCCACCTGCGCGCCGGCAGCGGCGAGGAAGTGCTTGGCCTCGGTGATCGGGTCCTGGGTGGGGTGCCCGAAGTGGTAGTGGCCGACGGCCTTCCGTGCGGTGCGGGCCGCCTTGACGATGCCGGCGTGCTTCGCGTCGCCCGTGTGCTCACCCTCGGATGCCTTGGCGATGATGAAGGCGTTGGTCTTGCTCGCGATGGCGGACGCGACGTGCGCCGCGTCGTTGTTGTTGGAGAGGTCGACTCCGTGGAGGGACATCAGACTCAGAATCCTGCCTGGCTCGGTGGTGTCTGGACGTAGTTGGGGGTGTGCACGGCCTGGCCGTCGGGGCGGATCTTGACCTCGTCCTCGTGACGCCCGTACCAGACGTCGTAGAGGTCGACGCGATGGCGCACGGTGGCCGAGTCAGCCACACCGAGGCCGCCGCGGTCGACGACGATCTTCTTGTACTTGCCGTCCGTGGCGCCTTCGTTGAGTTCTGCGTTCATCGAACGCGTGGGGGCGTATGCCATTACCTCGCTCGCTTTCCGTTTCCGTTGAATCCGCTGCGCCGGTCGTGGAAAAAGTGCATCACTGCTGGCTTCGCGGCGCCGACGGAACCCGCGCGTGCCGTACGAGGCACGTTGTGCGACATGCCGGAGTTTCGCTTGTCATCTGCCCGGTGCGCCTTCTTGCCGGCCATCAGAAACCCCCAATAGTTGACCGTGGACTTCCAGAATATCCGCCCTCGGTTCCGGTATAGAAGTTCGCCGAAGGGGACGGGTAGGTCTTGTCTACCTGGAGCACGTCCTGAATACCCAGGGCCGTATCCCTGTATCCGAACCTCGGAGGAAACAGAGGCCGGACGACCGGGGGCGGTGCGCTCTGGAGTGCGAGCACATCGCCCGGAATGTCAGCGACGCCGAGCGCGTCCGTGAGAATCCGCTCTGGAAGAGAATCCCACGGATGCGACCGGTCGTAGACAGAATCTGCGTTCTGCATGGGTTACTTTCGCCGTCCTCGTACAGCGGCGGCCACCGCATTGCTGCTCGGAACAATGCCGCGGGCGGACAGGCTGCTACCGCCCTCCTCCAGGTGACCTTGGTCCGGGTGGACCTCGGTATTAAGCCCGCTCTTGCCGTAGGTATTAAGCGATGCGTCGTGGTTGTCGCCGCGGCGCCGCTTCTCCTCGCTCCACTGGGCGGACTGCATGTTGGTGAGCGAATTCAGGCCCCGCTCCTGCATCACATTCCGCGCGATGTGGTCGTGGAAGGCGTGGATGCCCTTGATGCCCATGTAGGCCTGCTGGCTGCCGGAGCCCTTCTTGTCCTCCAGGTGCGGGGCGAAAGCGCCACCGCCGGAGTGGGTGTCGGACACCCAGAACTGGCTGGAGCCGTGAGGGTCGACCCACGAGTTGTGATACGCCGAGACCTTCTCGCCGGCAGTCGGCTTCCACGCGTCCGACAACTGCTTGCCGTTGAGGACCTGGTGGGTGACGTCGATCGCCGTCTTCGCGTTGGCCGGGTAGCCGTTGACCGGGTACGCGCGGGGGTCGTCGTCCCGCTTCACCAGTTCCATCTTCTTCTGCCCGGACTTCGAGGTGACGATCTTCTTCACCTTGTCGGCGGCCGGGACGTAGTAGTCCGGGTGCCGCTCGTACTGCTCGCCGGTCCTGCCCGACTTCGCCCACTGGATCGCGTGGGAGGCGGCCTCGTCGTTCGGGTAGACGGCCTTGCCGGTGTTCTTGTCCGGGCGCACGAAGACGTTCTGCGGGGACGTGATGGCGTTCGCAGCGGCCTGGACGCCGAAGGGGACGCCATTCTCCTGCGCGGACACCTTCAGGCGCGCACGCGGGCTCAGGGAGCCGTCGCGGGTGTGGTCCTCGGCCGGGCTGTAGAAGGAGTCGTGGTGCCCGCCCTCGTGGGCGTAGGCGCGGTCCACCTGGGCCGCCAGCGCACGGTGCGCGGAGTCGGGGGTGACGCCGAACTTCGCAGCCGAGCGCAGCACACGAGCCTGCTCCGCCGGAGTGTGGTCCTCCCACCGCTTGTTCACCGGCATCATGTCCCGGGTCGGGTTCATGGTGTGCTGGCCGTGCCAGACATCGGCGGAGGTGTCAGAGACGAAGGTGTTGCCCTCGCGCTTGACGGCCTCCAGCTCCTGCTGGCCGTGCAGGTTCGGCGCCTTGTCGGTGTTCCCCATCAGCCCGTAGGACTGGCGGGGGTTCGACCCGGCGCCCGGGTGGTCCTGGATGGACTGCCAGCGCTCAGGGTGGGCCGCCTCGTGGGCTTGCCGCTTGGCCAGGTTCTTCGTCGTGGTCGAGGTGTCGCGGATGCTGTTGAACTGCTTCTTGACCCCCGCGGCCTTCTTCTCCTGCCTGGGGGTGACCGCGGGTATGCCGGAGCCCTCCGGTGGAGCGACTTCCGAGGCCTTCGGGGTGTCCTTGGGAGCGACGGGGGTGCCACTTCCGAAGTACGCTCCCGGACCGGGCGTCTTCTTGTTGGCGCGCGGGGTGACCGCCTTGATCTGCGCGGCTGCGCCCCTCTGTGTCGCCTTGAAGTCCCGGTTCTGGGCGGCGATTTCCTTCTTCGTGAGCATTACGACGAACCTGCTCCCTGTGTCTTCTGCGCGTCACGGATGGACTGGTCGGGGGTCTTGGGCGTGGCCTTCTTGATCGCGGCGATCTGGCCGCGGAACTCCTTCGAGCGCACGCTCACCTCCACTGGTCGGGCGAGTTGTACGGGGAGGCGGACGGCAGCAGCTTCTTCAGCCGCTCGCTGCGCACCGGGTCGATGTCGGCCATGACCTCGGAGATGCCGTACTTCTGCTGAAGGGCGCCCATCTCCGCGGGGCTGAGGGCTGCGTTCTTGCCCATGTGGGCCAGGCGCTCCTCGGGGGTGCCGGACTGGGTCCAGCGCAGGCCGCGGGCCTCGTAGACGAGACCTGCCTGGGGGTTGACTCCCCCGGCGTCCGGCCAGAAGTAGTCGGAGCGGTCGATCACGTCGCCCTTGTGGACACCGCGCTGGTAGCTGCGGTCGGTCAGGCGCTTCTGGACGCCCTCCATGACGCGGTCGCGTCGTCTGTCGTTGATCGTGCCGAGGTAGCCGTCGGGGTACTCCGCGGAGGGCGTGCGAGCGCCCATAGCAGCGCGCCGGGCGTCCAGACCATCGCGGAAGGTGAGCCCATCTGTTCCTGCTCCACCATTCGCGCGCACTGGAGCGCCCGGCTGCCCGATGCCCATCGGTGGCAAGTACTGCCAGTTGCTGGACATGGTCGCTACCTGCTCACATGCCCTGGCCGTACTGGCGCCTCGCGTAGAAGTCCCGGTTGCCGATGGCGGACGGAACGGTCACGACGTTGCGCTGGACCGCGCCGGCCTCGGCGGCGTTGGCCTGGTAGAGGATCGCGGTAGGCCGCAGGGAGGCGCCGTTGCGCTCCAGGATGCCGGGGCGGTGCTTGGCGGTCGCGGCCTCCAGGAAGCCGCCCTTGGCGTTGCCCTTCTTCGGCACGCTGCGGCCCTTGATCGGCTTGGCGACGTTGGCCAGCCGGGAGGCGTCGGTGCCCATGGTCGGCCGCAGCGACGGGTTGTCCGTCGTCGTGATGCCGCTGTTCTTCTTCTTCGCCACTGCTGGCTCCTTAATCAGCCGCCGATGGTTCGGTACGGGTTCTTGTCGATCCACAGCCGCTTGTCGTAGGTCCCTTTCGAGGCGCCGTTAGTGGACGGGGCGAATCCCCCGCCGATGCGCTTACGGTCGTAGTCCTCGGAACCCAGGCCGTTCGCTGAGCCGCGAACCTGCGTCTCGTCGAATACCGATGTCGGCTGGAATCGCGCCACGGGCTGGAGGTTTATCGACGGGAACTTAGTTTCCATAGCTCCGGTCGAGAAGGAGCCGTTGCGTCCTTCTTCCGCCACACCATTCATTACGCCTCCACTGGATCAAACCCAGTGTAGAGACGAAAAGGCAGCGGATTAGAACGTCAGTGGACGAAGATCCGCAGCAGCAGCGCGGAGATATCTCCGGCATCCTGCGTGGTGACGGTGGTAAATCCGGGCCGGCAGTCGAGCACGATTCCGCGGGGCGCCACGAACGAGTTCGCGATGGCGATGGCCTTCATGGCTTGATTTACCGCTCCGGCCCCGATGGCTCGTAGGGTCACCCGCTTGCCGTCATAAACGGCGTGAGAGATGGCGCTGGCCAGGCTGGCCGCGCTCGAAGAACTCTTGACGCGCAGGATGGCCTCGTTACCGGCCCCCTCGTCGTCGTACTGAACTCCCATTGATGACTCCTGTGTGTCCGATTCTGATCACAATTCGAGAATACGGAGGCACAGGAATCTTGTGTTAATGACAACAGGCCCCAGGGTGTCGTCCTCACCTGGGGCCTGCTGCGTCACCTAGTTACTCTTCCGGGTAAACCAGGTCGAGGAACGTACCGACCTTCATGGTCGCGTACTGCTCTCTCGGGTCCGTGGTACCCCTCTTCTTGTGGAATACGACTCCGTGGGGGACATTCGCGTTGGCGGCCTCGGTGGTGGCTTCCCTCAGCCAGCCGGAGAGGTCCATCTCCTTGTGGTTCTTCGCCTCGATCACGAAGCGGTCCTCGCCGGGGATGTAGAAGTCTCCCTTGTCCTGCTTTCCCTCCAGGGCCCGGCGCTCGGCCAGCGGCTGCTTCTCCTTGATGGCCGGGAGGACGGAAGACTCGAAACTGGTGCCCTTTTGCTTCGACCGGTTCGTCATGCGAGCCTCAGCATCTCGCGCACCTTGGTATTAAGGTCCTCAAGGCTGCCGTCGTTGACGATCCGGACGTCGAACCACTCGTCGGGCAGGCCCTTGTCGCTCTTGTGGGCGTTGACGGGGCCGTAGCCGGGGCGGTCGATCTTGACCAGCAGGCCGAGGCGGGAGTCGATCGCCTGGTGCTCGTTGACGAAGCGGACGTCGGTGAAGACGTACTTCTTGCCCTCCTCCAACTTCTTGAACACCGAGTTGACCCAGACGTTCTGGTCGATCATCTCGCGGCCGACCTCGGTGCCGAGGACCTGGAGCATCCGGCGGATCTCCGGGTACTCGCGCTTGGCCAGGTCCCATCCGAGGTGGTCGACGACCTCGCTCAGCCACTGCTGTCCCGTGTAGCCGTACGACACGATCGGGTTGAGGACGTACAGGGCCTCGCGCAGGACGTCGGCGAAGGCGACCCGCTCGTACCCGTAGTTGGCGAGGATCTTGGCGACGGCGTCCTTGCCGGTGCCGGCGAAGCCGTGGAGGCCGATGTACCGCGGCAGCCAGGACTCGACGATCTCGGTGTCGGGGTCGACGGGGGCGGTGGTGGCGTTCACTTGCTCTCTCCGTTGCGGTACTCGGTGACGTTCAGGTGGTCGCCGAAGGTGAGGCTGGTCCTGATGTGCTCGGCGACGAGGGGGATGCTCCACAGGGCCCGGCGGGCGGCGTCCACGCTCTCGTTCCGGCGGTTCTCCATGCGGACGAGGGTGTTGAACTGGCCGTGCCAGCGGCCGGTCATCCAGTCGGTCTTCTCGATCAGCGGGGTGACCTTCTCGACCAGGGCCAGGGACTCTTCTTCGATCTTCCGGCGCCGGACGCGCTCCATGATCAGTTCGTCCTTCAGCCTGTCGCGCTCGGCGGCGACGTTGATCAGGGTCCAGGCCATGAAGAGCAGAACGCCGACCCACGCGGCAATCACGGTGACGAGGAGGGGGGTGTTCATCGGTGCATCACGCACCGGGCGGGCACGTCGCCGGCCTTCTCCCACTTCCACATCCCGCAGGGGGCGGAGGTCCATGCCCAGGTGCTCAGGGAGAGGAGGACGGCGGCGAGGGCCAGGAGGGCGATGACGGTGGGACGGTCGTCGTTTCGGCGGCTCACGGGCAGACCCTTCCGTTGTCGAGGTAGGCCTCCCACGTGAGTGGGAAGTGCAGGGAGAATGCCTTCTCCATGTCGTCGGCGACCCGCTCGATCTCCTCCTGGGGGAAAGAGGGGAAGGTGGCCCACGCGGAGGTGGTACGCAGGCTGAGGAAGTGCATCAGCGACCGCGGGTTGCAGGTGGCGTAGAAGGAGGTGAACGTGCCGACCGGCAGGACGCTGCGGGCGACCTCGCGGGCCACTCCCCGGCCCAGCATCTGCTGGTAGTGGCTGTAGGCGGCGCGGTAGATGACGCCGAAGGAGTGCTCGACGGCGTCGTACTGCTCGTGGGTGCCGTGCTCGAAGGAGTACTCCCCCGCCTTGCCGACCTGGACCAGAGGGCGGGAGGCCGGCGGCATGTAGAAGACGGGCTCCAACTCCCGGTACCTGCCGCTGGTTTCGTTATAACTCCAGCCGACCCTGTGACGCATGAACTCGCGGGCGACGAAGATCGGGGCCTCGACGAGGAAGGACAGTTGCGCGTGCTCGAACGGGGAGCCGTGCCTGTTCTTCATGAGGTAGTTGATCAGGCCGCGGGCTTCACCGGTCTCCGCCGCGGCGGCGCCGACCGTGGAGACCCGGGCGGCCTTACAGATCTTGGCGTCCGACCCGGCAACGGTCTCGGTGTCGAGCGTCGCGGTGATCGTGCTGCGGAAGGTGACGGCCGCCGGAGCGACCGAGGTATTAAGCGACATGTGGTGGGTTACTGCCCTTCGTGGGATGAGTAGGCGCTGAGTGGGACGGCGAAGCGGACTCCGTCGGGGGTTTCGATCTCCCCGCCGGCTGCCAGGGCGTCCTTCTTGCTGATACGAAACACGATCTCTCGACGGTTGTCAACGTATTCCAACCAATCGCTTGACAACCTGATTACGGGCATTTCGCAATCCAGGTCATACAGGACATAGCCCTCCCAGCGCACCGACTGCTCGGAGACGCCGACGTGCTGGTACAGGCGCAGCAGCCAGTCGAACTGACCGACCTTGTAGACGTGCTCACCGCGGCGTACGTAGACCGGATCCCGGTGCGAGGTGAGGCACGTCCGGGGCGCCCCGGCCCGGAAGTGGTTGCGCCACTCCCACGGCGGCCGGGGCTGCTCCATGCGCGTCACGGACCGGCGTACGGTCCTCATGCGCTCATCCTGCCGGCGCGCGCCTCGCGGTCACCACGGCCGACCCGGCGGGTCAGCTCGCGGCTCAGGAGTGTGTTGCGGCCCTCGGCGGACTGGTGCAGGGCCTGGACCATCTTGCGGTAGGCGTAGGCGGCCGTCTTGGCCTCCTGGGCCGCGATGTACTCCGGGTCCTCGTGCGCCATGGCCTTGGCCTGCGTCACTGTCTTGGCGGACGCATTGCGGACGGCGGATAGGGCCTTATGGCTTTCGAGTGTGTCGGCGCACGACTTTTCGTCCACCTCCGCCGCTGCCAGCCGGCTGCCCGTGTACTCCACCCACGCTGTCGTCCGGGCGAACAACTGCATCAGTTCGCTGTCGTCGAGTTCGGTGGGATCCGGGGGCAGTTCTGGCATGTCGCCCTCGGGCTTCGGAGGCAGGTACAGGTCCTCCCGCTCCATCCGGCGTATCGCCTTCGTGCTCGGGCTCTGGACGGCTTCCCAGCCCCTCCGTGATACCGCTCTGGTCATTGGTGGTGGTCTCCCAACAGGTCGACATGAACGGACAGTCCTTGCAGACCTTCTTGTCCTGGCCGGCGAACTCCGGCCGCGGTGGTGGCTTGCCCTTCTTCAGGGCGTACTTGATGTCGAGCGCGGTCTCGAACAGGGGCTCGGCGATCTCCGGGTTGTACTTGACGACGAACTCCTTCTGGGCCTGCGTCGCCTTGTACTCGTAGAGGAAGATCACCTTGTCGTAGGGCAGGCCCATCTCCTTGCACAGCCGCAGGTAGATCTGCGTCTGCCGGATGTGGCTGCCGAACGGGCGCCGCAGCGCCTTCCACAGGCCGTCCAGGTCGGTGACGGTCTTGCCGTCCTCGGTCTTCACCGTGTACTCGCGCAGCAGCTCGGGGTTGTCGAAGCGGACGGTGCCGATGCCGATGGACTTGATCTCCACGAGGGCGTTCAGGTCCTCCACGGCGCCGTCCTCGTGCCCGGCGATCAGGAACTCGTGCTCGGCGGCCAGTGGCACCTCGGCGTACTCCAGGTACACCGGGTAGCCAGCGAGGTCGGAGCGGTTCCGGCAGGACGGGCAGGCTATGCGTCCGGCCGTACCCATCTCCCAGTAGTCGCAGACGGGGCACTTCCACTTCCCCCACAGGCGGCCCATCTGCTGGAGCCACTTCTGCCACTTCGCGTGGATCATGTGGCCCTCTTCAAAAACGCCCTCCAGTTGCGCGGAGAACGAGCGGTCCTTCTCGGGGGAAACCCCCGCCAGCCTGTAGTAGGTCTGGCGGGGGCACCAGTCGGCCTTGGCCATCTCCGAGGGGTGGATGATGTCCTGCCGGCGGTCCGTGGGCTTGCCGTGTTGGTCGAGCAGGTGCTTGTGGATGTCACCCAGTAGCACCGAGGAGTTCTTCTTCGTCTCCGCCAGCGCCGCCATCTTCCCCGTCGGCTTCGTCGTCTTCCGGCGGGAGCCGGTCTGGCCAGACGGCTTCGATGTCCTCCCGGCTCGGGGCACGGTCGTAACTCCATTCGTTCTTGGGGACGAACCTCCTGATGTAGGCCCGCTCCAGGACGGTCAGGCCGCCCCAGACTCCGTAGTGCTCGTTGTTGATCAGCGCGAAGGACAGGCACTGTTCTCTGAGGGGGCACACCCGGTCGGTATAGGTGCCGTTGCAGATGTGCTTGGCCTCGGATTCCTCTCCGGTCCCGTCGCCGAAGAAGTCGTCGTGCTCTCTCGTCGGCCGGAACTTCCGGCAGGAGGCTTCCTTGTCCGGGTTGCCTCCGCCGTCCCATTCGGGGGCGTTCATCCGCAGGTGCATTACCACGACAGCACCTCGTCGGGGTCGGCGTCCGGGAACGCCTGGGTATTAAGCGTGAGGAATGTTTCCTCGCTCATCACGATCCAGTTCCTTCCGCTTTCCATCTGGATCCCGAAGAGCATTTCCCTGCCGTCGAGGAGGGCCTGTTTCTCCGCGGTCTGAAGTTCTGCGTCCTTCAGGGAGTACTGCTTCTTGCCGGTGACCTTGTACTCGACGCTGTACTCAGGGGTGCGTACGTCGTTCTTTCTGACCCAGCCGTTTCCGCTCCCGGCGTTCACCGTCCCGCCCAGCAGTTCCGCTCCTCGCCGCTCCTGCTTCTGGGACTTCTTCAGCATGTCCGCCATAGGTCTTCTCCAGGAGGTTGGCGAGGATGAGGAACTTGAGGTGGGCGCGGCCCTGGCGCCGGGAGTAGCGGACGCCGAGGACCACGATGTAGACGGCCGCGAAAGCCAGGAGGAGGGAGAGCACGGCCACCATCAGGCGGCCTCGGTATTAAGCCCGTCGGCCATCATCTGGGCGTTCATCTGGGCCATGATCTTCGCGTCCTTCTCCGGGTCGGTGCCGGGCTCGTACCGACCGTCGTCGATGACTCCAGAGGGACGGCGCCGGACCTTCTTGGTGCCGGCCGACTCGGCGGCCTCCAGGTCCTCCTCGGAAATGGACCGCTCGTCGACCTTCTTGGAGGCGACGAGGATCTTCTCGTACAGGGCCTCTTGGAGGTCCAGGTCCTGGCGGATGTGGTCGAGCATGGCGTCCTTGCCCTGCCAGCGCAGGACCGGCTTGCCCTTGTCGTCGTACTCGCCGTTGTCGATCTGGAAGTACGCGCCCTTGCGCTGGATGACGTCGAAGAGGATCCCCATGATCATGATCTCCTTGACGGTGTCGTAGTCACCGCGGGCGAAGTTCATGAAGGGGGCGCTGCGGAAGTAGAAGTCGATCGTCGCGGTCTGCTGCGGGGCGGCGGACTTGTTCTTGATGGTCTTGACCTTGATGACCTGGCCGACGTTCACCTTGCCCTTGCCCGGCCGGGACTCCTGGATCCACTCGTCGCGCCGGACCTCGACGCGGGTGTAGAACGCGTAGTTCTTGGCGTTGCCGCCCGGGGTGGTTGTCGGTGTGCCGTGGGGTGAGAACTTGCCGATGGCGTCCCGGTACTGATTGATGACGATCCCCAACAGCGGGCGGTCGTCGGCGTCCGTCATGGACCGCTTGGTGGCCGCCCCGCTCTTGCGAAAAAACTTGCCCGTCAGTCTCGCTCCGAGCGCCATGACGGCCTCGTCCATGTCCTTCTCCTGCTCCTCGTCCGCGATCAACGCGGGGTAGGAGTCGAGGACGATCATGTCGACGGAGCGGGACTCGGCGAAGTCGAGCATGGTCTGGTAGGCGAACTCCATGGCCTGGGTGGGGACCACCAGGACGCGCTCGTTGTCGACGCCGAGGGCGGAGGCCTGGTCGACGTCGTAGTGCTCCGCGGCGATCCACAGGCAGGTGAAGGTGGGGTCCTTCTTCTGGTTGGCGGCGAGGGTCTTGTAGACGATGGCGGTCTTGCCGTGGGACTCGCGGCCGATGACCTCGACCCACTGGTTGCCCGGCCAGCCGCCACCGAGGGCGATGTCCAGGGACAGTGAGCCGGAGGTGAACCGCTTGGGGATGCGCATCTCCGAGGCGAAGCAGACGGCGCCCGGGTGCGCCTTGTTGATCTTTGCGACGAGTGCGAGGGCTTCCTTGTCGGGGCCACCCGCGCAGGTATTAAGCGGCATGTGGTGTGGGTTCCAATCCCGTAGTCGAGAAGACGTAATAAAGAACCGGTAGTGCAATACCGTAATCGGAATCGCACTACCGGTCCAGCGATGTATCAACTAGTCAGAGCAAGATCTTTTAACGAGTTTCAGGTGGTCACGAGGTCGACGACCTCACAGCCGCCGGCCGCGGAGCAGGCCAGTTCCTGGGAGCCCTTCGTCTGGTCGAACGTCTCGTAGAACGCCAGGTCCGACCACTCCACGCGGTGGTTCTTCGCGGCCAGCGCCTCGTACTCGGCCTCGGTGCACTCCTCGTACGGCGCCTGCACATACGTGTGATCCGAGTACGGCAGGAAGGAGACGCCGGAGATCTCGTCCAGGTGCTCCCACACCCACTCGCCGACCTGCTCCCACTCGTGCTCGCGCACGGAGATGGTCACCGACGGTTTGTGCTCGCACCACGCGCGCTGATAGGCCAACCACAGTTCCAGGTGCTCGATGGCCGACACGTCCTCACGGACGAGGGCCCCCTCGGCAGCCCGCTGAGCGAAGGTGAACACCCACGCGGCGCTGTTGTAGGCGTCCTCCTCGTACGGCAGGCCGGCGTCGATGAGTACGAACGCGATCGGGTCCTTCTTGTCCACCCGCACCCGCCGGAAGTAGAACTTCGCGTGCTTCTGGTGCAGGCCGGACTCGCAGTCCACCAACTGGGATACCGTGCCGGACGGCTTGACGCAGGTGGTCGCTACCGAGGCCGCGATACCGATGCGCCGGGCCTCGGCAGCGTTGGCCTCGACGACCTCCGAGCGCAGGACGGTCAGGGCGAGCGACGTCAGCCCCATACCCTTGCTTCCGTTGGTGTAGGGGTTGCCGTAGACCCCGGTGAGGGAGACGCCCAGCAGGCGCTCCTCCTCCGCGTTCTTGCGCCACTCGTCGCGCAGGTACGGGTAGTCGGTCAGGGTCGACTGCCACGTGCCGAGGACAGCCGCCAGACGCACCTTCCGGGTCAGGGTCTCGGGGGTGTCCTCGGCCCGGACGACGACCTCGGACAAGTTACAGAAAGAGAACGGCCGGAGGATGATCTCCGAGCACGGGTTGGTCCCGTAGTCGGTGTCGGACTCCCGCTTGCCGAACCGTGCGGCCTGCCTCTGCGCCGCCCCGCGGTGGAAGATGCCGCGCTCACCGCTGCCGGAGGCAACGAGGGAGTCCCACTCGGTGCGGAAGTCCTCGTGCCGCATGCCGTCGGTGTAGACCGCGCTGTTGTTGGCGAGGGCGCGGTAGGGGTGCTCGACCCACCATTCCCCCGACTTGGCCTCGGCCATCTCCTTGTCGTCCAGGTCGCTCAGGCTGATCATCGCGGACCGGCGCACGCCACCCACGACCACCACGGATGCGATCTTGCAGGCGATGTCGTGGACCTCGATCGGCCTGAACTTACGACCGGCGGCCTGGTGGAACTTCTGCACCACGAACTCGAACAGTTCGTTCAGCGGCTCAGGACCGGAGGCTCGACCTCCGAAGGTATTAAGCCGGGCCCCGGCCGGACGCACCTTGGACAGGTCCCACGTCGGCACCTTGCCCTGCCACAGATCCTCTAGCAGCAGCCGGAAGCCGATTCCCCACCCCTCCTTGCTGTCGTGCACCACGATTTTGTCCTTGGTCTGGCGCAGGGCGTCCGGCACCGGGGGCAACTGGTCGGTGTACTTGCGCTCGACGCTGTAGCCCACGCCCGTGCCGTTCATGAGGATGTACAGCAACTCGTCGAGAGCGCGGGCGTCCTTCAGCGGCAGGTACGAGCAGTTGAACCCGGCGATGTTCGAGCGGTCCAGGGCGGGGCCGGCCGTCATGACGGCGCGCATGGACGGCATGACCTCGTGGTTGAGGATGGCCGCGTGGATCTCGTCGACCACCTGGGGGTCGGGGGTGTAGTCGTGCTTGTCCTTCAACTGGGCCAGCATGAATGTCACGTAGCGCGCGACGGTCTCGGTCCAGGTCTCGCGCCGGTTCTCGTCGTCGAGCCACCTGGAGTAGCGCGATTTGGCGATGAAACTACGGTAAGGGTCTGCAAGGTCACCGGCAGTAGTGAGCAGGGTGGTCACCGGGGTAATTCCGTTCAGTCGTGATGATCAGGGAGGAGGGCGCTTAGACCGAGCCGTCGGGCCGGATGATGGCGCCGGGGTTGTAGTTGCTCCGGCCGCCCAGACCGCCCGAGGCGACCTGCTTGGCGGGCGTGGCGGGTCCGTCTCCTCCGCTGCCAGACGGCAGGCCGGCGGTCGACTGCTGGAAGCGCGGGTTGTAGCCGCACTCGTAGCACTGCGACATGGCGTTGTGCATGCCCACCGGCTTGAAGTAGTTCGAGCCTCCGCAGTCAGGGCAGTGAGTGTCCTGCTTGGCCACCATTGCGCGGGCCGGTGCCTGGCCCTCGGTATTAAGTGGCACTGTCTGCTGGGGCTGGGGCTGGGGCGGGGTGGGGTAGGCCGCTGTCGGCTGCGGCTTCCACCAGGCTCCGCCCTGCGGCTGCTGCTGTACCGGCGCAGGGGCCGGGGCCGGGGCGGCCGGTCGAGTGGCCGCCCCCAGTTTGTTAGCCCAGAAGTTCGTCACCGAACTGCACTCCATCCGCGTAACTGATGATTCCCATGTCGAGGAGATTGGCGAGGATCGCCACAATTCCGGCGCGGACGACTACGGAATGATGCCGCTGAAGAACTGCTGCGGTTTCCTCGTCCACGGAATTTCCGGAGTTAACCAGCATAGCCGAGGCGGTAATGCCAGAAACTATCGGGATGAACAGCGCTAGCATTTCCTTCAGGGGTGCGAGCGCGTCGATCCTGTCGTGGCTGGCCTTGTGCTCCATGTCGGAGACGTCGGGGCTGTCAGGGGTGAGCCCCATGAGGGGGATCAGCCGCTCGACCTCGCTGCACGGGACGATGTCCCAGGCCAGGCGCTTGGTCAGCATCTGCGGGGTGTAGATGTCGACCTGGAGGTCGTCGTCGGTATTAAGCGCGTCGAGCGGGTTGTCTTCGTCCTTGTTCTTCCTGCTGAACAGTCCCATTACTTTGCCTCCGACCAGCGGTCCACGATTTTCACGTCCGACGAGAGCGGTACCTTGAGCAGTTTCTGGATTCCTTCGCCGAGCATGGCCTCCCGGACCAGCGCAGCGCATTCCTCGGCCTTGTCCTCCGGCGCGAGTGTCACGAGTTCGTCGTGCACGGAGAGGATCAGGCGCATGTCGTCCGGCAGGGAGTTGTTCAGCCGGATCATCGCGAGTTTGATCAGGTCGGCCGCGCTGCCCTGGATGAGGCTGTTCACTGCCTGACGCTCGGCGCCCATCCGCAGGCCGTTGTTCTGGCTGAGGATGAGCGGCAGGCGCCGCTTGCGGCCCAGCAGCGTCCGGATGTGCGGAGGACGGCGCGACCGGCAGACGCGTATGACCTCTTCCTTGAAGCGGTAGATCTCCGGGAACATCTTCTGGTGCATCTCCATGAACTTCTTCGCGTCCTTGACGGAGATGCCAGCCATCGAGGCCACCTTGTCCGGGCCCGCGCCGTACACGACGGCGAAGTTGATGCCCTTGGCCACCTGGCGGAAGTCGATGCAGGTTCGGTCGCCCTCCTTGACCCGCCGCATGAACTCCTGCGGGTCCACACCCATCAGCGCGGCGGCCGTCGCCGAGTGCGGGTCGACTCCCTGGTGGAACCCCTTGTAGAGGTCACCGCGGCCGATGAAGTGCGCGAGGACGACGAGTTCGATCTGGCCGTAGTCCGCGACGACCAGCTTGTAGCCGGGCGGCGCGATGAACAGACCGCGGATCTTCTTACCCAGTTCCGTGTCCGGCCGGGGGATGTTCTGGAGGTTGGGTTCCCGGCAGGAGAATCGTCCAGTCACCGTCCCGTACTGGACGAAGTCGGCATGGATCCGGCCGTCGAAGATCCGGCAGGGCTTGTCCTTGTCCTCGGGGTCTCCGAGGTAGGCCACCGGGTACGACAGCAGCTTGCTGACTTCCGCGTACTCCAGCATCGCCTTGACGACGGGGTTGTTCGGGTGCTTCTCCAGGGAGTCGGAGTCGGTGCTGAAGTCCTTCCACTCCAGCTCCTGGCCGGCGTCCCGCTTCTTCTTCCCGCCGTCGGTCGGCTTCAGGGGCTTGAGGCCCTGGCCGCCGTCCTTCTTCGGGGCGTACAGCACCTCGGCCTTCTGCGCCGGGGCGTTCAAGTTGAACTGCTTGCCCGCGGCCCGGTAGATGCTGCCCTCGATCTCGACGAGCCGGGCCTGCATGTCCTGGACCAGCTCGCGCATCGCTGCCTCGTCGACCGGCGCCCCGGTGATGCCCATGTCCAGCAGGACACCCAGGACGTCCTCCTCCAGGCGCCGCACGTGGGTCAGGTTCTGCTCCCGGATCTGCTTCTGGAATCGCTTCCAGAGCAGCCACGTGTACTTCGCGTCCATGTACGCGTAGTGCGCGACCTTGGAGAAGGGGTGGGCCTCGACGCACTTACCGACGTTGTCCTTGTAGTCGACCTTGTAGTAGCGCTTGACCAGGGCGTCGAGGCTCTTCTGCTTCATGTTTTCGTCGAGGAGCCACTGGAGCACGATGGTGTCGCTGTACTCCGGCGGGCAGATCTCACCCCAGTACTTGGCCGTGGAGATCAGGTCGAAGGTCGCGTTGTGCGCGATCTTGATCTTGTCCTCGGCGAAGAACAGGGGCTTGAGGATGCTGAACACCTCGGAGGGCAGCATCTGCTCCGGTGGGGCGTCGTAGACGGCCGGGATGGCGTCGAACTTGCCGGTAAGCCGGTTCTTCTTGCGCGTGGCCTTGCTGATCAGGACGTCGCCGTTGGGGTGGCCGAACGGGATGGCGTAGGCCTCGCCGTCGGTGGCCAGGCTTATCCAGTTGGCGACGTTCTGCGTCGGAACGTTTCGGTTGGCGCCGAACGTCTCGATGTCGAATGCGAAGGCCGGGCGCTCCATGAAGCGCTCGACCAAGGTATTAAGTCGGTCGGGGGTGAGGATGACGGAGTTGCGGATCTGCACAGCGGGCTCCGGTGGTGGTGGGTGGGAAGCTGAGGGGGAGGCCCAGCGCCGAGCTGGCGCCAGAGCCTCCCCGCGGGGGCCTAGTCGTTCAGGATTTCCCGGACGATGTCCTTGAGTTCGCTGCGCCGGGTGACCTGGAGGATGCCCTCGTCGTAGGCCTTGGAGTCGAATTCCTCCAGGTCCTCGTCCTCCAGGGGCTCGATGTCCCAGTCGTCGAGGAGGTCACGCTCCTTGACGGGCGTGATGTAGTAGGTGGTCTTGTTGTTCTTGGTCTCCTTGCGGACCGAGAAGTACAGGTCGTCGCGGTTGATCGGCGACGTCTTCTTGTCCTTGGCGTAGTTCTTCAGGATGTCGGCGACCATCGGGCCGACCTGCCAGACCTTGATCTGCGGGTCCTCGGGGTCGGTGAAGTCGACGACGTTGAAGCACACCTGCTGGGACGGCTTGTCCCCGGCGTCGTCGCACAGCGGGCACTTGCTTTCGAGGCACGTGAAGGACTTCTTGCCCTTGCGCTCGATCCAGTGCTGGAGGAAGACCAGGAACGGTTCGTCGTCCAGGAAGTGGACGATGACGGACTCGCCGGTCGCCTTGAAGTTGTCGGGGAAGCCGGAGGAGGCCTGCTTGGTCTTCTCGTAGGAGCCCCAGCCCTTTCCGCCGACCTTCGGCGCGGGCTCGTCGTCCTCGTCGTCCTCGTCGCGGGAGGGACGCCGCGAACGGCGGGAGGAGGTGCCGGCCTCCTCGGTATTAAGCGACTGGCGGGCGCCGCGACGGGAGCCGCGGGTGGGGGCCTCATCCTCCTCGTCGGCGTAGCCGTGCTCCTCCTCCGGCTCGTCGGCCGGCGAGTAGGCCTCGGTGTCGCGGGCGGTACGGCGGCGGGTCAGAGTGCGGGGCATACTCAGTTCTCCTGATTAGTAGGTCGGTCGCCAGAGAGGATCTGGCCGATCCGTGTCTTGTGGACGTTGTACTTCTTGGCCAGGCGAGTCTTCTCACCGCGAGCGCCGGTGTACTCGGCGCGTATGGCAGCGACCTCCTCGTCGGTCAGCTTGGCCCGGCCGTGGTTGTCCCCACGGGCCTGCCGGTTTCGCTCGCGCATGTCCCGGAGGTTGTCGGCCTGGGTGCCCACCAGCAGGTCCTTGGGGCGGATGCAGGGAGGGTTGTCGCAGTCGTGGCGAACCACCTCACTCGGCTCCAGGGACCTGCCGTTGGCGTACTCCCACGCGATCCGGTGCGCGTAGCGGGTCTTCTTGACCCGTGCGTCCCATGCCTGCCCGTATCCCCGAGGGGTTCGGGTCAGCCGCCACTCCCAGCAGCCGTTCTCGGCTACCTCGTAGTGGACGCCTTCCACGAAGGGGAACTCAGCAGGCTGCACGGTTACTCCTGTCGGAACAAGTGGATGTAGGAGTTCTTCTCGGCGGTGTTCAGCCGGGCCTCTTCGATGTCGGCCGCGAGGGCCTTGTCGATCTGGTCGGTGGCGATCTTGTCCAGGTCCTCAAGGGACCGCGCCTTGGGGAAGTCGTCGGAGTCGATGTCGACCTCGTAGCCGAACTCCACCCACTCGAAGTTCCCCATGGACACGTGATGCTTGGCGCTCTTGACGACCCTCACTGCTCGGCCGCCAGACGCTCGAACAGGGCGATCACCCGGGGGGTGAACTGGGTGTCCTTGATGGGCTTCTGGTGGGAGACCAGGACGCCCTCCTCGTGCGCGATGCGGACGATGCCCTCAACCTGCGCGCGGGTGTAGAGGCGGCGCCGGCCGCGGACGTCTCCGTCACGGCCCGGGGACTGGAAGGTGCTCTTCGGGATGACTCCCTCGCGCTCCCACTTCCGGATCGTGACCGGCTGCCGGCCGAGGGCCTGGGCCAACTGGCCGACGGTGAAGAACTCGGTCTCCACGCCACCGACCACGTACTTGCGCGGCTTGGCGTCCCAGGCACTGGGGTCGGCCGCCGACGGGGCGGCCTCGGTATTAAGCCGGTTCCGGTGACGTACCAAGGGGCGCGTCGAGCCGGGGTAGAACTGCTCGCCGATCTCGGCGAAGGCCTGGTCGATGCTGTTGGCGATGGTGCTCATGTGGTGGGACTCCTGTCAGCCGCGGATGGGCTTGAAAGCGAAGGACACGTTCTCGACCCAGAGGCCGTCCAGTTCGTCGTCGGAGATGACGCCCTCCTGGTTGAGGACGTACAACTCGTCCTGGTCCAGGACCTCCATCTCGACCGTCTTGAAGACGCGGTTCCGGACACCCTTGGCGGTGACCAGTTCGTCGGTCTTCTCCTCGTCGAGGGACTGGGAGACGCGGCGTTCGCGCTTGACCTCGGTGAAGGTCTGGCCGTTGACCTCGATGGGCGTCGGCAGGCGCCAGAACTTGCTGCCCTTCTCGTCGGTCTCGCCGTTGGCGTCCACGTGGGCGGAGACCTCGTCGCGCAACTTGTTCTTGCGGCTGACGATGTCGGCCTCCTGGAACTTCAGGGCCAGGAACTGCCGGGTCTTCTCCCAGGGCGCGGCCTGGTCGAGGGAGATGGGGCGCTCGGTGCGTCGGGTTGCTCGTCTCGGGACTGTAGCCATAGAGCGGGGCTCTCTTTCTACGTAGTAGGTCGGTTGAGCAGATACGACTCTACCATTACGTCTTTGCAGAAGTCCATATCGATTACGCGTTTCGAAGGTGTTACTTGCAGCCGAGGGAGGCGTGGCGCTTGGCGTAGGTCTGCGCGTCCCGGTCGGTCTGGTCCGGACGGAGGTCGGTCTCCTCGACGTCCTGGTAGACGGTGACGACGCGGTGCTGTACGGGGTCCACGATGGCGACGATGTCGCCCTTCACGTGGCGGTACTGGCCAGGTACGCGGCCGGAGGGGTACGTGTGGTGCGGGCGGTTGGCGGCGTCCAGGACCTGCTGGGACGTCCAGCCCTTGGCCTGCGCCTGCTTCTGCGCGTGGTGGGTCAGGCGGTACTCGGGGGACTCGTCCGAGAGGCGGGCGGTCCAGTCGATGCCGAGTGCTTCAGCGATGGTGGTCACTTGCGTCTCCCCTGCGTAGCGATTCGATCCTCTGTTCGGTTCCTGCTTGGTGAGGTCGACTCTACGGAGAGGCATATGCCCTTGTCAACGGATCTACGGAAACCGCTTTACATCGTTCACCAGCGGTCGGCGACGGCACCGCGACGAGCCAGGCGGACGGGGGTCAGGTCCCAGTCCTCCTGCTCCTCCGGGGGGTGCATGACGTCCTCCAGCCCCTCACGGAGCAGGACGTCGAGTGGGTCTTCTCGCATGCTTTGATAGTGACACGCGGGAAACCCTTTACAACCACTCGACGTCCTGCATGGGATCCTGGAAGTTACGCCGCGTCCAGGCACTGAGTCAGCGTCTGCACGTCGTTCTCGATGCGCCCCTTCTCATCCGCCCCGCGCCCGTCCGTGATGGCCGAGCCGACCCGCCGCTTGTGCGCCAGCATCGACAGCTTGCGCGGCTCGGTGGTCCCCTGGGTGATGGCGTTCAGGATGTAGATGTCCCGGAACTGACTGCTGGCCCGGTTGTGCCGGGCGTTGATCTGGTCCTGCTTACCCGCGCTCCAGGCGAGGTCGTAGTTGATCAGGTAGTTGGCCATGTACAGGTCGGTGCCGAAGGCGCCCGCGTGACTGGACAGGAACACCCGGCAGTCCGGGTCAGCCTCGAATCGCTGGGCGGCGTAGGCCTTGGCCGCGGAGGACATCCGGCCGGTGTAGGTGACGAAGGATCCCGCCGGCAGCCTGTCCCCGATCAGGTCGAGCATGTCAGGGTTGACGCTGAAGACGATCACCTTGTTGCCGGGCACCGCCAGGATGTCCTCGATCGCTGCCGCCACGGCGTCCAGTTTCGGGGACGTGGTGACCTCGTCGAGCAGGCCGGACTGCCACACCTCGTAGGCGTACTTCGAGCCGGGCCAGGTCTTCTTCTCGGCGCCGCGTGAGCGTGCCTCCTGGCTCTCCTCATACTGCTGCCCGGACATGACGATCAGGTCCGGGTGGTTCAGCAGCATGTCCAGGGCCTGCATGCGAGACATGATCTTGCCCTGCTGACTGTTCTCGTTCGGGGTGTCTCCTCCGTGGTAGTGGGCGAACAAGTCGAAGTTGCCTGTGTTGGGCCCGAGCGCCCGCAGCTCGGCGAGCAGGTCCGCGGAGATGGCCTTGTAGGCCTTCTTCGTCTTGGGGTCCAGCACGACCGGGATGATGGACTCCTGTACCTCGGGCAGGTACGGCCGCACATCGTCGTCCAGGCGCGTCTTCCTGACCATCACCTCGGCCAGCTTGGCGTGCAGGACCGGCAAGTTCTTGTACTGCTGGACACCACCGAAGCGGTTCCTCACGATGAACGACTTGTCGAACAGGTCGAAGCGGCCGAGGACCTGGTCGTCGACCCACTGCATGATCGAGAACAGCTCCTCGGGCTTCCCGTTCTCCACCGGGGTGCCGGTCATGCCGAAGCGGTACGGCGCGGTGAGCCTCTTGATCTTCCGCGTGCGCTGGGCCCGGAAGGTCTTGATGGCCGTGCACTCGTCGAGGACGATGCACTCCGGCTTGATCCTCCTCACGTAGTTCCAGTCGTTGACGACGTTCTCGTAGCCGAGGATCACGTACTCCGGCCGGAGCGTCTTGACCTTGGCGTACAGCCCGGCGCGCTTCTTCGCGTCGCCGTCGATCAGGACGCAGTACTCCTCCGTGGGGACGGTGATCTCCTGCTTCAGCCCGTCCTCGCGCACCGTGACCGTACGGGTCGGCACGTCGGTGAGGCGGGCGATGGACTTGGCCCACTGGTACTTGAGGTTCGCCGGCACCACGATGACCGCGGTCTCCACCTCCCCCTTCTCCAGCAGCTCCTCGATGGCGGCCAGGGCGATGACGGTCTTGCCCAGGCCCATCTCGTAGGCGATCAGGAGGGAGCCGCGCTCGACGGCGCGGTCTACCGCCTCCTCCTGGTACGCGTGCAAGTCGACGGCTAGCACTGGCTGTACTGCCGGTTGAACTGTCCCCGGGTCCGCGGCCTCTTGGCGAACGGGGTGCCGGGGTTGAAGTGCCCTGACTGGATGTGGTCAGGGTTGGCACACATGCGACGCCGGCAGGCCCTGTGCTTCTGACTGCCATCCCCTCCAGTGAGGAAGGTCAGCAGGGACTTGCCCTGGTAGTAAGGCCGCGTGGCGGTGGACTGGTAGATCAGGCAGTCGGTGTCCGGGTCCGGCTCGACGCGGTCCCAGAACTCCTGGCCCAGGTGCTCGTAGCCCTCGGGTGCCTTCATCGGGGGTCCCCCTCGCGGGGGCAGGTATTAAGCGTCACGGTGTGCTCCTAGAAACGGGCGAGGATGGATGAGTAGGCGCCGCGGACGGCGGCCTTGATCTGGTCGGCGTTCATGTCTCCGGGGTCCTTGGCGTGCGGGGCCACGGAGTAGTCGAGGAACTTGAGGGTCAGGCCGCGGCCGGTCCACTCGTCCTTCAGGCGCTGGCAGGCCTTCGCTCCGGCGTCGTCGTTGTCGAGGGCGACGATGACGGTGTCGAAGTGGTCGCGGATCAGGGACATCTGCGCGTCGGAGACTCCGGCGCCGTAGGAAGCCAAGCCCCCGCGGATCCCGCACGTCCACAGCCGGACCACGTCCAGCGGCGACTCGACCAGCACGGCCACGTCGTCGTCGTAGGTGTGCAAGCCGAAGAGCGTCTTGGACTTCGCCATGCCCGGCGGCCGGTTGCGGAAGTACCGCTCGTTCTTCTCCTGCCAGCCCCACAGCATCCCGGTGTCGGGGTCGCGGACCGGGATGATCCACATGTCCCGGGCCGGATCCCACAGCACCCCGCACGTCTCGGCGTCCTCCGGCAGGAAGAACCGCTCGGCGCAGGCGCTCAGCGGCGGCGTGGTGTACAGGGCCAGCGACGCCTCGTTGATCTGCTTGGTCGTGTCGACCTGCTCAGCGCGCTGCTTCTTCTTCTCCAGGTACTTCCGGACGCGCTCCGCTCCGCCCCGCTTCCTGACCCAGTTCTTGGCCTCGCTCGCGTCCAGGTCCAGGACGTCGCGGACGAGGACCCAGAAGGCCCCGCGGTATCCGCAGGAGAAGCAGTTGAAATACCCTTCGTCGAAGTTTATGGAAAAGGATGGGTGTGCGTCTTTCTTTCCGGTGCGCGCCTCATGCATGGGGCACGGCATGTGTATTTCGTCGCCCTGGACCTTGTAGTCGAGTTCCAGGGTGTCCAGGCACGCGGTCACGTTTCCAGGGATGGGGTTTCCGATTGCGTCCCATCCGGCTTTTGCTCGGGGCACTGGTATCTCCTCTCCAGGTAGTTCAGGTACTGGCGCATTTCCCAGTAGTCGCGGCGCATATAGGCGGTGCCGTATGAGATCCACCTGATAGGGCCGAGGCCTTGCAGGCGGTGCATTTCGCTGGCGTAGATAAGGTTCCGGTCACGGGGGTTTCGTTTGTTCTCCCGGCACCAGAACAGGAACTCCCGGAAGTTCCCGGCGAGGACCACCAGGCGGGGCTCAGAAGGCGCCGACGTATCCATCGGTGTTCACCTCGTCCATGGCGAACGGGTCCTCGTTCAGTTCCTCGAACTTGCCGGTCTCCCAGTCCCACTGGCAGTAGGTCTCCAGCGGCGGGCAGTTACGGGCCAGGACCACCTTGATCTTGTTGATGTTCGCGTCCTCCGTGGACTCGACACCGAGAATCACGTCGGAGTCCTGGGCGAAGGAAGACGAATAACCGATAGAGTCGGAGGTGATCCCCTTCTTCTTGTTCATCTTCCATTCGAGGACCTGCGTGGAGATGAGAATGGGCAACTGCCGGTTCTTCGCCATGCGCTTGAACCCACGGGTGAGATTCGTGAGCGCCTGCGGAGATCCCTGAGCCTCTCCGAGTTCGTCCTGCATCATGTAGATGCCGTCGATAATGACGACCTCGGGCCGCAGCGAGTCAATCTTCGCCTCGACACCAGTCAGCGTCGTCGCATTCATGGAGTCCGACGACAGGAAGAACGAGGGCATCGCCTCCAATTCCCGCAGGGCCCTTTCAAGCCTGTCCCACTCGGCCTTCTTGAGCGTTCCGTTCCTCAGCCGGGCGTGGGAAATCCCCGCGCGGATGGCGTCGAAACGTTCCTCCTGCTCCTCATTACTCATTTCGAAGCCGATGAACAGGACCTTCACGCCGTACAGGTGCGCGGCCATGGCGGCCAGAAGGAGCAGCGTGGACTTACCGGCCTTGGGAGGGCCGACGAAGGTGATCAACTGCTCCTTCTGGAGGCCCTGGGTGGCGCGGTCGATGGTCTGGAAGCCGGTCGGGATACCTCGCAGGCCGTCGGGCAGGTCCTTGAGCGTGAGGTAGCGGGCCAGCCGTGCCTGCCCGGTCTCCGTCAGGTCGGTGTCCCGGGAGTTGGGCACCGCCGAGGCGATGGACGCCAGCGTGTGTGCCAGCGCCTCCATGGCCGCCTTGGCGTTGCCCTCTTCGTGTGCGTCGACCGAGTCGGCCAGGCCCTGCTCCAGCAGGTCCAGGGTGTGCTGCTCGCGCAGTCGGTCGGTCAGCACCTGCATGCTGTCCTCGACCTTGACGAACTTGTACGTCGGGAAGTCGGTCTTGATGGTGGCGAGGCTGGGGACCTCGCCGTAGGTGGCCTTGTGTCGCAGGATGGCCTTGAAGACGGCCTTGTTGTCGGGGTCGCCGAAGAAGTCCGCGGTGATGCCCGCGTCCGCGACGTCGGCCAGGTCCTTGTCCTGGATGACGCGGGACACGAGCAGGCGCTCGAAGTCCGCCACTACAACGCTCCTATGAGGGTGGTGGGGGCAGCGGGCAGGGAACGGCCCTTGCTGCCGTAGATCAGGTGGTGTTCGTTGTCGAAGATCGCGGCGACGTCCGGCATGTAGGGCAGGCGTCGTGCCAGCCGCTCAGGGGTCGTGGCCCACACCCGGCCGATGGGAAGCCCTTCGGCGTCCAGACGGGCCTCCAGGGGCCCGACAGCGTCGTCTCCGAGGTAGGTGACGACGTCGACCGAGTAGCGGAACCGCCAGACGGTGTCCCAGATGACCCGGGCCAGCGCGTCGTTGATCTCGTACGCGTCCACAGTCCGCTTGGCCATGCGCTGCCGGCGCCCGAACCTGCGGGCGACCAGCTCGTGCACGCGCTCCGGCTTCTCCGGCAGGACGCCGAGCATGCCCTCGAACGCGATGACCAGGCGGGGGACGACCTCGTTGGAGATGTCGCCCCGTTCCATCAGGTGCGCTCCGCCTCGCGGAGCCGGGTATTAAGCCCGTTGTGGGAAGTCAACAGTTCACGCTGCACGGCGGTCGCTCCCAACCATCTTGATCATGTGGAAGGACTCCTGGATGAAGGAGCCCATGGACTCGTGGTAGATCACGCCCCAGTCCTTCGGCGGGACGTTGGAGGTGATGAGCGTGGGGCGCCCCTCGCGGTGCCGCAGGCGCAGCAGCACGTCCAGCTCGTTCTCTGCGTAGCCGGACTTGGTGCGGTGCTCCTTGCCGACGTCGTCGAGCAGCAGCACGGGCGCCGTGCGGGCGGAGTTCAGGGCGTCCTCGATCTGCCACCACCGGGCGATGGCCTCGGGCTCCTTGCGGTCGGACAGGCTCATCTGCTCGATCGACATGGAGACGTAGTCGGCGTAGGCCAGGAAGTACACCGGGACGCGCTGCTCGAAGTAGCACTCCAGGAGCGTGGCGGTGGCCAGGGAGGTCTTGCCGGTGCCGGGAGGGCCCAGGAACAGCAGGCCCTTGCCGATCTGGCTCCAGTCCTCGGGGTACTGGTCCAGGGGCCGCTTGTCGGTGACGTAATGATCGCGCAGGTTGTCGACCCACTCCTGGCACTCGCTCTTCCAGGGTGCGTCGCTGGTATTAAGCCGCAGGCCGCGGAGCCGCTTCGGGATCCCGTACTCGGACATCCGCAGGGCGTGGACCCGGGGGTCTGTCGCCAAGGTGGCCTCCTTGTGGTGGTGGTTCAACGCTCAGGAGGCTACCACAGTTACGCCTTACCGATTACGTGTTTGCTGAACGTTTTACAAACAGGGAAGGGGCGGACCGCCGTAGCAGCCCGCCCCTTCGGGTCGGTCACATGGACCAGTAGTCCTCGTCGTGCCGGTGCTTCTCCATCGCGTTCTCGGCCTTGCCCAGCCGCTCGGTCAGCAGACCGCGGGCGGCGAGGAAGTCCTTCCAGGCCGGCACGTTCTCCGACCGGTTCCAGGAGACGGACCAATAGGTGATGATCATCTTGGTGATCTCCTCGTACCGGACACCCTCCTTCATCCACCGGCCGAAGTTCCCGGCGAGGGCTCCGAGGTTGACCGCGCCGGGAACCGGGTGACCCACCTCCAAGGCCCGCTTCTCGAAGAACGAGGCCAGAACCTCAGAAGGCCGCAGGGAGCGCTTCTCACGAGGTCGCCGGACCGGAGGGGCCAGGTCGTCGTCCGAGGCCGGGAGACGGCCGTCCTGGACGCTTCCTGCATCTTCTTCGCCGAGGGCCTGGGCCACGACGTACGCCGGGTCGAGTTCCAGTTCCGCCTGAGCCGCCTCGATGGCCGCCTGCTTCTTGGTCTTCTTCCGGCCGCCCTGGCGCGGAGCGCGGACCGCGTCCCATCCCTTGCCGCCCGGCCTGGCAGGTATCTCCTCGGCTTCGCCGGGATCAGACCGTGCCGAACGGCGCGGTGGAAGAAACGAAGTTTCTTCTATATCTCTAACTTCTAGTTGGTTATTGGGGTTGGGTGAAAACTTCGACACAGGGGGTGCAGAATCTGCACTTTCAGGGGGTGCAGAATCTGCACTCTCGGGCCATTCCGATACCGGCTTGATGCGCCGGACCACGGACTTGTACCGCAGCGCTTCCAGTGGGATCTGGTCCTCCGGTACGTGCTCGACGATGCCGTCCTTCTCCAGCGCGGCCAGGGACACGTACGCCTGCCGCTTGGACACACGGGCCTTGCCCGCGATGGTGTCGGCGGACTCCCAGCACATCCGGTGGGTGTCGTTGGCCGCGTCCGCCAGCGCGAGCAGAACGAGCCGCGTGGCGAGGCGGGTGTTCGAGTGCGTGAACACCTCGGACATGATCAGGATGCTCACTCGGCGGCTCCGAATCCGCCGTTGATATTAAGTCGGCTGGGCATGTTAGGTTCTTCCCATCTCGGGGTTTGTGGTGGGCCTCGGGGTGTGGTGGGCAAAAGCCCCCGGCAGTGAATTGAGGTCTCGAACCTCTTCAGCGCCGGGGGCTTTTGCGTTGCTCACTTACTCCCCGTCGAGTTCGAGGCCCTTCTCCTCGATCTCTGCCCGGGTCAGGTGGACGACCTTCTGTCCGGCCGGTATGCGACCGCGACCGCGTCGGGTGTAGTTGCCGTCCTCGTCGACCAGGAAGGCGAAGGTCTTGGACTCGTCGCGCGGACGGCCACGGCGCCGACGCGCCGGCTGCTCCGACTCCTCGTCCTCCTGCTTGTCCTCCTGGACGGCCGCACGCTCCTGCTTGGCGGCCTCCTGGTTGTGGGCCGCGTCGGCCACGGTATTAAGCGCCTTCTGGAGCAGTTCCGTCAGCGGCCGGTAGCGGACCGCGGCCTGGTTGATGACTGCGTTGCGCTCGTCCTCCAGCCGGAAGGCGTTGTAGGCACCCTCCAAAGCGGCGCCGATCAGCAGGAGGTCGAGGTCCTTGTCGGCGACCGGCTGCGCCTCGCGCTGGACCTTCTGGGCAGCCTGGTTGACCTGCTGCTCCAGGGTCTCCTGCTGCTCCTGGATGTCCTCCTCGACCGGGTTCACCTCGGGCTCCGGCTCCGGGTCGGCCTTGCGACCGCGACGGCGCGGCTTGGGCTCCTCCTCGGGCTCCGCCGGCTCGTCCTCCGTCAGCGGCTCCTCCTCCGGCTGGACCTCCTCGGGCTCGGAGCGACGGCCGCGGCGCCGGCCACGCTTGGGCTGCTCCGGCTCGGGCTCCGGCTCGGGCTCCGGCTCGGCCTGCGGCTGCTCACCGAAGGAGATGTCGTCGAGGCCGGCGGTCAGGTCCTTGGCCTTGATGCCCGCCTGCTCGGCCGCGTCCAGGAGGAGTTCGGCCTCGACGCTGCCCTCGTCACCCCACAGCAGGATCAGGTGCACCTCGTCGCCCGCACTGTCGGCCTCCTTCAGCAGGTCGACGACTCCAGCGGTGACGTTGGAGTGGTGGACGACCTCCTCGGCGTCCGTCAGGAAGGACTCGGTGGCGCGACTGCGCTTGTTGTCAGCGACGGCGATGTAGGGCAGGTCGGCCTTCTCGGTCCAGGCGAGGACCGTCTCCAGGCCGTCCGACAGGTGGTCCCGGGTGATCGGGAAGATGAGGTGGATCTCGCGGTCGCTGGGCTTGAAGAAGCCTGCCTCGTCCTCGTCGCCGAAGCCGAGCCAGTCGTTGAGCAGGTCCTTGATGTTCTCGGGGTCGACGTCAGCGGCGCCAGCGAAGGCCAGGGTGATGGGCTGCTTACTCAAGTTCTGCTCCCGGTGTTGGTGTGGTGGCCGCCGTGATCGGCGACGAAGAAGACGTTAGCGGTTACGTCTTCTAAATGCAAGAAAACCCCGCTTGTAAAGCGGGGTCTTCAAAGTGGTTTACACGTTAGGGCAGGTCAGGGACCCTGCGGCCGGTAGAGGGGTGCCGGCGAGGGAAGCGGATCGGGGTCGTATCCACCCCTCCCCCGCGGACCTGGACGTGCAGCAGCGCGACCACTCCGGCCGCTGCTGTGGCCGCCAGCCATGGGCCGGGCACCCGCTGGGCCTCGTAGGCCAGGCCGACCACGACGAGCGGCTGGAGGGCGGCCGGGATCGCGAAGGGCAGCAGCTCGCGCAGCCACTCCCACGCGGTGAAGGTGGCGAGCGCGATCAGCAGCAGCCGGAACCAGTCCATGATCAGATCGCCCTCGGGCCCAGGCCGCTGGTCTGCGGCTGCACGACGGGGATGTTGTTGGTGCCGGCCGGGTCCACCGCGGTCTGCGCAACGGAGACGACGGCCGGAACGACGACAGGCTCCAGGGACTGGACGACCGTGCCGACGACCGGGATCTTCTCGGCCGCCTCGACGACCTCCTGCACGCCGGAGGAGACGACGTCGGTGCTCAAGGGGAAGTCGTTGGTGATGCCCTGCTCGTCCTCGGACTGCTCGGCCACCTGCGCCACCTGGAAGTACTGCTCCACCTGGTGGCTCTCGGTATTAAGGACGATCTTGGCCTCGGCCACGAACAGGTTCTGGAGCGCGCCGAACCACGCGTACTTCTTCAGCAGGGAGTGGTAGAAGGCCGTACCGGACAGCCAGGCCAGGAACGCGGCGACCACAGCGGGCGCCCACACGAAGCCGGAGGGGTGCTCCTTGTAGACGGCCGCGGTGCCGGTAGCGACGGCCAGGACGGCGTGCGCGGCACCCTTGACGGTGGAATTGGTGGACGGCTTGGTGACCACTGCGACGATGGCGGGCAGCACCAGGCCGACGACGAGCGCGGCTGCGTCGGCGTAGTTGGTGAACATGGGGATCCTTAACGGTCGTGGTTACTGGGTCGGCAGAACGGCGTACTGAGGGGCATTCGCCGTGATTCCCAAAGGAACATTCTCTTCGAGCAGCGTTTGGATCAGGTAACTGCGCTCGATGTAGTTCTCGTAGTAGTACGAGCGCGCGAGGTTCGGGGATCCGCCCTGCTCCCACAGGTAGTCCTCGCCCATGGAGCCGTCGAAGTAGTCACGGACGGAGGCGCCTTCCTCGATCAAAACCCCGTCGACCCAGAAGATGCTCGACAGGCCCGCGGCCATGGTGCTCTTGAGGACGTTCATGCCCACATTCAGCGACGAGGAGGAGGCGGTGAAGGTGACATACAGGGTCCGCCAGCGCTTGTTCTTGGGATCCACGCGGCTGGCGGCCTGCGTCCACTTCGCTGCGCCCAACTGCGTCGAGCCGGTGCCGGACCACGGGGCGATGTCTCCGCAGCCCTGAGCGATGGCCACCTTGGCGCTCATGGTGTAGGTACGTCCCGGGATCAGGCCGGTCGCCTGGACGGAGATACCGCTGTCCGCGGTCGCCGTGGACGGCACGGTGACCTTCAGGGACTGGGTGCCTTGCCAGTGGTAGGCGTCCGCTGCGAGCGTGGCCTGGCCGGTCGAGCCGTAGCCGCTGATGCCGGATTCCATGTTGGGGTTGGTCGCGTAATTCAACCGGGTCGGCTTGATGATGACCTGGATCTCACGGGCGTTCTGGTAGTTGCTCGGGCCGGTAGATCCCAGCGGCAGCGGCTCGAACTGCACCGCGTCGAGGATCTGGTGTTTGTTCGCCGACATGGACGCGAACTTGAACCCCACGGAGGCGTACGCGGCCCGCTTCCAGGCGTAGCCGCTGCCGGAGACGGGATAGTCCACCGGGCCGGTGAACGCGGCGTAGGGGCGGCTGTAGGAGCCCGCGACGGCCGACTTCAGCGAACCGGAGTTGATACCGAACCACGCCATGGCCGGGTCCACACCCTGGTACGGGTAGTGGGAGAAGTCCTTGAACGCCGCGGCCGGCACCTTGATTGCGACCGCGAGGTGACCGCCGACGGTGAACTGCCCGGCCTCGGGTGCCAGCGGCTGCGGCCGGGGGATCTTGATACCGATGGATCCGCCGATCGCCAGCGTGCCGTCCAGCTCGGGTGAGGACACCCGGTAGCTGCGCACGACGATGGCGCCGGAGACGGGGATCCCCGGAGTCCAGTCGTCGTCGGCGCTGAAGGTGATGTCGTACGTGGTCATCACGTCACCGCCATTCCGACACGCGTGGCGGTGCTGAGCGCCGAGTTGGTGATGGTGAGCACCTGGGTTCCGTTCCGATAGATCGTGATGTTGCTGCCGGAGAAGGCGGCCGTGATCCGGTCACCGTCCGAGAAGGAGGTCGAGTAGGTGTAGGTGTTGGCCACAGAGCCGGACTGGACGAGGTACAGGCCCGTCCGCCCGGCCCGCCAGTAGTTGCTGGCGTCCTGGAGGCGGAAGACGACGCCCTGCTTGAGGGTGTTGCCGGGGTTGGTCAGGAACGTTGCCGACACCGTGCCGTCCGCGTGGCCGGCGATGGTGGCAATGGACGCCGTGGTGCCCACCGGGTAGGCCGATCCTCCCGAGTAGCCGCCGGAGGTCCACTGGCCCAGGGTCTCGGTCCAGGTCGCGGAGCCCAGGTCGGTGGTGCGGGTGGTCCAGTCGTTCCAGCCCTGGGAGAAGGAGTCGAGGACCTGGTAGGCGGGGACGGAGTCCGAGTAGAGCGCGGTGATCAGGGAGCCGTGGGAGTCGTAGTACTCGACGAACGGGTACACATTCACCTGCTCGCCGGAGTACGCCTGCGCGTATCCGGACAGGCACATCTGCACGCGGTCGTCGTAGCCGAGCGGGGTCCACTGGGTGTTCGCGGTCGGGGTGGCCGGCGGGGAGACGTTAACCGAGGCGGTCAGGGCCTGGTAGACGCGGCCGTGGTAGAGGACCATGTCGCCAGGCTGGTAGTCGATGTCCGGGTCCCAGGCCTTCCAGGTGTACGGGACGGGGATGCCGGAAAGGACTGGCTGCTGCGGATCCATGGAGGACTGCCCCGAGACCCGGCCGACGGAGCGCACACCTATCGTGGCGACCGAGCCGCCGCTGTTCGTGTTGCGGACCCACAAGGCGTTGCCCGCCTTGTCGTCGGGGTTGGTCGGGTTCTGCACACCGATGCCGACGAGGACACCGTTGGTGCCTGGGGTGACGCCCGCGGTGAAGGAGATCTCCTCCCACCCGGCCACGTGCCCGTTGGCGTCCACGAGGGTGCTGTCGGTGCCGTAGGAGACGACCGTCCAGTAGGCGTTGGAGGTGTTGGTGCCGGTGGGTGCCTGGGACTGGCCGTAGGCGCCGTTACTGCCAGCCTGGTACAGGTAGGCGCCGAACTCCACCTTCTCCCCCGAGGCGTAGTTCACGCCGGAGTCCCACTGCGGGAAGGTGGGGTGGTCGAAGTCGGCTTGGTCGTCGGAGAGCATGAGGTTGACGCCGGCCCGGAGGTCTGCGTCGTATCCAGTGGTTTCGGAGATGACCGAGCGGATCTGCTCCAGGGTCCCCTTCTGCCGGCCGAGGGTGGCTGCGTCCCGCACTCGCTGCCTGAAGAGGTAGGCCGGCGCCGAGGCTTCGTACTGGATGCCGAACTGCGTGGCCAACTGGGCGATGTTGTCGAAGCGGGTCCGCATCGCGTCGTTGGTGTAGCGGTTGCTGTCGTAGTACGACTGCACGATGTCGAAGCCGAACCCGAAGATGCTCAGGAACGGCTTGAGGTAGGGGTTTAGCGTGTTGGAGTCGTCGGTGAGGTTGTTGCCCTGCTTGACGTCGACCTTGTAGTGCTCGGGGATCAAGCTGTACAGCAGGTCGGTGTAGCCGTTGTTCTTCGGCATCAGGCAGGAGACGGTGCCCGCGCGGGACCACTGGCCGGAGGCGGAGATGAAGATCGTGTAGTACAGCCAGTGCCCGCCGACCACGCTGGTGTCGACGAACGAGGTTGCCTGGTGCGACTGATCGAGCAGGACCTCGCCGTCGTTCTCGTTGACGGCCCACCCGTAGCGGTTGCGGATCAGGCGCAGGGAGTCCCAGGAACCGGCTGGGGCCTTCCAGTCCAGCGAGACGGTGCTGTAGTCCACGGGCGTGGCTGTGAACGGGCTGACGTCGAAGTCGGGATGGATGTCCGTCCCGTACTGCGACAGCCCGTATATGGACTGTCCGTAGGTTCCCACTTAGTGCTCCCGGATCATGCACGCCGCCAGGTGCAGGTCGCCCACGGCGAGGGTCTTGCCGACCACGTCGTGGTACAGGTGCATCTCGATCTTCTGGCCCGCGGTGACCCAGTTCTGGTAGGTGACCATCTGGTGGGTGTTGCCGTCGGGGCTGGGAAGGTTGTCGTTCGTAGCGACCTGCTGGCCGCCCACCCAGATGTCGATCTCGCGGTCGGTGTACGGGGACTTGGTGTACGGGGTCCAGTTCAGCCACTTGGCGCGGGCGGTGATGATCCACCAGCCGGTGCGGTTGGCGGTGATGGTGGAGCCGTTCCACAAGCCCTCGGGGTCGTACGACGGCCGCGGGAAGGAGAGGGTCTTGCTCTTGGTGCCGGTGGCCGGGCGGGGGACGGAGTCGGCTGACTTCTGGAGGAAGACGGCAGGGGTGCCCTGGCCCCGTTGGATGGCGTCGAGCCGGTCGGCGACGGAGTTCCAGGTGTACTGCTTCATCTTGCCCTTGAGGCCCTGGTCCTGGTGCGGGAGGAGTCCCAGGGTCTGCTGAATGGCCAGCACCTCGTCCTGGAGGTTGTTCACGTGGCTGGCGTCGATGTCCTCGGTGTTGTTCTTGTGGACGGGGAAGGACTTGTACTGCTTCGGGTAGACGGCGGCCATTAGCCGATACCTCCGGTCATCGTGATGGACGAGATGTTGCCGACCTTGGGGATCTCCCAGGCCCGCATGACGATGTCGGCGGTACCGGTCTGGGCCGCATCCGCGCGGGCGACCATGGGGATGTCGACGTAGCGGACACCGTCCACGGCCAGGATGGTCTTGTAGAAGTCCGAGAGGGTCAGCCGCATGCCGAAGTCGACGTTGGCGAAACTGAGCATCGTCTTCAGCGCCTGCTGCACGTCGTAAAGGACGCTCGCCCGGGAGTACCGCGGCCAGCACTCGACGACGATCGGGTTGGAGACGTTGCCGACGTTCACGCCGACCGTGGTCGGGCCGGACACGGTGACCGTGGTGCCCGCCAGTGCCTTGGCCTGGAGGGTGTCCTGCACGCTCTGGAGGGTGGTCGCGCTCGGGGTGCCTCCGTCGGAGCCGATGACGAACACGCTGATGCTCGTGTAGGTCGACGCCACGGCGTTCGCGCGGACGATGCCGGGCAGGGTCAGGGCGAGGTCGGAGAAGTCAGCGAGGGTGACACACCGGTCCTGGGTACGGAAGATCCGCGGTGCGTTGGCCCTGATCTGGTCGTTGGTCTCCGGGTCGGCCCCGCCGCTCATGGCTGAGGTGATCGGGGTGCCATCGGAGTTGGTGGCGATGGTGACACCAGGCAGGGTGGAGGACGCGATGGCGTTGACGACGCCCGCGTTCACGTTGCCGACCGATCCGCCGCCCACGCGGTAAGTGGCGTAGACGGTCAAGTTGACGGTCGGGATTGCTCCGTTGAGGTTGTCTCCGAAGCGAATCCAGGTCGAGCCGGCGTCGTCGAGGTAGGTGGTGAACACTCGGTCGGCCGGCTCTGCATCCACCAGGTAGTCGATGTAGGTCCACTCGGTGAGGCTGTCGACGTTGTCCACGTACACCTTCACCGTCCCGCCGATGACCGGCACGTCCGGCAGGCGGAACTCCTGCACGGGCAGACCGTTCGAGGTACCGACGTTGACCTGGGTGCGGGTCACACCCTGGGTGACGGACACGACCGCGGTGCCACCGTTCTTGGGCACGGTGACATCGGTGTCGGTCTCGTACGTGATCGGCGAGTCGATGGTGTCGATGTAGTCCGTGACGACCTGGGTGCCCGCAGGCACGAGGACGGCAGGGCCCGGGTTGGACGTCTGGAAGGTGACGGTGCCGGTCGCGGGGACACCGTTGGACGGCTGGTAGCCGAGCAGGTCGGCAATCTGGAGCAGGCTCAGGCGCTGCGTCGCGGTCGGCAGGAACGCTTCCTGCTGGAGCCGGTCGCCGTAGTAGGAGAGGTTGTCGCCGAGGTAGGAGAACAGCTCGATCAGGAGCACGCCGAAGTCACCCTCGGAGGAGGGCACCCACTGGGGGAAGGCGCGGCCGGCGAAGTCGAGCAGGGACGTCTTGAAGCCTTCGTAGTCGCGGGACGTGTAGTCCACGGCAGGTGTGTCAGCCACTGATGACCTCGCTCACGGTGCCGCCGACGTGGACCACGGCGGTGTTGGTCTGGTTCGCGAGGCTGGACGGGCTCGTGCCGTCCTCGCGGCGGATGTAGTCGACCTCGACGCGTGCGAGGGACTGCTGGGTGCTGTCCTGGATCGGGGTGACCTGCTGGAGGAGTACGCCAGGCTCGTACGCTGCGAAAGCCGTTTCCACGGCACGGGTGATTTCCTGCGCGACGAATCGCGCATTGGGCTCGAACAGGAGATCAGCCACGGGAACCCCGTAATCCGGGAGCATGACCCGCTCCCCCGGCTGAGTGCCGACGAGCGCATTCACATGCTGGGCGATCTGCCTGTCCGGATTCGTCTCGACGGCTATGGTCCCGTCGGACGCGAGGCGAAAAGGAAATGCAATCTCGGTAGGCATGCTTGCATTGTCCCAGGAATGCCTACCGAGATTGCACTTACTGTTCTGCGTCAGATGCCGGGGAACGCCGCCTGGGAATCGGCGAGGACCTGCTCGTTCTCGGCAGCGATGTCGGCGTCGACTGCCTGCCGCGCCGTGTTGTAGTCCTGGGCGGCCTGGTTGTAGCGGCCGACGGCAGCGTTCTGGTTGGCGGCCTGCTCGGCACTGACCCAGGTGTCGCGTACGTACACCTTCAGCGACATCGTGACGATGTCCTCGTCCGACATCTGCGTGTCCGGCCAGGTGCCGTGGAACGCGGCAGCAACACGGGGCCACACGTCGTCGGGAATGGAGACGGTGATGTCAGCCATTAAGTTACGTCCTCGCTACTTGGTGTACGTGATTCTCAACTGGGGCGGGTGGGTGTCGCCGACACCATCGAAGATGCCGTAGTAGGTCTTGTCGGTTGTGGACAGGTCTCCGCCGAGCGTAATTCCACGATAGGGGGTGCCCGCGTTCCAACTGGAATTCCATGAGGACGGCAGCGTCACCCACTTTCCCGCGCCGACCGGCCAGGAAGAAACCGTCTGGTTTATGCCGCCCACACCCGCGAAACCCGTCGGCTCGGACGTGTTGGTGAAGACACCGATATGCGCGGTGCCGCCCGCGTTGTAGTACCAGTGGTTCGCGTACAGGTAGACCTCGACCTTGGAGACCTTCGCGGTGGAGCCCATGTCGGTGTACGGCTGCGTGCCGAAGTACACCATCGACTTCTGCTGGCCCCAGGTGCTGGAGTAGTAGCCCTGGTACATGGAGCCGTCGGTGTAGCCCGCGTTACCGAACCGGCGCGACCACACCGCGTTGTACGTCTTGGTGTACGTCTTCGTCGCCGTCACCGCGGCGCCACCCGTGTTGTAGACGCCGCCCTCGTGCACGGCCGGCCCGATGTCCTCGACGTAGAAGTCCGAGGACTGCGCCGGGGAGTAGTTCCGCAGGCCCCAGCCGGTGGCGTTGCCGGCGTGCTTCGCAGCGATCCACAGGATCCGGTGGTCGCCCGGCGCCAGGCAGGTGGTGGCACCGTAGTTGCCTCCACCGTCGGAGGAGCAGACGATCAGGCCCTCCACCACGGTGGTGCCGTCCGTACCGCCACCGTCGTAGTACATGCCGAAACAGCGGGCCATGATCGGGTCCGTGGTCTGGGGGCTGGCGCCGGTCGGGCTCCATACGGTGCACCCGTTGAGGGACGTGGCCGTGGCCGCCACAGCGATGCGGTTCTCCAGGACCTGGTTGCCTGTGCCGCCGTTGAAGTCGAACTGGGAGCGGGCCACGATGCGGTACATGCGGCCCTCGACGGCCGTGAAGGCCAGCTCGATCAGGCCGGTGTCCGTGGTGTAGTAGGTCGACGAGGTCGGCTTGTTCGTCCAGCCCCGCTCATAGGTGACCATGCCCCACGGCATGTTCCACAGCAGGTTCGACAGTTCCTGCCCCTGGTACCAGAACTGGCCAGTCGGGTCGTCACTGGACGCTCCGGCCGGGCGCTGCGGGGTCCACAGGGAGTTGAACGTGCCGACACCGTTGGGGTCGATAGACGCCTTGCCGCCCGCGAAGGTGGCGTAGGCGTTGGCCGTGGTCAGTTCGGTGTTCAGGGTGCCGTCCGGGCCGTACAGGCGGACGCCGGCTGCGGAGATGTCGGTCGCTCCGTAGCCCTCGCGCATGACCAGGACGTCGTCGATGCACAGCCACCAGGTGCTTGTGGTGTCGAGCCCGGTGGCGGTGCCCGGGGAGTTGTTCGAGAAGGACACACGTCCCCACAGCGCTCCCGTCGGCGCGGTCATCTCGAAGATGTCCTCGGAGTACCCGGTGGTGTTGTTGGTGGACTTGTTGTTGGCTCCGGCCATCTGGTCGGTCCAGGTGACCTGGTCCGGGCTGGTCTCGAAGGTGGCCTGGAGGCCGCCCGAGCCGTAGTACCAGTAGCGGAACATGTAGGTGGCTCCGGCGACCACGGGGAACGGGGCGCTGAGGATCTTCGCCCAGCCCGTGTTCACCGCGCCCAAGGACGCCTTGCCCTGGCCGGAGCGTGCCGGCGAAGTGCCCGCACCGATCTCGATCTTGGCGGTGTTGGGGCTGCCGCTGGAGGAGGTCGTCCAGCCGACGAGGGAGTTGTCCTCGAAGCCGGGGTTGGTGACGAGGTTGCCGGTGACGGTGCCCAGGGACAGGTGCGAGGCGTTGACGTTGCCCAGGTTGATGTTGGCCGAGTTGACCTGGCCGGTCTCGACGACCTCGATGGTGAACATGTCGACCTCGGCCGTGCCGTCACCACCGGAGTTGTTCACGTACAGGGAGGGGCTGATGTACCGGACGTTCTGGTGCAGGCGCATCGGACTGGTCGGGCTGGTGTTGGGGCCTGGGTCGCCGGTCGAGGCCGTGCCCTTGATGTAGCCGGTGTACACCGTCCACCCGCCGCCTGTGGTCTGCCAGACGGATTTGGCGGCGCAGTACGCCTGGCTGGAGCGCGAGTTTGATCCGGCGGTGTTGACCAAGGTCACGCCGTCGGCTGCGATGCCGGTGACGCCGACGTAGACGTTCTGGTTGGTGCCCGGGACGGAGTTGGCGACGGTCTGCCGGATGCGTGCGGTGACGCGGTAGGTGACGCCCGGGTCGAAGGGTATGAGGATGTCCGGCCGGTAGGCGCCGCTGACGTACCCGGTGCACCGCATGACGTAGCCGCCGGACGCTGCGTCGGGCACGCTGACCGTGGTCATGGTGCCGGTGGAGCCGTTGCTCCACTTGCTGGCGTCCAGTCCGAAGTCGTAGAACTTCTGGCCGACGGTGGCCTGGAGGCCGGCACTGAGTTTGTCGACGGTCAGGGCGCCTGCGGAGATCTTGTCGGCGGTGAGGGTGCCCGCGACCACCAGCGCGTTGTCGATGGCCTTACGCATCTTGACGTTGGTGACGAACCAGGAACCTGCGGCCGTCGTGGGAGAGGTCAGGGTGGAGCCGATACCGAAGGTCGCCAGGTACTTACCGGCCGGGATGGTGATCTGGCCGGAGATCTTCGTCCAGGTCTGCGCTGCCGACGGCAGGGTGGTGCCCACGCTCGGCCAGGTGACATTGGCGCCGTTGGCATCCCAGACGGTGAGGAAGAACCGCAGGTTGGCATTGCAGTCGGGAGAGGCCGCGACCCACGCCTCCACGTAGTACGACTCCCCAGGGGTTACCGGCATGCCGGTCGTCGTGGTGGTCGTGTGCTTCCACGTGAGGTCGGTGTTGGAGTTGGTCTGGTTAGCGATCTTGGCGACGTACGCGGCCGGGGCGCCCGTGGGCACGCTGGGGTCGCTGGCGACCGTCCGGACGATGTTGGAGTTCCAGTTCCAGGAGGTGCTGTTCTGCGTGAACTGGGGGTCCAGGAGGATGTTCGAGGTATCGCCGATGACCATCTTGTCCGTCGTGATGGACCGGGCCCCGATCACGGATGCGCTGATAGTGCCGGTGGTGATCGAGCCGCCGTTGATCGTCGTGGTGGTCGGGATGGTGCCGTTGTTCAACTGGTTGGCCGGGATGCTGACGCCCGCGCCGATGGAGCCGGTGACCGTGGTCGCCGAGGACGCCGAACCTGCCGTCGTCGCGGAGCCGGCCGTGGCTGCGGAGGAGACCTGCCCGGAGACGTTCGCGCCGGAGACCACGAGGTTGGTTGCGTCGATCTGGGAGGCGCTGACCTTCCCGACCGTGATCTTGGACGCGTCGATGGATGCGATGACGCCGGACTGAGCGGTGATCGTCCCGGCCGCCATCTGGTTGGCTGTGATGGTGTTCGCGGCGATCTGGTTGGCTGTGACGGTGTTCGCGGCCAGCCGGTCTCCGGTGATGGACCCGGCCTGGATCTGGGTGGAGGTCACCGTCCCGGAGGTGATCTTCGAAGCGTCCAGCGAGCCGGCCGCGATCCGGGCGGCGTTGAGCGTGCCGACGTTGATCTTGCCTGCGTCCAGGTCGGAGATCTTCGCGTTGTTGATCGCCGCGTCAGCGATCTGGGCAGTGCCGATAGCGCCGTTGATGATCTTCGCGGAGCCGATCGTGGCGTCCGCGAGCTGGGTGCCGGTGACGGCGCCATCAGCGATGTTGGTGGTGGCGACGGCCTGGGCAGCCAGCTTGCCGGCAGCGATGGCTCCGTCTGCCACCGCCTGTGTGTCGACCGCGCCTGCGGCCAGCTTGGTTGAGTCAATGGCACCGACGGCGATCTTCGCGGACGTCAGGGAGGCGTCGAGGATGTCCTGGGCGACGGCCTGCTTGGGCGTGTCGCTGTTCGAGGCGGACGGGGCCGAGGCGATGCCGACCTTGGAGTAGGCGACCAGCCGGTAGTAGTAGGCGCTGGCGTAGTTCTGGATGGGGTCGTACAGGAAGTCCGGGCCGGGCAGGGTGCCGACGACGACCGGGTTGGAGAAGTTCGAGGTGGTGTCCCGCTGCACCTGCACGTGGGAGAAGATCGCAGGCATGGCGGTGCCGGTGGAGTCCAGGCCGTCCCAGGTGACGCGCAGGCCCCCGAGCACGCCGACGACCCCCGGGGCAGAGGGCACCGGAGGCGGGGTGGACGCGGACGCCGTGGTGATGTTGGAGGTGGCCCACAGGGAGGTGTTGTTGCTGGTGTCGATGGCCGCCACCCTCACGTAGAAGGTGACGCCGGTATTAAGCCCGTCGAGGAGGACCAGGTCCTCGGTGGTGACCCAGCCCCCGGACCAGTTGCTGTTGTCGTAGGACGTCTGCAACAGGTAGTGCGAGAGGTCGACGAGGCTGGTGCCGTCCTGGTTCTCCGTGGGCGGGGTCCAGCTCGCCGTCACGCGGGCCTGGGTGGCGCCCTCGTCGGTGACGTACTGCACCGTGGTCAGGGTCAGCGCGGTCGGCTCCTTGGGCGGCAGTGCGTCCAGGGAATCACCCCCGGTACCGATCTGGTCGACCTGGTCCTGGACGTCCTTGATGCCGAGCGGGCTGTAGACAGGCTTAGTGATGTCGCCGCCGGAGAACTGCACCCACAGCGTCTGCCCGACCGGTGGGATGGTGTTGGTCGGGGATGCAGGTACGGCCCAGGCGCTCTCTGCATTTCCGAGGACCTGGGGAATGAGCAGGGTGACGCGGGCCTCGTTCAGTGGGTCCTGATTGTTGGCAACGCTACCCCGGTACATTCCGAGTACCGGATCAGCCGACATTGATGTCCTCCAGAAGAGATGATTCCCAGAACTGCCCGTTTCTCAGTACGGCGGGCACGGTGTCGAACTTGAATCGTTTGTTCGCATCGCTCCGGAATGTTACCGCGTAGGGTTGGTCCCTTTCCGCATCCACGGTCGTGGTGAATATCCAGCCGGCGTTCTTCTTGTCGCGGTTGATGAGGTGCTTTGTGTTCGTCACCATCCACCGGCCCTTGTTGTCAGCGGAAACGGAATTTCCACCGATACCGACCAGAGTTCCCGGGGCGATCTTCGCAGTCCCGTACAGGGTGGCCTGCATGGTGATCCAGCCGCGGGAGGCCAGGGTGCGGGCCTCCATGAGTGCCTGCGCATCGGCGTAGTTGTCCACGGCACGCGAGGTCGTGATGTGGTTGAGGAACGGGGCCGTGCCGGCGTCCGCCGCGGACGAGGCTTTGAGGACCTTGCCAGTCTTGGCGTCGAGTCCAGAAATAGCGGAGGTGCCGGTCGTCCCGTTGCTGCGGGGGATCATCGTGCCCGTGAGAATGGAAAGGCTTTGGAGGCTGTCCTGTATGCCGGGCTGCTGGTTCTTGCTGAACACCGGGATGTCCTGGGACTGCTGTCCGAGTAGGAGAATGCGTGGGTCCAGGAAATACAGGGTGGTGCCCTCGACCCAGAAACGGTAGCCAGTCTCGGCCGCGAGGTCGTTGACCAGTTTGAAATCGGACTGGCCCGCCTGCGCCCAGTAGGTCAGGCGCCGGGCAGACGGGGAGATGATGGTGCGCAGGCCATTCTCCCGGCCCACCTGCCGCACGATCGACGTGGGTGAGACGTTCTTCCAGCTCCTCGTACGCTGGGTGTTCATCGGCAAGGCGGTACCGATGCAGACGTATCGGACCACCACGTGCTGGGTGTCGGCTGAGGCGATCTCGCTGGAGTGGTGCACGTACCCGTTCCAGCGCACCAGGTCGGCGGGTGCGCGTCCGTAGTCGAGCGTGACTGGGGTCAGCTCTGCGTAGGGCTTCCTCGAAGTCGGTGCGGAGGAAACATCTATGAGGGCCATCGAGTGCACACCGAAGCCCTCGCGTATCTCGACGCGGGCGATGTAGCCAGTGACGTTGCCCGTCCCCATGAGCAGCCGGGTGACAGGTAGCTGCTCAGACATTGGGGATCCTGATGATCTGGCCCGGGGTCAGGACGGTCCAAGAGAGGATTTCCGGGTTGGCGTCGGCGATGCTCCACCACAGCAGCGGGTCGCCGTAGTAGTGCTCGGCGAGCAGGTCGATGCGGTCCGACGAGGTCACCAGGTGGTAGGTGAACTGGAACGCCCACTCCTGCTGCCGGCTGGGTACGACGGTCAGGTTGGTGCCCCGCGCGGACGCGACCAGCGCGAGGTTGGAGTCCTTGTAGCGCGAGTTCGCGGAGATCGTCACCGTCCGGCCTTTCCGCTCTTGTTGTTCTGAGGGTTGAGGATGCTGGGGTTCTTGTAGTCCGGCAGCCCCGGCAGCTTGCCGGTGGAGTGGGTGCGGCCGTCGCTCTTGGAGGTGTTCCGCGGGAGCAACTGCATGGTGATGCTGACCTGGCAGCGGACCGGGATCATCGACGAGGACCAGTGGGTGTACTGGACGTCCAACTCCTGGATGACGCCGTAGTAGTCGAGGTAGTCGCCGAAGACCACGTTGACCGGCACCCACAGCATCGGGCCGGACGCGCCGTTGGTGAACGCGCCCTTGGTGTAGGACAGGTCGGTGTCCGACAGCTTGGTGCTTGAGTCCCCGTCGGGGACGTTGATGTTGGAGGCGATACCGGTGATTTTGTACAGGGCCAGCACGTCGTAGGCGACGCCCATCGTGGCGACGTCGTACGAGTGGGCAACCTGCGAGGAGTCCCACAGTTCGTAGGTGCGGTCGAAGAGCAGGTCGAACTGGACCGTCTGCGACAGCGGCAGGATCGCCTTGCTCGCCGACACGTCGTTGGGGTCGAGGGAATTCTGGTCCGCGAGGACGTTGGTGTTGATGGAGTGCGTCAGCGTGACGACGCTCGGGTTGTACAGGAAGTTGCACCTGTACTTCGTCCCCTTGATCGCCTTGTCAGTGATGATCCATCCGCGGGACAGGGAAGCGTTGTACGTGGTGCTGGTGCCGGTGCCGTTCCCGTGCTTGTCCGTGGCGTAGGGCGAGTACATCCACGTTGGGATGCTGGTGATCCGGGGATCGAACTCTCCGTTGTCTACGATCTTGCTTGCCATCAGTTACCTGCCGCGATGAGGTTGATCCGGTTGTCCTCGGCCAGCGCGTTCATGAACTGCTGAGCAGCGTCCCGGGCGGACTGCTGGTCCATGACGCCCTGAACCTGGATCACGACGGAACCGGAGGCGAAGTTGAGTTGAGCGGCCTTGGCGGCCGAGGTATTAAGCCCGCCGGCCAGCGGGGTGTTGCTCGCCAGGGCCTTTCGCATGGCCTCGGCCTGTGCGGCCGGGATGATCATCTCGCCCTTGTGGACGCGGGCCGTCTGGTCGACGTCGATGTTCGTCGAGCCGACCGCGTATCCCTTGTACGCGCCGCCGTTCGCCATGGACTTGATACCGGGAACGTTGGCCAGCGAGCCGTACCGCGACTCGGCGTAGCGCACCCCGGCGATGATGTTGTCGACGGGGTTCCAGATGTCCTTGTGGCCCTTGATCGAGTACGCGTTGAACGTGGGGTCGATGGTCTGGAGGATGCCCTTGGAGGGGTGCCCCGCCTTGGCGTTGGAGTCGGTGAGGTTGACCGCGTGCGGGTTACCGGACGACTCGTGCATGGCCATCGTGTTCACGTACCGCTCGTTGGCCGAGGTGTCCTGGTGAAGGATCCCGAGTGCCGACTTGATCCACGACTTCAGGTTTCCGGTCGGCATGGAGCCAGGCACGGCGCCGTTGTCGCCGTTGCCCTTGGCCGAGGACTGGTTTGCACCCACGCCGGAGCCGACGCTGGCAGCACCGTGCGCGGAGATGCCGGCCGCGATGGCGTCGGACTCCTCGATCGAGCCGTAGTTGCCGACGTCACCCCCGAAGCCCATCGTGGACAGCCGGTTGGTGTCACCGCCCGCCTGGTTGGAGGCGTCGTCGGAGTTGGTGAGGTCGCCCATGTTGCCGACCGCGCCCAGGATCCTCACGGCGTTGGTGAACTCGCCCGGCTTGTAGGAGCGGATGCGGACCACGGAGCCTGTGTGGGGCGCCTCGATCAGCTTGCCGTTACCGATGCACATCACGACGTGGTGCGCGGGGTTACCGACGAACATGAGGTCGCCCGCCCGCTCCTGGCCCATTTTGACCGGCTTACCGGCCTTCTGCTGCTGAGAGGCGACACGCGGCAGGGAGACACCGATCTGCTTGAACGACCACTGCATCAGGCCGGAGCAGTCGAAGCCCTTGGGTGTGCTGCCACCCCACACGTACTTCACACCGAGGTACTTCATGGCGACCCTGATGACGGCCGCGGCGGTCTTGCCTGCGCCGGACGTACCCGTGGCGACTGCACCAGACTTACCGGTGCCCTGAGCCGCAGCCGCGCTGCCGCCTGAACCGGCACCGCCGAAGAAGTTGCTGTAGATGCCCATGCCCGCGCCGATCGCGCCACCGACGCCGGCACCGATGGCCGTGCCGAGGACAGGGACGACCGAGCCGACCGCGGCTCCCACGGCAGCACCGGCTCCGGCATCCACGCCGACGTGGCTCCACTTGTTGGCCGTCTTGCCGTGGACGTACTTGTCGACCAACTTCGAGCCGAAGTGGTGGATACCCCACCCGGCCAGACCGCCGAGGCCGATAATTCCAGCAGATCCGAGCAGGCCCAGACCGCCGGCTGCTGCTGCCCCTTCTCCGAGGCTGGTGATACCGAAGGCACCGTCCGCGCCCGCCGTGGCCGAGATCATGCCGCCTTCACCGGCAGCGCCAGCACCGCCGGCACCGCCCATGCCGAAGCCACCGAGGCCTCCGCCGCGGCCGAAGAGGCCACCGAGACGGCCGAGCTGGCCCAGGCCGCGCATCATGCCCAGCGTGCCCAGGCCGCCACCGATCGCGCCACCGAGCATGGACGTGACACCACCGGTGTAGCCGATGACGCTGTCGGCGCCCGTGGACTTGAGGATCTTCTGGAGGACGGTGTTGAACTTGTCCAGATACTTCACCGACGTCTGCAAGCCGGAGGTGAAGGAGTCGTTAATGGCGGCGTCCTGGTTGCGCTTCGTTCCGGCGTAGTCCAGCAGAGCCTGCGCGTTGGAACCGCCGATCTTCCAGTCCTTCAACTTGGCCCTGGCGGCGTTGTCGCCGTCGAGGGCCTTCGTCATGGTCCGGTCGTACTCCTTGAAGGACGCCCCGCCGAGTTGAGCGGACGCCATGCCGGTGAGTTCGATCTGCACCTGGTGGGCCAAATCGTTGCCGAGGGTCTGCCTCAGCATCTGGTTGACCCGAGAGTTCTGATTGATGAACGTCGCCTGGAGCTGCGCCCGGTTCTTGACGTCCTTGCCGCCGTACTGGTTGAACACCTGCTGGGCGATCTGTCGAGGGTTCTGGCCCTTGCCGCCCTTGATGGTCTGCACGCCGATGATCTGGCCGCCGTAGTAGGCGCCAGGAGTCCAGGCAGCAGCCATCCCGGCCGTGCGCTGCGTCTCGGACTGCGAGGGGTCGAGGAAGCCTGCGCTCTTGGCCCAGCTCCAGTTGGTGTTGAAGTTGGAGGAGCCGGGAGAGGAGCCGTACGAGGCGAGGTTGGTGTAGGCCTGTGCGGCGTCCGCGGTGCTGTAGGCGGTGTAGTTCTTCACCGTCATCTGGTTCTTGAGCGGCGACCATCCGCCGTTCGTGCCCATGGATGCCTGGTAGGCAGCGGTCTGCATCACGACCTGGTCGTGGAGCTTGCCGGTCGACCACGCGTACAGGCCCTGGAGGCCGGACTTGAAGGAGTACGGGGCGTGGCCGCCGTTGTTGGAGGAGCCCCCACCCAGGCGCGGGGTGTTGATGCCCCCGCCGGAGCCGCCCGCGTTCTGCTGGCCGCCGTTGTTGGACGCCCCGCCGCCCTGGCTGGACTGTCCGGAGAAGGAGGAGCCGCCACCGTTGGCCGTGCGGGCCCAGGAGCGTCCAGTGCTGCCGGCCCTCGGGGTACCGGGAGCAGCGGGGGCGGTGGCAGGGGCGTCCGCGCCGCCGTTGGGCCGGCCGTGGGCGTAGTTGCTGGTGTTGTTCCAGATGTCGTTGGCGAGCATGCCGAAGCCCCGGGCGCCCTGAGTGGACCCGGAGCCTCCGCTCCTCCAGCCCGAGACGAACTGTCCCGAGCTGGAGTTCTTCAACTTGTCGGTGGCGGACTTCAGCCCCTTGTTCAGGGCGTCTACGTTCTTCGCCAGTTCAGAGATCGCGTCCTGGGCCTTGTTCCAGCCCAGGAGCGGTCCCTGCCCCGCCACCGTTCCTTCGTTAGCCATTATCCGCCTCAGCAATCCGCCTATTACGCTGCGCCCTGAACCACTTCACCCAGTGCAGGCGCTCACGTACGGTCAACCGGCGAATTTCGCTGAGGCTCCAAGCCGGGGATAGCTCGACTAGTTGCTCGTATTCGAAGTACGTGTCGTGGTAATTACAGGCCCTGAAACAGGTCCCCCGCTGAGATGAAGAGGGGGACCTCCTTTCCGCACGAATCGTGCGTGAACTTGACATCATTGTATTGCGGACCCGGCTGGTTCTTCTCAATCGCTTCGAGAATGGTCTTGCGGTCCGCGATGCCGAGAGAGCGGGCGAAGTCGGGATTACCGGAAACGGCGTGTTCGCTGCCGTCCGCCTCGACGACGGAGATGATGCACCGCGAGAGCAGGAGGGTGTTCTGCTCGGAGTCGGTGGCGCGTTCGGCGACGGCGAGGAGGGCTTCCTGGTCGCTGCCGACGGGCAGGCGCACGAAGGCCTTCCGGCCGCGGCGCAGTTCCACCTCGAAGACGCGCTTGGACGGGTCGTCCAGCCGGCGCACCGGGATCTCGTCGAGGGTGATGGTGAGGTGGAACTCCTCACCGCACCACGGGCAGGAGTAGTGCTCCCACTCGACCTCGTCACCGTAGGTGGCGCGGCGGATCTCCAGCAGGAGCATGTCCCGGTCGCCGAGCAGCAGCTCGGACAGGAGGGCCGGCGTGGCCTTCATTCCTGCGACGGAGACGGTGCCTGCCTGGAGCAGGGTGGAGACGAACTTGCCGATGCCACCGGAGCGGGCCTTGGTCAGGGCCTCCTCGTCGGCGCCGGTCAGTTCACGCACCTCGGCGTCGTAGCGTGCCGAGGCGTAATCGCCGCCCAGAACGTAGCCTCCCGGCAGGGTGAAGTTGCCGCCTGCCGGGAGACTGATGTTGGGCTTGGCGACCTCTTCCTGCTTGGCCTCGTTCAGCAGCGCATTGATCTGCGCGTTGGCCGCCGCAGGGTTGTCGAGGGGGTTGATGTACCCCTCGGTATTAAGGTCGGTAGCCACGGATTGTGCTCCTAGTTAGTAGGGGTATTACTTCGAGTTGAAACTCACGCCAGACGAGCCTACATCGCTCGCCAACTTGAACTCGAATCCCTCATGCGCCAAGGTCATTTGCTGGACGACGATCGCATTGGCGCCCGCGTCGAGGTCCGAGAACGCCACCGCCGTGGGCCACGCGTTGTAGATGCGGAATCCCGCCTTGGCCGGAGTGTTGCCAGAAGTCACCGGGTGGTCGAGTACGTAGACGTCCACGTTGACGCGGAAATTGTCTCCGGCCTTTCCGAAGCCTTGTCCCTGCATGACGGTGAACAACTGCTTCATCCAGTCCATCATCTGGGTGTCGCCAACGGCGAGGCCCTTGGAAAGGGTGATGGGGGCGAAATCGCTCTGCCCTGGCATCTTCTGCGTCGTAGTGTTCATTCCGCCCTCACGGTACGGAATCACCTCGGTCGTGACGTTCAGGCCCGAAACGGACATGAAGCCCATGCGTGCGAAGTTCTTGAGCGTCGGGTGCTGGATCTGTACTTGAAATTTAAAATTTCGCAAGGGATCCGAAGCGATGTGCCCCACGCTCGGCTTGGTCTGAGCCATCAGTCAGTTACCTCTCTCAGGAAGTGGTCTCGGTAGCGGTCGAGCCGCCGGAGAACTGGCCGATCGAGATCACGATGAACTCGGCCGGGGTCTGGAGCGCGACGCCGACCTGGACGTTGACCACGCCATTGGCGACGGACGCCGGGGTGTTGTTCGACGAGTCGCAGACGACGAAGAAGGCCTGGTCCGTGGTGTTCCCGGCGAGGACACCGGTCTGCATCAGGGTCAGCAGGTACTGCGAGATGACCGAGGAGATCTGGTCCCACAGGATCTGGTCGTTGGGCTCGAAGACCGCGAAGCGCGTGGCGTCGAGCAGTCCCTTCTTGATCATCATCAGGGACCGGCGGACCGAGACGTAGCGGTCCGGCATGTTCTGCGACAGGGTGCGCGCGCCGTAGATGACGAACCCGGTGCCTGGCATCGACTTGATGACGTTGATGCCTGCGACGTTCAGTGCGTCCTGGTCGTCGTTGGTGAACCGGAACTGGACGTCCAGCACGCCCTTCAGCGCGGTGTCGATGCCGGCCGGGGGCTTCTGCACACCGCGGGAGGTGTCCATGCGGCTGTACTGGCCGAGCACCGCACCCCCAGGCGGCAGCAGGCGGGACGAGCCGGCCGCTGCGGTCGCCGGGTCGTTCACGATCAGCCACGGGCCGTAGACGGCCGCGTAGGACGATGCCGTCAGCGCCGAGCCGCCCGTGGACATGCCCTGGAGGGACAGCGCGTAGGAGTGGGCGTTGTCGGCCGAGGTGGCCTTCTCGCCGTCCACGACGACGAACACGGTGCCCTGGGTCTCAGCCCAGGCGATGATCGGGTTCAGGACAGTCGCGTCCGTGACGCCCGGCAGGTTCAGGACCAGGTTGTCCTCGACGATCTCCAGGCGCTTGGCAGCCGCCTCCAGGTCGATCGCAGCCGCACCGTCGGTGCCGCCGGCCAGCGGGGTGCCGGTCTGGATTGCCGGAGCGTGGGTCGCGTCCCACTGGGTATTAAGCAGGCTCTGGATCTGGATGACCGCCGAGCCGGTGACCGGAGAGTTGATCAGGGCCTCAGCGTTGCGGGAGTCGGCCGGGTCCAAACTGACGTCGGTGAAGCGCTCCTTGAGGAAGGCCGCGGTGTCACCGCCGACGTACACGTACAGGTCGAAGCGGCCACCGCCGGAAGACGAGGCGGCCACGTCCAGGTAGATCTTGTTGCCCCACGTGCCGGGGCTGATGGCGGTGACCTTCAGGGTGGGCTCGGGGGTGACCTCGGTGTCCTCCAGGGTCACGGAGGCAGCGACGGCGTCGGAGGCCGCAGCGCGCACGATGTAGGCCGCGTTGCCGCCGTTGTTGAAGAACTGGTAGAGGGCAAACGGCAGCAAGTCCGAGGTGTCGCCGAAGCCGCCGTACGTGGCAACGTACTGCGACCAGGACGAGACCAGCGTTGGCTGGAGCGACCCGCCCTGCTTGTTCGTCCCGACGAAGGCCGCGACGGACCCGCCCGGGGTGCTCACGGTCTGCGCGAGCGGGGTCAGCGTCTCCGACAGGTAAACGCCAGGCCGCTTGTAGACAGTCATCTGTTTCTCCTGGGTAAGGGTTAATTCCTGGGGCTACGAATTCTGGGTCCGGGTCATGGGCTGGTTACGTGGTCCGAGAAGTATTCGAGGTCCAGCGCCACGCTGCTCGCCTTGACGTAGGCGTCCGCAGTGGACGGAAGCATTTCGCTGGAGACAGAGATCAGGTATTCGCGACGGAACAGACGCTTTCCGTTCTCATCGCGGGTATCAGCCAGCTCGGGGCCACCGAGAATGTCCAGGCGCCGAACGGTGCCGTCCTCGGGAATCTCAAGAAAACCGAAACGCGCCGGGAGCAGGTCGCGCTGCATCATGCGAGACGCCAGCGCAGTGTCGTGCTCGGCAAGACGCGTAAAGACAGAGATCCGGTACCGCAGGTCGAAGGGGATCGGGAACTCCATCAGGTACGGGGAGGCAGTGACGTCGTACGTGGTGGCGCCGTCCTCCCACCAGCCCGACGTTCCCTCCGGCGCGTACGGCAGCCAGATCTGGCCGCGGTGCTCACGCTCGTCCGCCTTCTCGATGCCCGCGTGCTCGATGACGATCAGCGGGAACGTCTGCTGCGCCAGCTCCACCTCGGGAAGGCGATAGCGCACCGGGACGGGTCGTCCGTCCGGTGCGTTCGCATCGGTGACAGTGAGGCCCTGAAGTTTCGCCTTAACGGCGCGGTCCTCGTTGATGAGCCACGGCAAAGCAGGCCTCGCGGATCTCGAATAGCGGAAGTCTTCCGCCATTCAGGATCCCAAGAAAGCCGGGGAACTTTATAAATCAGGACGGCTGCGCCCAGTGCGCGAACTGCGCATCGTTGACCAGCTCGTCTGGATTGACCTGCGCGCACTCGATACCGACGATGATGTCTCGGTTCTGAATCTGCCCGAGTACGGCAATCGACGTCACCCGGAATACCGTCTCGTCGTAAACGATCCGGTCGGTGAGGTACTTGCCGTGCTTGACGTCCTGGTCGGTGAATCCCATCTTGCGCAGGGAATCGAAGGATGCGGTGATGGAGAGGTTGTCCACCGAGTACAGGCCCTGCGGGGTGTCCTGCGAGGCGCCCTGAGAGTGGATGACGTGCAGCGCCGGGATCCGGTACGGGCCGGCGTACACCTTGCCCTGGCCGGTCGCCTCGTCGTACAGGTCCTCCGCGGCCGGGTCGGTGTGGGAGTAGCGGTAGTACTGGACCATCTCGCCGATCTCGTGCTGGCGCCCCCGCAGGGACGCCATGATCTCGGTCGTCTCGTAGTTGGCGTTGAAGCGTCCCGACCGCTTCCAGTCGAGCCGGCTCACCACCAACCACCCCACGTCTGCGACGGCACACCGGACTCGTCATCGTTCTGGTGACCCGGCCCGATCGGCGGCAGCACCCGCTGGGGCAGGGAGTAGTCGTCGTACTCGCGCTCGCGGAAGATGGGCACCAGGCGGCCGGTCGTACGGGAGACGCGGCGCAGGTTGGTGACCTCGATCGCGTACAGGCCGACGTTCATCTGGCTGCACAGGAACTTGTACCGCTCGGTGAGCGCGTTGATCTGCGACTGGATCTGGTCGAAGCGCTGGCGCCGGTCCACCGAAGTCCCATCGGCCGTCTGCACGTTGATGTCCGTGCTCGCGTCCGTGGACAGGGCCCACAGCGCCTCGACGACCGCGAGGTAGACCACGAGGACGTCTTCCTCCGGCGGGAGGGTGGAGAAGTCGACGGGCTCCTCGTTGTAGCGGATGAAGCCGTCGGTGTCCCGGTACCGGGTAGCGATGGTCCGGCCGCGGTTGTGCTGGGCGAAGGCATCCCCCAGGTACATGTCCAGCTCGTCGTCGGCGAACAGGCTGTAGGACTGCCCGGAAACGAGCAGCAGCGCGTCCAGCGGCAGCGGCTGGGTGAGGGTGAGGATGCCGTTCAGGGGGTCCAGCACATAGTCGGTGCCGGTATTAAGCACCGTCTGGGTTGTGCCGACGACCTGGACAACCTCCAGGCCGGTGACGTTGTTGGCACTCAGTTCGTACTCGGCGACGTCCCCTGTGCCCCGGATGGTGTCACGGAACGGCGTCAGCCGGTCGCCCAGCTCCGAGCGCATGCGCGTACGCAGATCCTCAAGGGTGGCCATTCCGCGACTCCTATCAGGCGTTCAGGGTCAGGGCGCCGGCAGCGATCTGAAGGCTCTCGTTCGTCGCCGCCTGCTGCGGGCTGTCGATCGGCCAGGCGTAGATGACGGCACCGGTCGTGCCGGACGCGGAGGTGACCAGGGCGGCGTACGTCGCCGAGTCCGTCATGTCCGCGGTGAAAGGCCCGAAGAACAGCAGGCTGTTGTTGGCCGTGGTCATAGGGGCGCCGGCCGGCGCCGTCCAGGTGACCTGCTGCCGCGCGTAGCCAGGGGTGGAGACCTCCGCCATCGTGGTGATGTCGTAGGTACCGTCGTCCCCGGTCGGGTCAGCGATGAGCAACGCCAGGTAGGTCGTGCGAGGCGCAGTGATGGCCACCGCCCGGCCGGTGAGGAAGTCGAGGGCGTTACCTGCCCAGATCGGGTTCGTACCAGCCATCAGTCAACCTTCTTGAACATGCGCTGGAAGTCCGAGAGGTGCAGGGTGAACTGCCGGATGGCCTTGCCAGGCGCGTGGCTACCGTCATCGGTGATGACGTGGGTGTCGAATTCGTGCGCGAGCAGGACGGAGTCCTCGCCTGCGTGGCCGATGCCGGCGGTTCCAGCGGGGTGCACGTCGACCACGGCAACCACGGAGCCGGTGGGCAGGTGACCCAGGCCGGCCCCGTGGCCTTCGGCGTTCTCCAGCACGTACGCCTCACCCATGGACGGGGAGGGGGCGGGAGTAGTCATTTCGTTGCTCTCCTAGAGCCGATCAGTGCCAGATGTAGCCGAGCGAGTCGAGGTGGTCGTAGAGGGCCTTCGGCGCCTTGTAGCGCACGCCCTCTTCGAAATCGAAGTGATTGCCGTGGCCGAACGTCATCTGCTCGATCGAGGTATTGACGCGGAACTCACGCATCGGGACCTCCACCTCGACGGCATCGGCGACCTCGATCGGCGCCGGCTCCGGAGGGGCGGACAGGTCGCGTGGCTTTACCTCGACGACGGTGTTGTCCTTCTCCTCGGCCACAGCCGCATTGATGAGTGCTATCTCGTTCTCGCGCGCCTTCAGTTCCTCGGCGTGCTCCTTGGAAAGGGCGGCCTTGGTGCGGCCGGTCAGGTCTCCAGGGCGGGCGACATTACGTGCAGGCATGTGTTTCTCCGGGTGCGTCTCGTGTATGTGAAGCGGTACTACTCTAACGAGGAAGGGGAGCGGTCCTGGTAATCCAGAAAACCGCTCCCCTTTACCTGTGACGGGCTATCCCAGCGCCGTGGCCAACTCAGTTGCGATTTGCTGACGCGAACGTTGCAGATCGAGGCTCAGTTGGTCTCGGCGATGAGAACTGCCTGGTCAGTGATGAGGCCAAGACCCCAAATGGCGTACCACGCAAGCGCGTGTTCGCGGCCGAAATCGAGGATACCGCCGTCACGCAATTCCACCGGAAGGGAGATCGCGTGGCCGAAGGCATTGTCGCCCAGGAAGATCGACTGGTAGACGGTCTTACCGCCCGCATTCGTGATCTGCTTGACCTGAGTGGTCTCGATGAAGACCACGTCATTGAGGCGGCCGATCTCACCCAAAAGGAAATTCCCCGGGGCCGCGTACTTGGTCACCTCGATGAACTCAGGATCATCACGCAACTTGCGCGACTGGTGCGGGTGAACGAAGCAGACGTAGGTCTCGCCCAACCGCGGAACGTTCTTCGTCGCCAAAGTCTCGACGGCGTCCTTAACCACGGCCGTGGTGAAGTCGAAGGTGCCGTCCAGGCCGTCCGTGGAAGTGGCGGAAGTGCCGTGGTCGTACGGCGACAGCGGAGTACGGGCGCCGGTCAGGGCGTACTTGTTGTAACCCCAGATCTTCGAAGACGCCTGGAGCAGGGTGTCCCTCGCGGACTGGTCCAGGTACAGAGCCATATTGCGGCCCAAAAGGCGGGAGGCCGAGGCCATGACGTCGTCGAAAGACGCGTTCAAAAGCAACTCGGAAACGGCGACCGCGTAGCCGTGCTCGGCGACCGTAATCGAGAACTGAGAGGCCGACAGGGCGTTGGTCTGCATCCGGACGCCTTCGACCAACTGGCTGGCCGAACCGAGGTTGTTGTACCTCATGAAGTTGATCGTGAGGCCGGGCTGAACGCCCAATTCGGTCTTCTTCACCGCGAACTGCTCGAAGCGGAGAATCGGCATGGACTGGAACAAAATTTCCTTGCTCCAGATGGTCTGAATGGCCGCACCGAGGGTGCTGTTGGCGCCCGAGTAGTTCGTCGGGGACGCCGACAGGTTCGGGGTACCAGTGATCGCGCTTGGCATACTTGGATTTCCTTAGTTACGGGTACTCGACCGAATTACGAGTACAGTCCACGCTGGTTCTGGGCGGCATTGCCAACGCCCAACTGGCCCCGAATCTTGGCGTACTCCGACATCGGCATATCGCGGAGGTCAGAAAGGGAGTACGACTTGGTGCCCGGATCAGAGTCCATCGGTCCGGTGGTGGAATAGCCGGTGGGGCTCACACCACGCATGGAGGCGCGCTGCTGAATAGCGGCCTGCTGGACCGATTCCAGAATAGCCTGGGTCTTCGCCTTGACTGTAGCGATAGACGCCTCGACCTCCTCCGGCGTATTTCCGCCGACGAAGTCGAGAAGTTCGGGAGCGAGCTCGTTGGTTTCCTCACCAACGCGACGCTGAATGTACTGCTGGAGGTTGTTGAAGGCCTGCTCCTTCTCGAACAGAAGGCGCTCTTCCTCACGCTGCCGCTCGATCTGCTCGAAGCGGGAGGCCCACTCCTGCTCCTTCTGCTGGAGCAGCTCCTTGGCGGACATGTCCTCTTCGGCCTTGCGCTTGGCCTCGGCCTGGGCCTCCTGGCGCTTGCGTGCCTCCTCGGCCTGGGCCTCCTCGCGCTGCTTGCGCTGGGCCTCGATCTCGTCCAGGAACTTCTTGTTCTGCTCCTCCACGGTCTGGAGGCGCTTGTACAACTTGTCCTTCTCCTCCTGGCGGGCCCTCTGGATGTCGTCCGCGGTGAAGCGGGGCTCAGCCGGGGCCGGCGCAGGCGGCTCGACGACAGCGGCCGGGACGACGACGACCGGCTCACCGGTCTCGACGCCCTCGCCGGGCTGCGGAGCACCACCTGCGATGGGGCGGATCGGACGACCGTCCCTGCGGTAACCGATGATCGCGTCGGCGGGCACCGAGATGCCCGAGGTATTAAGCGTCATGAGCGACGAACTCCTAGTCGGTACTGTTGTCCGGATCGCGGCGAAGTCCGGCCCGCGGGCCGTACGCCTGTGTCACGATTTCGTTAGTCATCTTCTGAATCTCAGGCGCCGTTATTTCACCGAGGTTGATTCCCCCGGGCAGCGTCACTGGATTCGGGCCGCCAGGCTGAGGACCGACGGGGTTTCCATCTGCATCAGTCTGGGGTGCAGGCGCATCCGCTCCATCGGGCGGCATTCCCGTCAACTGGAGAATAGCGGAATCTATCTGCGCCTTTAGCATTCGGAGTGCGCCCTGCTGCTTGGCGTCCTCTATCTGCTCCTCGAAGATCTCGCGGACCTTCTCGTCCGGGAACTCCTCGCCCAAGTCGTGGAGGGCTCCGCGCATGGACTCAAGGCCCATGGACATCTTCGCCTGGATCTCGTTGAGTTTGATGAGGGTGTCAACCGGAAGAGGTGCCGGCCACTCGCACTCGGTGAAGTACGCCATGGGGTCGAGGACGTCGACTATAGGCGGCTGGTCGCCCTTCATGATGCCCTCGGTGGAAGGGTCGTAAAGGCGCGTCTCGGGCTCGAAGGTGAACAGCGTCTTGAGGACGAGTTCGTTGATCTTCTGGAGGCCGGCGGAGTACTGCATCTTCTTCTGGTCGTACCGGGACATCATCGGCCGGTACATGATGGCCAAAGCAACGCCCGACGTATTCGACGCCGGCTGCATCTGGCCGAGAGCGGTCTCTGGAACACCCGTGATCTCGTGCATGCTGCGCTTGATCATCTCCAGGTACTGCAAAGGTCCCGACAAGTCGACGCCGTTCTCCAAGTTGAACACTTGGGCGTCCTTCGGAAGACCTCCCCAGACCTTGCGTGGGCCCTTCTCCAGGTTGCTCGCTTTCGCGCCCGTAATGATGGTCACGGGGGCAGCGTGGTAATTGATGATGTCGCTGATGTCGGTCGCCTTCTCGTTGTACTCACGATTCAGGCTGATGATGTCGGCGATATCCGACAGGCCCCACGGCGAGCCGCTGACCTGTGAGTTTGCGATGTGAACGACGGGGATGACTCCCATGGGATTCGGTCGGGAGTCGATCAGCTCGTCATTCAGGTATTCCTCGATCGTGTCGTCGGTCAGGACTTCCACGTAGGTGTAGACAGACCTCGTGCCGTCTTCTCCGGTCGCCCAGAAACGGTACTTCAGTTTGAAGCGGATAAGACGCTCGCGGTCGTGTGGATGCCACTCTGGAAAGCAGAACGAACTGTTCAAGGGCAGGATGCGTACACGGCCTGGGTGTGGTTGTCCCGTACTATCTTCGAATCCAGGCTCGTAGGCGACCTTGACGAAACAGTCGCCCGACACACCGCCCTGCTGGCCCATCTCCCACAGGAGCTGTTCCTTGCGGTTGTCGACCTCCCAGGCCCGCTTGAGAAGGCCCGGGATGATGTGCTCGTACTGCTTGACGCTCTTGAAGTGGACGCCGCGGCCGAACGTGAAGTTGTTTATGTAGTCGGCGAAGGCCTTGACGTAGTTGAACGTGATCTGGGCTTCGCCCGCTTCTCTCCGGTATCCCCAGTGATGACCCAGGTAGTATGCGAAGTTCTGGCTGTACCGGTTGAGGCGAGGCCCGTGCACCTCAAACTCCTCGTCGGCCAATTCGACCAGGCCGAGGGGAGAGATCGAGACCGTAAGGTCTGATCCCGAAGCCCGCATGCTGGGGCTCGCGAATGAGATTGCACCGCTCATGGAAAAGGACTCCGACTAGATCTCGATGACGCGGGTGGGCGTAAGGGAACGGGCGGTCTTCTTCGCCGCCCGACGGCTCTCGAATGGCTCCTCGCCGCGCTGCACGACGTTGCCGTTGGGCAGAACCTCGTGCAGGACGTACTGGCGACTCTTGGAGCCGTCCTCGGCCTCTACGGGAATGCCGCGCACCAGATAACGGTCGTTGATCAGGCGCTTCCCAACGGTCTCCCCCTTGGTCAGGGGCAGCTTGGGAAGCACCTCATCAACGGACGCCCTCGGTGCCCTACGGCGATCGTGGAACGCAACCATGAATCAGTCGTCCACTACCGCCGGGGAAAGGCGCTCGTAGCGGCTGCCGTTGCGCACGACCTCCTCGTAGGAGACGGCCGCGTAGTCGCTGAAGGAACCGTGGGAGAACTCGCCCAGGTAGGTCGGAGCCTCGACCCAGGCGGCGGAGCCGACGTGAACACGCTCGGCCATGGTCTCCTGCGGGTACTTCTCATAGACATTCGCGTTGTGGTTCGGGCGGCCCGGGGCGGTGATGTACCCCTGCATGACGCCCTTGGTGAATTCGTTCGGGACGTCAGTGTCCGTGGCGACACCCTCTTCGAACCTCAGAGGACCGCGCCGGGCGGCATTGTCACCGAACTTCCGCTCATAGACGGTACCGACGCGCTCCTGAAACTGCGGGTCGGGTGCGAGATTTCCTGCCATTCCGTAATCCTCTTCCGATATCGAGGGAACACCCTCAAGCGTAGGAGGATTACGGAACGCTTTGTTAATGTCATCCGGCGCAGGTGATTATCCGTTTGCCTGGTCGAGCACGTGATAGGACACCTGGTAGGTACCCGCCGGCTGTGACGCAGTTCCGGCGACACCGAATGTCAGCGTGAATCCGCTCGCGGTGACGTTGGCAACGCCGACCTGCCGGGCATTTGTAGAGGTGTTCGCCGGCACGGCGACGACGACCGGGACTCGGGCGCGGGTCCTGGCGAACGTCACGGTGGCCTGGCTGCCGGTAGTCGGTGAGGTGCCCGTACCGAGGTTCACGACGCCGGAGATGTTGTCGGACGACGAAGCGAGGGTCGGCGACGGAGGGGAGGTTCCCGCGCCGCTCGCAGCGGTCACTGTTGGCTGCGCACCTACCACGGTGGTCTCCACCGCTCGCGCGGCGGCGAGGCCGTTCTGGCGGTAGAGGCCAGAGATGTCGAGGCTGGTGTTGTTCCCGTTGTCGAACACCGCGTTGGTGGCACCCCACGCTGCTCCCGACACCCGGACGTGCTTGGCGTACTCAACGCGCACGCCGTACTGGGGACTGTCGTTGCCGGTGCTGGCCGCGCCGTCATCCACGCCCACAACCTGGGAGAGCCCGGTAATCACCACGGGGCATGCCGTGGCGCCGGACGTGCCGAGGACCGCAATCCCTGAGTAGCCGCCCCCTCCCAGGTTGCTGTTCTTCCCGTCTCGTCGAGTCAGCAGGTCCGTGAAGGTGATCGGCTGGGAGCCGGACGCGGTGACGCGTACGCCGTAGGTCTGGTTCCGGTCGGTGCTGCATCCCACGAACTGCACTCCGCCTACGGACACCGTCCCGGTCACCCTGAACCCGTCCGATTGGTTGAACACGGACCGGCAGCCGATGTACTTGACCTCGCCCGGGTTGTCGATGAGGAAGCCGATCGAGGTGGCAGAGACCGCGAGGGCGTCGAAGACAGTTGAGTCGGTGAGGCTCGCGAACGAAAAGGCGTTGTTGTGGGCGGCGTAGGAGGTGACGGAGTACAGGTCGAGTCCACGGGGATAGTGCGTGGTGCTGTCGCTGGAGGCAAACCCCAACGTTTGCCATCCGTTGCCGGAGGTGTTGGAGACGTCAACATCGCGGACTTTCCAGTCCCGGACCAGTCCCTCGAAGAGGACTCCGACCACCCCAGACCCGGCGTTCTGTCCGAGGATCGCAAGGTTCTCGATCCGGCCGCCGTCGTTGTCCAGGGAGGCCCCGGTGATCTCCTTGTCGGCGATGTGGATGATTTTCGACCCAGTGAACGACGGATGCGGCTTGATCACACACGGGGAGCCGCCCCGGTACTGCCACCTGGGGGCGTGTGATCCCCGGTAGGTCCGGTTCCGGGTGAACATCAGCGGTGCCCGCACGCGGTACTGGCCGGGCGGGAAGAACAGGGTGCCTCCCTCGGGGCACGCGGCGAGTGCGGCGTTGATGGCGTCATAGTCGTCGGTGGTGTCGTCGCCCTTGGCTCCGTAGGAGCGGACGTTGTAGACGCCCGTCAGTGGTCCGTTCAGGAGCGGCTGGAAGGTGCTGTCCGCGTAGCTGCGGTCACCGTGCGGGTCGGTCGCCTGGAGGTGGGCGTTGACTGCTGCTGTGGCGGCCCCGGCCACATCGGCGTTCACGTCGCTGGCGGTGAGGTCGATGCTCGCCCCGGTCTTGCCGTTGACGGTGGTGGGGGTGCCCTGGGGTCCGGTGTCACCCTTGGGCCCGGTCAGTCCGGTGTCACCCTTGGGTCCGGCCGGTCCGCTCAGTCCCGTGTCCCCCTTGGGTCCGGGTATGGCTGGAACGCTGATGGTGCCCATGGAGGACGGCACCTCGGCCAGGGCGGCCAGCGAAACCGTCGGCACGGCGGACGGCAGCGCGACGCTGAAGGGGCGCTGCACCGTCCCGGACACGACACCGGAGACCTTGTACGTGAAGTTCTTCGGGCTCAGGGCGTCGTTGTCGGTGGCGATCAGCGGCTCGGAGAGTTGGCCGTTGACCAGATGGACTTCCTTGCGGCGCAGCCGGATCGTGAGGCCGGACACAGGGTCCACCAGGCTGTCGATGGACGGGTCGAAGACGAACCGGCCGGCCGCCGGCTTGCCCCAGTCGTCGAGGAAGGTGCCGGTGACAGTGACGGTCTTGACGCTCTCCGGGAGGGTGGGCGCCGGATCGCCCGAGGTATTAAGTGCGTCGCCCCAGTTCTCGTTCTGGACGGTGAAGCCTGGGATGTTCCATGCGTCGTTCAAGGCGCTTCCTTAGTGAAATGGAGAGTTGGACTGCTCGATCTCGGGCATCGTGTACTCCTTGGTGAGCACACAGGCGAGTGCCAGGGAGTCGGCGTAGTCGTCGTGGGCGTCGGCCGCGCGAGGGGCCTCGGCGAGGACGTACGGTCCCTCGAACTTCTTCTCCAGGTCTTCCATCTGCTGACGGAAGCGCTTGTAAGACTTCAGACGCCGGGTGTAGGCGTGGGCCGGCCAGGAGAGCATGCCGCGGTCCATGAGTTCCATGAGGTGCTTCCAGCGCTTGGACTGCTCGGGGCGCTGGGAGGACATGGGGACGATGTCGATGTCCGGCATCAAGACCTTGAGGCGGGATATGACGACGTCGCCGACACCGCCTTCGTCGACCGCGATGGCCATCACGCTGTAGTTGCGGACGAACTCAACGATCCGGAAGTACTGGGCCTCCCAGTCCATCCCCGCGAGGTCCAACCAGTTCAGGATCCTGTGTTCGAAGTAGCCGTACTCGTCCGGCTGATCCCAGCGGACCCAGACCGCGGTGACGATGGTGGAGTCCTGCTTGCGGGCGGGGTCGATGCCTATGACGACCGGGCTGGCATGGTAGGCCGGAACCACCTGCATGGAGGCGTCGCCAAGTTCATCCAGGCGCTCCTGGGTGGTGAACATGCCCTTGTCGAGCAACCAGATCAACCTGTAGGACAACTTGAACTCGTCGGAGTCCTCGCCGATGCGCAGCAGTTCCTTCTTGACGAACTTCCGGTAGTACTCAGACCACCGGGAGACTTCCTTCCAGTCCGCCTCGAAGTGGTCCTGCCGGGCGCCGCGGCGAGTGGCCTTCCGCCGGTTGATCTGGATCTGGTTGTAGAACACACCCTTCTCGTAGGTGGGTGTGCCGGTGAAGACCATGGTCGCGTTGGTCGAGGCGCCCATCGGGCCGATCGACTTGTTGACCATCTTGGCGTCGGCACCCTGGCACTCGTCGATCAAGATCAAGTGGTAGGTGCGGCCTTCGATGGTCGCCCGCGGGTGACAGGTCTGCTTACGAACCAGGGAGCCGGACTTCTTCAGGGTGATGGAGCGGCCCTTGCCCTGGACGGTCTCGTCGATCTCCGGGTCCGCCATGATTTCCAAGGCGTGCTCGCTTGTGAGCCTTGCAACGATACGTCCGTAGAGGTTGTCTGCCTGTTCTTCCACGGGCGCAAAGGCTCCGACCCAGAGCCCTTCCTTGAACTTGTCCAACAGGACGGGGAAGATCTTCGCCAGCCGCGGCAGCATGATCATGCAGGCGGCGACGACGTTGGCCACGGTCTCGGACTTGCCGGACTGCCGGCTGAACAGCGCGGTGATGGTGGCGCCGTCGTCGATGATCAGGGACTCGATCAGGCGGGCTGCGAAAGGCCTCTGGTAGGGCCGGAGGGGGTGGCCGGAGACTTCATCGACGATGACCAGCAGCTTGGCGACCAGCTCGTCCACGAACCGCTGACTGGTCTGGTCGAGTTCTACCTCGGTGTCGAGCCGTGCTTCTCGTTCCGCATCGGTCTCATCGCTGGTCGGGTCGTCGTACTCGACATCCTCCGTTACAACAGACACGCCTAACCCCAATCCGTTTCCTATTACGGATTCGAGGTTAGGCGTTCTTGTCTACCGGTTTGTAATTATCGCTTTACAAGCGTTTCAGCCGTGGCGGATATCCCGACGGACGTCACGCCGGAAGATGATCTGCTGCGCCCGGGTACGGGTGAACCCGAACATGGCGGCCATCTTGTCGTAGGTGTACTGGCCCTTGTGGTACACAGCCTCCAGCAGGGCGTCGCGGGCCTCCGTGGACACCGCGGGGAAGTCGGTGGCGCACTGCTCGTCGCAGTAGATCGGGTTGTCCCGCTTGGCCACGCCGATCAGTCGCCAGCAGCCGCGGCAACGGACCTCTACCAGGCCTTCCATTGCTACGCCCCTTCCGTCGGGGTGCCATCGGCGCCGGCACCGTTGGCGTCCCACATGTCGCCGAGACCGTCCCGGATGTCGTTCAGCATGGTCAGCGGGAAGGTGATGCCGCGGCCGTAGAAGTCCTTGCTCGGGATGAACTCCCGAATGTCCCCGAACCGGCCGTCGCGAGGGCTCTGGACAGTGGAGACGTGGATCTCCTTGTCGAACACATACGGGATCTGCGCGTGCACGATCCGCTCTGCCTCATACTCGGCCATGACACCCTCCGCAACGCTATATGGACTCCCGAGCGTACACCCTGTAAAGCGGTATCGACAACCCGCTTGACAGCGCGGTAGAGTGAACATTCAACGAGACTCAGGAGGACCCATGGGCATGTACCCGATGCGCGACCCGGAGCAGTGCCCGAAGTGCGGGCGGGACCTGAAAGAAGAACCCAAGCCCGTACGCCCCTCTGTGCCCGGTTTTCCGGAAGATGTAGCGTACGGCGAAGATCCGGTCTGTGGGGGGCGCTGGCACGTTTGGGACCGCACCTCTCCGCTGCGGAGGCAAGCACAACCGTATGTGGACGGAGAGAGCAATGGATAGATTCGGGATGGAGAACATCGTCCACCAGGTCGGGGAGACGATGAACCCCCAGTCTGGGGTTGACCCGACGATGTCCGCGCAGCAGCACCAGTTGATGCGCGAGCAGCACGACTTCTACATGCAGCAGCAGTCCATGGGCGGCCAGTCCTTCCAGGGCTTCGGCGGCCTCCGGGGCCTGAAGGACGCCGCGTGGGGCGTGGTGATCCTGCTCGGCCTCGGCCTGTTCTTCAAGTACATCGTCGGGGTCGGCTGAAGTGATCCCCGATGTCGGCCCGTTATGGCATAGTGGGAACCGCTCGACCGAGCACCATTGTGGATCCGTCTCAGCCGCTTCGTGGGATGATCGTTTAGCAAGTCTCTCGGTCGAGTCCAGCCCGAAAGGGCTGAGGATCGCAACAACGAAGCAACTGCTTGGCACCTTCTCGCGGCCTAGGAACCTGATGGGGTCCGAGCAGACGAAGGCCTCACCGGAGTAGCAGACCGGTGGGGCCTTCGTCGTGTCAGCGCACCCGCCGCAGCGGGATCACGTTGCTCTGCTGCGGGACCATCGCCGTCAGGAACGGCCGGCCCTTCATCGTCTCGTCCCGTCGCTTCCTCTCCGTGGACAGACCCAGGTACCGCTCGGTGGTGGACATCGACGAGTGGTGCAGCAGTGCCGAGACCGTACGGAGCGCGGCGTCGTAGCCGGCGTCCTGGGCGAGCTGGTCGAAGTAGGCGCGGGCGACCGCCCGGCGCACGGTGTGCGTGCCTTCGTAGCGGGTCGGCAAGCCCAGCTTGGCCAGCGCGCCCTTGACGATCTTCTCGGTGCGTTCCACCGGCCGGTCGGGGTGGTAGACGATCGGGGTGCGCTCGTACACCCGCTTGCCGGTCTTCTCGTCCAGGTAGTGGGTCTTGATCTGGTTGCCGCTGCGGGCCGGGAAGAGGTAGTCGTCGTCTCGCAGCGGCCGGCCGAGCAGGGCCGCGTACTCCTCGAACCAGGCCAGCAGCTCGCGCTCCAGGTCGGCCGTCAGCGGCATCTCGTCCTCCTCGTGCGTCTTGATGACCGTCACGAACAGCTCGCTGCGGGCGAAGTCGACGTCCCCGACGCGCAGGTTCACCAGCTCGCTGGCCCGGCAGGCGGTGTTGACGGCCGCGGCGAGGTAGGCGCGGTGCATGGCGCACTCGGCCTGGTCCAGGAGCTGAAGCAGCACGCTCGGGGAGGGCTGCATCCGCTGCCGCTTGAGTTCCGGCAGCGGCTCGACCAGGGAGAGGTAGTCGTTGCGGGGCGCCAGGCCGCGGGCGTGGGCGTAGCTGAAGAAGACGTTCAGCCGCTTGCGGTAGTGGTTGTGCGTGCCCGGCCCGACAGCCGCGACGATCTGCTGGCCCTTGATCCGGGTGACGTGGATGTTCAGCAGTCCCTGGAAGAAGCCGGCGACCTGCTCCGGGGTCAGCGCGTCGAAGTCGGGGTTGCCGACGTGGTCGGCGAAGCGCGGGAGCAGGCTCGCGTCCGTGCGCATGGTGTTGTCGGCCTTGGCGGTCCGGCGATGCCCCAGGTACTCGTCGATGGCGCTGCGCAGTGTGGTGGTCACGCGTACCCCCTGGTTCAGTGCGGTTGGTGCCCTGAGCCTACCGACCGCAAGCGGTTCGCGCAATCCGCTATACAACGCGTTCTATAGACGTAACGAGTAAGGAGTAGTACGGTACGCGTTATGACGAACCTCGTAGCGCTTAATACCTCGGGCTCCGACGAGCCCCAGGTCACCGTGACCCTCACCAACAACCGGATGGAAGACAGCCGCTGGAACCGGCTCCTCACCATCCTCTTCACCCCGCAGGACGCAGACGCGGAAGCGGCCTGAGCACACAACCCCGGTACAACTCGGTCGCGTTCGCTATACACTCACTGATCAACAAGACGGCCCTGGGCGCGGAGTTTCGAGGCAACGCGCACAGGGCCGATGATCAGTCTGCGAAGGAGACTGAACGTGCCCAGCATAGCGGCAGAGCGTGCCCGCGCACGCGCCCAGAAGGTCAACAGCCTTCGTCCCGGAACCCCCGGGACCTTCCAGTCCTCCACGGCCCTCGCCCGCATCGTTAAGCGGGTCGGCGCCTACATCCGCGTGTCCACCAAGGACCAGGCCCTCGGCTACGGACTCGACGTCCAGATCAAGGGCATCCAGGACCACATCGACGCCAAGAACGTCATCGAAGAGCGCAACGGCACCGGCATCGTCTGGGAACTCGCCGAGATCTACGAGGACGCAGGCGAGTCCGGCGCCAAGCAGGACCGCCCTGCCATGATGCGCCTGGAGCGCGACGTCCACGCCAAGCTGATCGACGTCGTCGCCGTCCACAAGTTCGACCGCATCGGCCGCACCGGCCGCGCCTTCTGGCACTGGGTCTGGGCCCTCGAAGACGCCGGGGTCAACATCATCTCCGTCACCCAGGAGATCGACACCACCACCACCCACGGCAACACCGCCCTCCAGCAGCTCGCCTCCTTCTCCGAGATGGAATGGCGCACCATCCTGGAGCGCACCCAGAACGGCCTCAACATGAAGGCCGCCTCCGGAGGCTGGACCGGCGGTCCCCCGCCCTACGGCTACTACATCGAGAACCAGGGCAAGCGCGACTCCAAGCTGGCCCTGGACCCCGAGGAGTGCCGCACCCTGGAGCTGGCCGCCCAGTTCATCGTCGAAGGCGGATACACCGTCGACCGCGCCGCCCACCTGCTCAACCTCATGGGCCGGCTCACCCGCAAGGGCGTGGAGTGGACCGGATCCAACCTCCGCCACAAGTTCCGCAACACCGCCCTCGACGGCTTCGTGGTCTACCGGAACACCGACCCGGTCATCAACAAGCGCCGCACGAACGTCACCAAGCTGAACCCGGATGGCACCCCGAAGCACGGCCCGATGATGATCATCGACACCCCGATGGTCTTCGAACTCGACCGGCTCATGTCCATCCGCAACGCCCTGCGCAAGAACGGCGGCTGGACCCTTTCTGGCCCGTACAAGTACCACCCGCTCTCCACCCGCGTTATCGGCCAGTGCGGCGCCCACTACACCGGGGTCTGGGTAAAGGCCGAGGACCGCCGTACCTACCGCTGCTCGGGCAATAAGTGCGGGGACTCCGTCATCGACGCCGTGGCCCTGGAAGAAGTCGTCTGGGACAGCCTGAAGAACTTCCTCGGCGACAAGTCCAAGCTGCGCGAGATCGCGGCGGACTGGGTGACCACGGTCCCCGATCACCGGAAGATGTACATGTCCCGGATCGAGGACCTGGAAAAGCAGATCGAGGCATCCCGGAGCCTGATCACCAACACGCTGCTCACCCTCGCACAGAACGGTGTCGACGCGACCGCGATCAACGACGCCATCGGAAAGATCAACGAGGACGTCAACACCAAGCAGGCGATGCTCGACGACGCCCGGGAAATGCTGGAGGAGGCCGAGGAGGCCGCGCAGCGGGCGGAGGATTTCCAGCGCCTGGTCGAGATTGCCAGCTTCAACCTGGAGAACATCAACGACCGGCAGAAGGCCGAGATCATGGATCTGCTGGAGATCCAGGTGACGCTTACGGGGCCGGTTCCGCTGGAGGGCCGCTTCGGGCCGGACTCGGATATCGAGCAGTGGTTCGCCGAGCGGGGCGTTCAGCCGGTGGAGATGACCGACGAGCTGTGGGCGGAGGTCCGGCCGCGGATCAACTTCCGCGTCACGAAGAAGAGCCACGATCTGCGGGCTCTGGTGGAGGGTCTGCTGTACAAGGCGAGGACCGGCTGCCCCTGGGGTGAGATGCCGGAGTACTTCCCGCCGAAGGAGGCGCTGAGGGCCCGCTGGAGGGCCTGGAAGGACGGGGCCTGGGCCGACATCGTCGAGCCGCTTCTGGTGCCCGCTCCGGCGCGCAAGCCGCCTCTGCCGCCCATGAAGGTGACGGGGAACATCGACCCCCGTCTGGTCGAGTTCACGCAGGGACAGATGACGAGCCAGGTTCCGCACTCTCGTGGACGAGCTGCCAGGCGTTCGCCCAGGTCATGA